TTATTTCCCTGCATGTAAACATTAGTATAGAAATCCAAATTAAACTCCGTACATAAGCATCATAGCATCATAGGCGCAATCATGAATAGGATTGTGCTTGATTACATTGTGTCGTTTGAATGTTGGATGATCAACATCGCAGTAACCGTTCTTAGCTGTGGTAGATAAACAATCAACTGCTGTTCTGACATCACGCCAGTTATTATACGGGAAAATAAGTTCTTCGTCAATCTTCTTACATAGCGAATCAATAATAACTTGATCGAAAGAACCTCGAGACCATACGGTATGATCACGACCATGCTTTGCGACATATTCTTTTAGAATGCGAATACCTTCTTGCGGTGTTAGATCTTGCGGAGTTGGGTCAAAAGAAGTAGCACGAATAGAAGGATGAATCTTATCCCACCATTCTAATGTTTCTTTAGAGATTGATCTGTTATATTCTCTCGCTTGCAGTTTAGAATTAAACTTAACAAAACATGCATTGCTCAACATGGTTTCATAATCGTCACCTTGTTGAACGAAGATTAAAGCAGCAGAAAGAACAACAGCAGTAGACTCAGCGTCTAGCGTCTCTATATCAAAAATGTACATGATAACTCCAATGAGAAATGCCTCAAGTATTATTATACCTGAGGCATTAATAAAAAGCAAATGTATTATTGCACTTTTGCAGCACTTAGAATTTGAGCAGCTTCTTCCTTTGTAAGAATTTCTAAACCACTACCAAAAAGTCTGCTGTATTCATTGATAAGTTTTTCAGCTGGCTCACACTCAGCAGCAATACTTGTCCAAAATACTTTGACTCTTCCATCTTTTGCAAAAGGCATATATGGTGCCATAACACCATCAGTCTTACCATCTGCTGTGCTCTTCAAGAAGATAATAGCAGGGTTGACTACTGAAAGATATTCAGGTGCTGTGCCTGCGGTATCATCTTCTTTTGCAATTAATACATCACCATTAATTAATCTAAATGTTCTTACGTTCATATGTTCTCCTGTGCAATTAACCATTCGACCCATTCGCTCGCTTCTACATAATTAACGAACTGCTGGATCAATACCTTGTCAGCATCATAAACATGCTGAGCTACCACCATGACAAACTTGTCATTGAATACGGATACCTTCAACAGCCAAGATGCTCTTCGCACAAGCTGATAAGATACTAGATGTTTGTAGATACGTGATTTCATCATACTTCTATTTAGTATGATGAAGTGGGGAGTTTCCTCCCCACCAGATTTATTTTTGATTTGGATTTGTTGGAGTCTTTCCGTTTACCCAATCCCAATCATCATCTGTCATAGGAAGCCAATTACAACCTTTCTGATAAATCATCTTTTTCCTTTTCTGTTAAAAGTTGTTTATCAGTTTTCTTCGCTTCACCTTTTTCTGCAATATCAATTTTCTGTGGCTTCTTATGCTCAGGAATAATACGCTCAAGAGCAATCTTCAACATACCATTAATTAATTCTGCACCTTTGATCTCTACTTGATCATTCAGCGCAAAGGTATGTGTAAAGTTACGAGTAGCGATTCCCTTATGCAACCACTCTAGTGCTGTGTTATCTTCATTTGCCTTACCTTTAACAATTAGTTTGTCATCAGCAAATTCGATTTCTAGTTCCTGTTTTGTGAAACCAGCAACAGCCATCTCAACAACATACTTATTTTCTGCTGTCTTCTTGATATTGAATGGTGGATAGTTTGGAACATTTTTGGTCAGATCGTCATGCATTTTTGCTAGACGATTGAATTGATCATCGAAACCGACAAAGAACTTGTCGAAATCTTTGAACTGAGGGTGTAACATTGTATCTGGTAGCCATTTGTGTACCATAATAGTCTCCTTATTAAGCGAGTTATAAAATTACTACCCCGAAGGCGTAGCAGTTTAAATAGTCGGCTTTTAACGTAGTTACCGACCAACTACGTTCCCATCCCGATTGGGATCAGATTTATTTAGCGATTTGCGATATACATTGTAATCTCAAATCCAAAACGCATATCAGTAGCTACTGGTTTTGTCCACATAATTATCTCCTTGGTTAATTGTCCGAACTGGACAATAATACTTATCCCTACTGTGGCGATAAGTCCCTAAGGATTTTCATTAAAAACTCATAAATTATTTAGCGTTTTTTTCCGATATTATACTTAGGAACTAATTCCCATTCATCTTTTTCTTTATGCGTAACTACTTTAATCTGCGACAAAGATGCTTTCGGCTCTGACTTAGATGGTAGCATAATCTTTAACAAACCCCAATCTTGCAAAAGACCAGCAATAGTATTGCGTCTCTCAACATCATTGGATGTAATGTTAGATTCTTTACCGTCTAGAGCGAACAGCTCTTTAAAGTGCACAATAAAGTACCTGCCCTGCTTATGTAAGATATGGCAAGACTGGTATAATTTTTTATCTTTACGGGAAGCGATACCAATACGAGTTAGAGTCTCTCTAACCTTCAGGAAATTGTCTGGTTCTGGTAGGGTCACTTCTAGCATGGACTCTGGAGTCCAATCGTAATAAACCATTTCAACACTCATGATTTTCCACCCTTATATAATTTTTCTTCTATTTCTTTCAGTTGATCATCCGTAAGTATGCTCATAGCAACTTTCGCCTTTTCATCAGAATACTTAAAATATTCTTTAACTAAGGAGAAGTGTTTACCTAATTTTTCCTTTTCGTTCCATTTGGAAAAACGCTTCTTCTTAACTACACTATTTAGTAAAAACGAAAATTGCCATTCTGGTGGAATCTGTGAGTACTGGTTTACTACATTAGCATATGCTACAGTGTCTACAAAGTAAGACAAGCCCCTGTTAATGATAAAGGCGCTCTTCTTGTAGTCCTTGGAAGCCAAAGAATCCTTCTTTAGCAAGTCCTCCTTTGTGTAGGAAATAGCGTTAATAAAGTCAAATGGATTCATGATAAGTTCTCTAGGACTTCTTTTTCTACAATAAATTTAGTATTGGGATAACGCTTAACCATGGCTTCCAGCAAAGAATCTCTGGTGTTACCCTGAGCGATAAACTCATCGGTGTCATAGTTATATGCGAAAAGGAATCCCTGCTCTTTTTCGAAGTATATACGGACTATCTCCTGGTCATCCTGGTGCTCTTCCATCTGATTGAGCATTTTCCTGACTTCATTCTTTGCAGTCAGTTCTCGTAATGCCCAACCAAGTTTATAGCACATCCAACCATAGAGTAGGATAAGTAATAGATCTAAGACGTTCATTTGAATTTGCAATTTACCATTAGTTCAGTCAACGCTGCCATCATATTTATTTCCTGATCAGCTACGAAAGCAGACTTGTACTGATAGTCTGCTAGGGTTACCACTAGCTGAGGGATAGATGATGGATCCATAATCTCAATTGCTTTGTCATAAAGATTACGGAAAATATGGGCAGTTCCCATATCAGCATTCTTACCAACCCAACGACGAATGTCTGTATACTTCTTCGTCTTTAGTAAATCTACAAGTTCTTTAAATGATTCATCACTAACATTCAGAAGAATACCAGAATCAATCTTACCTGAAACTGAATAACGCTGAAGTTCATTCAGAGTTCTACGGAAGTCTGGGAAATGTTTTGTGACGAGTTCAGCTACAACCTTAGAGTCAAACTCTACCTGTTCAGAAGATAGAATGTCAACAATACGCTTATAGAAAGCAGCTGCGATCTTTGGCTTCTCGCCATTGTCGATTTTAAAATCAACATTAATGCAGCGAGACTGAAGAGCATCAAGAAGACGATGCTTAAAATTACAAGTAAAGATGAAGCGGCAATTGCCAGCAAACTCTTCAATAAACGCACGCAATGCAGGTTGTACTGAGTCGGCATTCATATAATCAGCCTCATCAATAATAACAACCTTCTTTGCTTCTGTCAAAGAAACAGTTGAAGCAAAAGATTTAATAACAGTTCGGAGAGTGTCGATAGAACGACCTTCGTCCGAACCGTTAATCATCAAATATTCTGCGCCAACTTCATCACATAGTGCTTTTGCTACAGTAGTTTTACCAACACCAGCTGTTCCGCTGAAAATAAAATTAGGAAGTTCACCACTAGCGATGAACTCCTTAAAAGTTTTCTTCAGAGATTCTGGTAAAATACAATCATCAATTTTCTGCGGACGATACTTCTCAACCCACAAATAGTGTTCACTCATAATATATCCTCAATTGTTTACTTAGAATGTACTGCCTTTAAAGTGCGCTCAAAAATAAGTCGCATATTTTCGTCATAAACATCATCATCAAATTCATCTTGCGTCATACATGGTTTAGTTTCAGCCTCAGTCATCCATTCTGGAGGGTTGCCGAAAAAACCAATTGGGGCAAGTGCCATACGGAATCTTATCATAGAGCCTGACATACCTAGCTGAGTATCACCTGGAGCAGCATGCTCAGCGATCAGTTTGCCACGACGAACCAATTCCATAATCACTTCATCACGTTGTGTAGTAATCATAATTATTCAAATGTAGAGTCAGCTTCAACAGCAACGAAATAAACTAAATCTGAAGTAGAAGATTGGAAACGACTGATCTTCTTGTTAGAGATTGCGACAGAATAGTTTCCTGGGATCATCTTAAGATTATCTACCTTCAAGTTTACCTTGAACGATTTATCAGTGTCAGAAAGTGCAACTTCATAAGCATTAGCTGCTGCATTCTTTTTGTCAGCAACAACGATCTTCATTTTAGAACCATCACCAACTACGCTTACGTCAGCTGAGTGAAGAACAGAAGCAGTACGCTGAACCATAGCAAGAGTTGCTGCGGTTAAGTCAAAAGTAATATCTTCTGATGGCAGTTGAATCTGCTTTGCTGGAGGAATAGTCAAAGTGCCAGCATCAGCAGCATAGTAACGAATAGAGTTATTACCTTGCTTGATACGAACAGACTTCTCAGAGAACTCTAGATCGGGATCTTCAAACAAAGATAATGCGCCAAGGAATTCATTAAGATCATAGATAGCAAACTCGCTATCGAAAGTCTCAGGAACTGTGATAGATGCCATCACGTTTTTCTGAGCAGAAATCGTTGCGAGTTTAGAACCTTCTTTGATCAAAAGGTTTCCATTAATGGATGCGAAATTCTTTAGAACTCCGACTGTTTCTTTAGATAACTTCATATTTTCTCCTATCAATTAAACACATAACTATGTATATACATTATACCCCAGAAATGGGGTATAGTCAAATTATTTTTGCATCATCAAAGCATTGAAGTTAGCAGGAACAACAATGGTCTGCACTCGACCATTCTTAATACCCTCAGAGATATTCAACGCAGCTTGAGCTTGCATAAAAGCAATAGAACTGGCAGAGTTATTGGCAAGAGCAGCCATACGCTCAGCTTCCTTCTTAGCAGTTTGAACCTCTACTTCTTTCTGCTTGTATTCATTCTTAGCACGAACCAAAGCATTAGCAGATTCAACAACACTGTCAGCTGGGACTACGTTACGAATTAAGACTTGGCTAATTGTAATTGAACCATCAAGTTTTTCTTCAGCAAGATTCTTTTGAATCTCTTCTTGAATCATACGCTCCATATTCTCACGATTGTCTGCCATATCAAGTGCTTCATATTTACGAGCAGCTTTATAGATGGCATTACGAGCATTCTGAACAACGTAGTTATACATTACGTAGGTGTCACCCTTGAACTCAGCGTGGAATGCTTTGTTCTTAGTTGAGTAGAGTTCTGCTACAGTTTGTGGATTGATGTTGTAAACAACAACAGCATCTAGATCTTTCATAGTGCTATTATCTTTTGCTACTGGAGTCATATCCTGAAGGACTACGTTAACATCTTTCACTGGGAATGTCAAAACATCACCAATCATAGTTTGGTTAAAAGATCCAGGCAGCAACTCTCCTGGTTTAACCTGCTTATCAAAGCCAACTCGAACACCAACCTCGCCTGTCTCAATACGAGTGCAGCCAGTAGCCAGAGCAACAGTAGCAACCAGAGCAGAGATTTTCAACATTTGTTTCATGATCATTTTCCTTTAAAATAAAACAACAATACCAACCATAACAATTACAACCAAAGCAGAAATACCAAGAGAGTATGCTGTAATTTTAGCAAGACTCAATTTTTCTTTGTTAGTCATTTTTCTAAACATGTCTATGCCAGTAAAGAAAATAATAAACAAAGAGATGAAAGCGAGAACTATCTTAATCATTTTTCTTCCTTAGAATATTTTACATCATGCTCATATAGAAAGTAAAGGCAGCACATTGCATGCGCCAAATGATGAATACCAGATTCAGGATCTAATTGTTCACCTTCTTTCCACGCCCATAGATGTCTTTGCATAGCATCAAAGTATCTACGCTTAGAATCGGGAACAAATTTCCAGTTGTCTGGTTCATATTTTTCTGCTCCGAATGTAAGGACTTTAACCATTTCTTTCAGAGCGAGTGGTGGGACTAGCCCATATTGAAGTTTGCCACCATCAAACTTTCTACCGCCAGTGGTAGAATTCTGAGATTGTTCAATTTCTTTTTTAGTTGCCATAGATCCTCCAAGTGAGAATGACTATGGGCACTCTAGGAATGCCCATAAGCAGGTCACTTACGCAAAGAGACCAAGGCGATACGCAGCTGCTACCATCGCACGAGTAGGCTTACCAATGCGATACTTTACAACTGGCTCACCCTTACTATCGCTTTTAGAGTTTGCGTAAACGCAATAACCCTGCTCGCGAAGATTGCGAATAGCAGATGCGGGATGGGCGATACCGAACTGACCACGGATTTGTGAAGCAGTTAGTTCTTTACCATTTTGTAGAACCTGCAAAAGTTTAGATTGACGACTCATAGATTTAATCCTCATTCAAGTCAATACCATCAAACGAAAAAAAGTCAAGAGTGGTGATGGCATTCCCACTCTTGACTGTCAAACCAAGTCAGCTTAGACTTGGATACCGTTAGCACGAAGTTCTGCGGTAAACTCATCTTCATCGATAGACACTGGCTCAGCGTCCTCGATAATTTTCTCGAGCTTCTTCTTAGCAGCAGCAGTTTGCTTAGCTACTGCATCTTTGACTGAACCTGTAGACTTCGGTCCAGGAAACGCAAAAACTCCACGCGAAATTGTGTTGTTAGCAGACAACCAAAGCGGATAACCAATTTTTGGAGCACCGTCGGTGCGCTTCTCATGAAGATCCCAAAAAAGTTTTTGAACTTCTTTGGTCGTAATAGTCTCAGCCGAAGCAAGTTTCGGATTGAGAGAAATAAAAGCATCGATACAACGCTTTTGACCCTTAGACAAATCAGCATATTTCAGCATAGTTTAACTCCTGTGTGTGTTAATAAAAAAGAAACTACTCAACTTTACAACTATAATTATACCCCGACTGGGCATAAATGTCAAGCATAACCCTACAGTTTGCAAGGTTATTTTCAGCCTTTAAAATCAAGGACTTACAGCCTCCCCTTCGGCTACAGGGGTTTCCACAGCGGCAGCTGAGGACTCTTCAACGTAATCGCCTGTCGAAACCTTTTCGAACAAGTCAACAAAGGCAAGGCGAGTAGCGTCATCAAATCGATTCGTGCAAAGTTCAATTGCTTTCTTCTGATTCTTGAAGATCGCATAAGCACGAACGATGTGAATTAAACGGCGAGTAGTAATTGTTTCGTCAACACCACCAGCATCAAAAGTACGGCGAATAGCATCAGCCCACTTGACCATGTTCTCAGCAAACTTCTCATCAAAGCAACCGTAAGAAGTCATGAGATTAGTAACGATCTTCATCTCAGTACGCTGCTCAGGGTATTCCTGGTTGAAGGTAACAGCGAATCGCTCAAGAAATGCTTCGTTAAGAACATTGGTACCAATGTAACGACCATCTTCGCTACCCTTACCTTTTGTGTTTGCGGTAGCAAAAATATTGAAACCACGAGCAGGATAGATAAGTTCGTTTTTCAGTTTGAAGTAGAATGGCTTACCTTCAAGAATTGGCTGCAAGCACATCAGAGTATTTGAGTTACCAGCATCAATCTCATCAAGAAGCAGAGGAATACCAAGACGCATAGCAATAACGATTGGACCTTCAACGATTTCGACATTACCATCGATCAAAGTCTTAGTGCCAATCAACTGATCTTCATCAGTCATGCTGTTAAAGTTAATACGAATCAGCGGACGCTTACGCTTTGCGCAAATCTGCTCAATGCTGGTAGACTTACCGTTACCAGTTGGACCGCTGATGTAAGAAGGATAAAAGATCTCAGACTTGATAATCTCATCAAGATCTTTATAGTTACCGAAGGGGACATAGTTAGGATCAACCTTCGGAATCAAAGATGAAGTGTCGCTATAATTCACAATAACATTCTCATTTTTTTCGGGAGCCAAAGCTGTATTGCCAACAACTGGTGCTGTAATATTACCACCAGGAATAGCATACAAACCACGACCAACCTTGTTAGTCATAAGCCAAGAAGGAAACTTGTCAGTTCCGAATGAAGTCATAACCTCAATCAATTGAGAGCGAGAAACGACACCCTTAGAAGAAACATCAGGGAACATCTCAAAAAGTTTGGTTTCAAACTCATCACGATAAGCAGCAGTAGTCATCAAAATCTCCATAATAAAATTTACTACAATTAAATTATACTAGCATTGGCAATTAATGTCAAGCAAAATGCAAACTTTATGCAACCAGCCCAACAAAGCGATTCAGAAGGATCCGATTTGTCTTCTGAACATTCAGATACTTGTTGAACGCTTTTGCAATTTGCTTGCTATTCATCTTGTCAGAAACTTCCAAGTCTTCATCTTTAATTGCAAGTTTAGACGAAGGGATAATATACAGTTCATCACGACCACAGTTTGTAAGCATAGCGAAGTCATTCTTACGAATTTCTTTTTGCATTGCTTCAACCGTAGCCATATCCTCAATAGAACCACCCTTAGCAGAAGTAACATTGTTACGAACAAACCAAGTTAGATCACGGCGAGAATTTCTACCGATGTAGAAACCAACAGTAGTAGCGTTATATCGATCTTTGATAATCTGCAGGAACACATTAGTTTGTGTGCTAGATTCCTGAGTGATACGATATTCTTTCTTAGTAATTGGATCAACCAAGTAGTTAAGAACTTTACAACGCTTGTACTCTGGCTCATATACGGTAACGTATTCACGAAGAGACTTGTGATGATTACCGTGAAGAGTTCCACCCTCGCCATCAGTCAAAGTAATAAATGTCAGTTTCTCGACATTGTTCTTTGACTTAAACTCAGCAAGATGGTTAGTCATAAACAGCAACGCTTCATTAAGCGGAGTGCTATTAAGAGTCAATCTAGAACTATAATAATAGAAATTAGAAAGACACATCTGAACCATCTTAGTAAATTCACTGTTAGTCATTTTATCAGTGAACAACTCAAGAAGGTAAACATCGGCATTGGTAAAACCGTTGAACGATACATCAGTCTCATCAGGAACTCTGGTATAAGGATCTTCTGGGTACAGAATATCACCACGTTCGTTTCTAGGATAACGATCGAAACCATTGCTAAATGCGTAGACACGGAAAGGAATCTGTGCACGCTGGCAGAACATAACCAGAGTAATAGTTTGCTTCAGCGTATCATGAATGTTATCATACATTGAACCAGACCAGTCAAGCAACATAACCATACCGTGATTCTTTGTATCTTTAGTAACAGAGATACGCTTAAAGATGTCATCGGTCAACTGATACATCGCCAGTTTGTTTACGTTCAAATTACCAGTCTTAGAAATTTTACTACGACGATAAGCAGTAGCTGACTTACGCATTTCAAATTCTTTGACTAGATAATTGACGATACGGCTACTTTCAGACTTGAATTGTTGAGCAGCTGTGGTCATTCTATTAGCAGCTTCTGCTCGCTCCTTATTTCTGTCTGCGTCTGTCAAATAACGATTTGCGAAGTGACGATCGAAGTCTTCATCAAAAACTTTGAAGATTTCTTTATAAGGTACAACCTGATTGACGTCACGCAAATTGGCAGTCTTAGGTTCCCAACGCTGAACAATAGTATTCGTATCTGCTAGGTCTTGAAGGCGAACACGCAGGGCACGTTCTGTTTGCGACTCCATTTCAGTGGTAGTCGGTAAGGTAGAAGTATTCTGTGTGTTATCACCAGCAACAAAACGCTTGTTAGAACTGTCAGACTGTTCTTCATGTTCTGTTTCAGTATAGGGATCATACTCGCCGTCAAAGAAGATTTCATCTTCATCTTCATCTTCATCAACATCACCGAACTCAATTTCGGTATCGTAATTCATTTGCTCTTCGATATCATCGAGATCTTCTTGAGTGAGTTCTTTGTTGGAGTTGAGTTCTTCCTTACGCTTTTTCAATTCCTCATAAGAAAAGTTGTAAACTTCAAGAGCAAGATTCTGCACGTCTTTGATAGTGTCGCACTTGTCAACTCGGCGAACAAGTTCCATTTCTTGCGGTGTAAACTTAACACCAGAGTTGATGCCAACTTTGTAATAGATGTTGATGCGGTCAATCAGCAAAAGTTTGCTGAGGTCTTTGTCTTTAACTTCAAAGAAGTCTTTGTCGTTGAGGTATTTGTATCCAGCAATAAAGCATTTACGCAAGCCAGGATACTTGTTCTTCATCATTTTTTCAATGCGAACATCTTCAATCACATTAAGATAACTGTGCATCTTGTGGTAGTTTTCTGTTTGAAGGTATTCTTGAGAAGTGAACAAAGCATGCCCAACCTCATGGGAAATGAGCATGTCCTCCACATCTTCGTTCATTTCTTTCCAAAGAGGGAGGACTAGTGTACGACTGGTGATATCAAATGAAGCAGTAGTCGTTCTTGCGCGAACCACGTTCAGGTTCTCGGCTGCAAGAAGGCGAGCAAGCATGTCCTTACTATTCATAATGTAGGTCTCCAAGTTTATTACAGTTAGAATTATGCCCTATTTATGAATTAAAAGCAAGTCTTGCATATTTGTCCTTTAAAATCAAGGACTTACAGAGGGTTATGGTGCTGACATGACTGAAAAATCGTTCTTCTTTTCGAACTTTACCACACTATGAAACTTGTCAAATAGTTGGTCGCCCTTGTGAGAAATTACAAAAACATTAGTCTTTTCGCCCAACTGATTCATCACACTCAAGAAATAGTCAGTTCCTGCTGTGTCTAGAGATGAATCAAAGATCTCATCCAAGATAAGTAGGTTAGTGTTAACTGAGTTCTTCATCTTCGCAATCTGTCGCCAAGTAAACAAGATAGCCAAGTCAATACGCATCTTCTCACCTTCTGAGAAACTCGCATAGGTAAACTCATCACGGAATCTAGACTTAATAGTTTCGTTGAATGATTCATCTAATTCAAAGTGAACATAGAAGTCCATAGCCTGTAGATACATGTTAATTAACTTGTTCATAGCAGGTAGATATTCTTTGATCACCGCAGTCTTAATTCCAGTGTCCTTTAGTAAGGTAGCTGAGATTTCTTGAATAGTTCTTTCTTCGCTTAGGACTGTCTTTCTGTCCAGGAACTGCATAGCAGCTTTCGCTAACTCCTTCAACTTAACTTTTTCAGCATCAATACTTTCAGTGTTAGACTTTGTGTTTTCTATTTCCTGAAGGAGTTTAGTGTTCTGAGAGTTTAGAGTTGAGATTGTGCTATTCATAGTTGAGATTTCAATGTTTAACTCAGAGATCTCAGTAACTATGTCATCTATTTGCTTCAATCTAGTTCCTAGATCTTCTAGTCTAGTTTTGATACTATCTTTCTCTGTCTGATTAATCTCAAGATCAGCAGTTAAAGTAGTCGCAATCTTTTCAGCATGGGAATGTGGGATGTTCTGATCGCAAGATGGGCACTGGTCGTTTGACGAAAAGAATCTAACTCTTTCGTTTAGATCAGAAACTTTTTGATTAATCTTTACCAAAGTTTCTTTAAATGAGGCAATCCCCTCAGTAACAGCTTGCTTATCTGCTATATCCTCTCGTAATTCCTTAACTCGATTAGATAGTTCCGTAAGAGTTGTTGTTGTGGTATGAATCTCAGCTTCGTTTGATTGAATTCTTGTTCTAATAGAATCAAGGTGCTCTTTCTTTGAAGTAACGAGGCTAGAGATGATCTTCTGTTGAGACTCCACTGCTGACTTTGAAATTTGTAGCTGCGATTCGACATTAGCCAATTCCTCTTTGGTTGCTTGTACTTTTTCTTTTAAGAGTTGATTCATCGTAGAGAAAATCTTAATGTCTAAGATATCTTCAATAACTTCTCTACGCTGACCAGAAGGTAACTGCATAAATGGAACAAATGATGCGCTACCCAGAATAACAACCTGAGTAAATGTCTTATAGTTTAGTTTTAAGATTTGTTGCTCTAGAATCTTTTGGTAATCCTTAGAGGCAGCATCTTGATTGATTAGATTGTCGTTGTGATAGATCTCAAACAAGTTTGGTTTGATACCACGCTTGATAACATAGTTGTTTGAGGCAATAGAAAATTCTACTACAACCAAACACTGCTTTTGATTGATGCTGTTGACTAGCTGCCCTTTGTTAATGTTTCTAAATGGTTTTCCGAATAGAGCAAAACAAAGAGCATCTAGAATAGTCGATTTACCGTCACCATTCTTACCAACAATCAATGTTGACTGCGAACGATTAAGTAAAACTTTATTTGGGGAATTGCCTGTTGATAAAAAGTTTTTCCATTCTATAGATTTAAATACGATCATTTATCTTTCCATTTCCATCCAAGCATGAACTCAGTATATTTTCTATTAAGCCAACTTGGTTTCTCAGTTCTCCATATTTGGATACTTTCAGTAACCTGCCAATAACCAATAGAGTCAGGCGATGGTATAAACTGAAAAGAAGGAGAAGTGTTTATTGTTGTACTACCTGTTAAACCATTCGCAACCAAGTAACTAGAAACAGTGTTTAAAGAAACTAGATTAGATTTCTGTCTTTGATAATCTTCGCATGGTGAATAGTCAAGATTCAGCGGAATCTGCTCCGTCAGCGGAAAGAAATATCTTATTTCTAATTGTTGCATTAGACCACCTCAACATTAATTGCCTCAGTATAAAGAGACTTCATATAAGTTTTGACTTTCTCTTTGTCAGTATCTGTTTGAACAGAGTCGATGTAATCATTTAGCAAATCAACAGTGTCCTCAAGATTTATGTCTGACGAAACTGCGCCTTCATTGTATTCAGAGAAGTCTTCAATAATTTTGATCTCGGCGCATCCTTTATTATATAACTGTTGAAGGAATTGGTCAAACTTGTAATAATCAGTCTTGTTAACAACTACAACTTTAACGAAACAATTTTTTAAGTCGAGTAGCGAAATGTCTTGGACTTCGCTGGTGTCGTCGTACTCGAATCTTGTAAACATACTATAATCGTTTCTGATAAACTCGAGTTGTCTGGTCCCAAGGTCAAACAAGTGAAACCCTCTGGGATCGTTATAGTCCTGCCACGTGAGCTCATAAGGATTTCCGAGGTAAAAGATATGACCGTCGTTAGAGCGATGATGGTAATGACCACTGAATACCATATCAAATTTTTTGAATAGATCTTTTCCGAGTCCCTCATGAGATTCCATCCCTCTATACATTGCGAAGCCAGCAATCTCAAAGTGCCCCATACAAAGAGTTGCTGATGTGTTATTGATTTCATCCATCGCTCTTTGATAGTTGTCTGCGCATATCCAAGGAATCATGCAAACATCGCAATCAATATCTTCATAGTTGAGATGAATTGTTTGTGGGGTGTCGATTACGTTGATGTTGTCGTACTCTCTTAAGAGTAGATCTGGTGAGTTTACATCGTTGGTGTTTTTGTAATAAGTGTCGTGATTACCAGCAAGCATATGAACTTGAATTTCTCGCTTGGCTAGTTCATCAAAGAACATTCTCTTTGCTCTGTCAAGAGCATAGAAATTTACATACTTACGTCGATCAAAAGTATCGCCAAGAATAAGAACAGTATTAATACCAGCTGCGTCAAGACTAGGAAAGAAAATATTGTCATAGAATTTTTGAAAAAAGTCTAGAAATAAAACACTGTCATTACGAGCACCAAAATGTTGGTCAGTTATAATAGCAACTTTCATTCTTCACCTTTTATTAAATCCTCAAGACTATTCGACTTTGCTAACTTTTTCTGTTTTCTTTTTTGCTTCTTGCGTTCAATAAAGTCATCAAAGTCATTGTTCATCTGCATATATTCAAGATACGTATTATGGTGGTCATCGCCATCATCATGATCCTGAAGTTCAAACGCTTCGAACGGCATCTGTTGGATAAGTTTCTGTTTGACGTAGCTTTGTTTCTTTTCCTTGGCTATCGTCCTTAAGAACGAATAATATATTACCTGCGTAAAATAAGCAAATGGGTTATTGGATTTAGAAGGATCAAAGTTTTTAACAATAGCAAGACAGTTTTCAACACCGTCAAGTATCATATCATTACGGTAGCTGTAGTTAATGAAGTTACCTTTATATGAGAGGTGAGTAGCAATTTTGTAAAAGCATTCCCCAATATAGTTTGTAACTTGCGGAGGATCATCTCCTGATTCTTCAGCTTCTTTTACCTTTGTCTTCCATTCAACAATTGCTTTTAAAAATTCTTCATTGTTTACATAATGTGCACCACCTGCCATAACCAACTCCTCTTGTTTTTAACTACTTACATTATACCTTAACATTATCAATAAGTAAAATATTTTTCTTTGCAAACTTTGCTTTTCGCTTGACATAAGAACATAATTACGGTGTAGGGGTTGATAGATACCTAGTGAAGTGTATTATTACCTCTTACCACTTGCTTCTCTTCTTCCTCCTGCTGCTCTTCCTGAGGATCTTCAGCAAGAGACTTCAAATGATCCATAAGTCTGTTCACTCTATCAGATAACTCCTCCACCGAAGAAGGTGGTTCATCAGGAACTTCGATAGTAGCTTCATATTCATTCACCAAACGAACATAAAACGGTATAGCATATTGGTGAACTCTCTTCTCAAATACAATATCTCTTTTCTTGAATTCAAAGATCTTGTCTTCTGCGAATTTGCAGTATGGTGCTGCTGTAACATGTTCTCCGATCTCTCCATCATTCATAAAGGGAAAGCTCTTAATCAACATTGGATATTCAATTGTTACAGAGGTTTGCGATTCATCTCTTTTTACTGCCATAATTTGTTCACCAGTAACTAATTTTAAAACAACATACTCATCTTTTGCAGTTAGGTTGAATTCGTTCTCGTTCATATTTCGACCTCTACGATCTTATAATTAAATTGTTCTTCTGAGTATGTTTTAATTCTCTCAGCGAAGTGGTTTAGCGTATGATTTTTCCAAGATTTCCAGTGAAGATCATCTGCTATATCGTAAAGATTACATTCTGTCTTGCCATCTTTTAATCTTAGACCACGCCCAATACTTTGTAAATTGCGTATCTTACTTTTAGAAGGGGACGCAAAAATAACATTCTCAATCGAAGGTATATTGATGCCTGTCGAGAAGGTGCCAAACGACGCAATAATGATAGCATCTTCCTCTCCCTCGCAGATATGCCTAATTGCCTCTCGATCAGATGTTTCGGTGCCACCATAAACGAAAAATACTTTTCTATCTTCATCAGCTTTTTCTTTGATTAGATCGTAAAGAACTTTTCCATGTTTCTCAACAAACTGAAAAAGAACTAGAGTATTACCACTTGACTTTACGGCAAGATTACGAATAAATCTATTTCGTTTCTCATGAGTAACTATAAAGTCCATCTCGTCTTGATAGTTATTGTTCTTTCTACCTTGACGAGTTATGTCATCGTACTTTAGTAATATACAGGTAATATTTAGATTCGCTAAACGTGATGAGTCCATCAACGCTTTCGTTGTAGTTACTCGGTGGACTGGTCCAAATATTCCTTCAAGTACAAGTCTATGGACTTTCTTATTATCCAGTGTCCCAGTAGTGCCAATGCGATAACGTACATCGGTAAGTTTCTCCATTACTGACGTCAATGACTTCGCTTTAAACTGGTGCGCTTCATCACCAAAGATGACGTCAAACTGATTAAACCATTGTTTTGGTTGTTTATAAATCGACTGCCATGTTGTAATTAATACGTCTTTGGTAAAATCTTTAGGAAACCCAGCATATAGTTTTTGACAGTGTCTATCAACACGCCAACCATTTGCTGAAGAATAATCTTCAAAATCTGAATATAACTGCTCAACCAAAGAGGTTGTTGGTACTACAATAATACATTTTCTTCCTTGCTCTAAATGCCATCTTAGAGTAGTATAGATAATAAATGATTTACCAGAAGCAGTTGGTGATAGTAATAGGACACGCTCATCTGTTACAGCTTTGTGAACAGCTTCTAATTGATAGTCTCTAATCTCGATAGGTTTGCCGTGACCCATTGGTTTTAGCCAATCGGCATAACTTTTAATTTCTTCTATTGAAACTATTGATTTAGATTCAACAGGAGTAATATAATTTAATTCGTATTCGTTGTTCTTAGCAAACTCTTCTACGTAGCCGAGCAATCCATTGTATAAAGTTTTTCTAAACACATCATATAGTCTTACTTTACCATCCCATAATCTAGCTCTATACTGCGGAGTGAACCTCGCTCCTGGATATTCATAAGTGAAGAATTGTGACAACTCCTGCTCAATACCAGGATCAGCATAACAACGAATAAAAACTTCATTAATTTTTTCTACATTAATAGTACTCATCAAGCGCCACTAATAAATTTTTTCCATTCGATACTATTACGAATCTGCCAATCTCTTTGCTTAATTTGATTCATAATGCTCTCAAGATAACTAATAATACTTTCTAGATACTCTTGTCTAAGTTGGGCTTCTGATAATTCAAAGTCACCCTCTAGAAACTCTTCCATCTCATTCTTCAATGGTTTAACACCTTGCCATTGTTCCCAGCCATATTGTTCCAACTCACTCTTACTTAGTTCACCTCTATAATAGCGAAACTTTAGTTGACGTAGTGTGTTGTAATCTTTCTTCGCTTTAGCAAGTTTTAACTTGTAACCGATAAGAAAATTTAAATACTTTGCGTGAAGGTTTGGTGTCCTAACTGACTCTCGATCTAGATGATCGTCATCTATGGCACAGTCAGTTTCCCACGCTTCTTGCAGTTGCTCTAAGTTCATAATAACTCCAAAAACAAATAATAAAAATTATACTATAATTATTGTAAAATGTCAAATTACAAGAACTTATAGTAGGAGAATCTAAATGTTGCTCTACCGATTAAATACTGAACATCTTGTTGAACTGAAGAAAATTGTAAAGAATCAATATTCGTTGGGAACAAGTCAATAAACTCAACAGTTTGTGATGGTCTGTTATTGTTAGTGAGGATAGTTAGCGTTGCGTCTGAGTAGTTGCTTGCTAGTTCATTAAGTTGACCACGTTGCTCTTCTGTTAGAAATGATGTATATTGAGTGTAAGATTCTGGGAATCCTAATGCAACAAGCCAATTATAAACAGACTTGTAGTTAGCCATATCTTCGTCAACCAAGAACTGAATAGTTAATTGATCATAAGTTAGTGTTTCACCTGGAATCGGAACTCTAGCAAATGGGTTAACGAATTCAGGATCACCTAGAGTTATTCCTGGTAAATTAACTTCTTGACAAAAGAATGATAGTGCTGGTAATTTTTGAATAGAAAACTGAAACCCTACTGGCGACAGAGGGTTTATATTATCTGGTGTCGGGCAAGTAAAAATTCTGTTAGACATAATTCACCTATTAATTGTAGTATCACTATTTATAATGAAAAAAAGGAGGGACGAAAGTCCCTCCTTAAAACGCTACTCTTAGGTGGTAGCTTCGTAACCTTAAAAATTACATTAGGTTAGAAACGAATACCTTACGGAAGTAGTAGTTACTTGCTGACTGTAGGTTTGAACCATTTCCGTCTAGTTGAACGAATGGGTTAGAAACCATACCGTAGCGAGTCTTGAAGCCAATCTTAGGCTGGAAGCTCTCTGGATCAACTGCACGAACCAACTGTAGTGGAACGTATGGGCAGTAGAATAGACCAGCGTCGAATGCGGAAGCACCCTTATAGCCAACCATGAAGAATTGGTTGTTACCACCGTTACCTGCATATGGATCAACATATACACGGAAACGACCGTTTAGAACACCTGCGAAGGTAGTTGATGCTTCATCGATTGCTAGACCTTTGTTTGCTTCTAGAGCTGGAGTGTAATCTAGTACACCTGCCATTGCTAGAGCAGAAGCAACATCAGAAGAACAAACGATAAAGTTACCCTTACCACGACGTGTTTGCTGAGCAATTACGTTAGCATCACGTTCGATTTGGAACATTAGTCCCTTGAACTTTTCAACGCTCCAACGACCATTAGCGTCAACGTCTAGGTCAAAAGTACCTGCTGATGCTGTACCAGCTTGTGCACCTGGCTTAGCAACTTTGTAAACAGTACGGATGACTTCACGGTTGATTTCAGCAAGAATCTCAGTTGAGAGAATGTTGCTTAGTTCGCCTTCAGCATCTAGACCATGAACGCTCTTTAGATCTTGAGCAAGTTCAATAGTGTATTCTGCTTTTAGAGCACGGCTCTTAGCAGTAACACTGGTCTTTTCGATTGAGAAAGACATCTCGTTGAAAGTACCGTCACCAGTACCACCAGCGCCTAATGCTTCAGCAGCAGCGGTTGTTAGACCAGTACCGTTGGTAGCATTGTTAGCTGTTGGTTCACCAGTTGAGTGAGTACCTGTACCAGAGAAATCTGTATCTGCTTCGTTGAAGAGAGCTTCAGTACCATTTTGTGCACTGTAACGGCTCTTCATTGCGAAGATTAGACCTGTTGGTTGTGTCATTGGCTGAACACCGCAGATGTCATAAGCGATCATCTGTGGCATTGCGCGACGGACTAGGCTGATTAGAACTGGGTCGTAACCTGCCATTTGTGCATTAGTACCAGCACCGCCAAGAGCGATACCAGAACCACCTGCGTTAACGTGAGTACCAGTTTCGAAAAGTGCTGACTTTTCTTCTTTAAGAGCCTTTTCTTGGTTCTCTAGAAGAACTGCAGTAACTTCCTTACGGTAGTTGTCTCTAATTCCTGGCAGAGAGTCATGCTCTAGGATTGGCTGCCATTTCTTTAATAGATCTTGACGATTCATTTTACTTAACTCCTTGGGTTGATTTACTTCTTAATGGAATTCAAAACTTGCAAGTATGACTTAATAGATGGATCTACGATCTTATCTTCAGTCAAGGTAACAGCTTCGTCGCTAACGACAGAAGATACTACGCTACTTGTTGTCTTCTTATCACCGAAATAATTTTCGCGAATAGTCTGAAGTTTTGTTTTAAATGTTTCTTGATTTTCGTAAGATAGTTCTTCAGCTAGACCTTTGAACTTCTCAACTTCTGTGTCGGTTAGACCAGATGTTGCTTCTTCAATAGTCTTTTGACGAGCCATCTCATCAAGAGTTTTATTCAACGCAACATTCTTTTCAGTAGTTTCGTTTAGTTTATCCTCAAGAGTTGCAATATGCTGTTCCATTTCTCCTAGAACATCATACTTCTCTTCAGGAACGTCGATGTAGTGCTCTTCAAATAGACCTTTTAGACCACCAACAAAACTTTCAAGAATGTCAGACTTCATACCAGATTCAAGGGCAATTTCATTTTGTTCCATCCACTGCTCGACAACGTAGTCGAGATATCCATCAACCTTTTCAACAAGACCCTCTTTTACTTGTTCAACTTGTTCTGCAAGTTGAGTTTGGTATTCTTCTTCGATACGTGCTAGTTCTGACTTAACACGTGTCATAACTGCAGCTTCAAAGATTGTTTCTGCTTTCTGACGGAATTCTTCTGAGAAGCCTTCTTCGCCATTAAATAAAGCATCTACGTCTTCTTTGACGCTCTTTAGATGAGATCCTTCTGGTGCGGATGCGCCAGCTGTAACTTTGTTAGCGGTCTTAGAAGTACCACCTTCAGCAGCTTTCTCATCAGTTACTGCGTTTTTCTTATTCTCTGGATTATCTCCAGCGACAGAGGTAACGCCATCGGTCTTACCGTTAGCAGCCTCTTCATCTAATTCTTCTTCTACTACTGTAGTTTCGCTGTCTAACTCTTCGGCAACAGTCTCTTCAGCTAATTGAGCTTTTTTAGATTCTGCCAAGAGTTCAGCAATTTTTTGTTCGATAGACATCTGTAATCTCCTATTGGAATGATTCTCTAATAAATTATTTATAAGTTATTTGATTTTACTTAAAAAGTATTCAAAAGCACGAATCTTCGCTTCCACCAATTGCTTAGAGGATGCTTGTTTAATTGAATGCTTTACAGCATCAATGTGCTTCTCCACAAAGTTTCCATCAACGTAAATCCATTCTTTACTTTCCATAACTCCACGGACGAAAGCCTCTGGAGCTGAAGGGTCGGCTACGATGTCAGCGGCAGTAGATAACATAAAGTCATCCTGTACTACTTGGACGCCTTCTTCGTTTTCTTTTAGAGAACCAAGTGCTCTACTAGAAACTCCAAGATTAGCGCCACCGTCTAACAATCCTTTAGCAATCTGACCCATTGGTGTGTCAAGAATTTTTGCCTTACCAACATAGTTGGTTCCCTCTTTTTTAAGAGAGGTGATTAAATGAGAAACTCGCTCTAAATTAATGGAAGGGTTTTCAGGATGTCCCAGCTCTCCATATGCACGATTTTTCTCAACGTATTCTTTAATGTAACGATCGACTTCTTTATCCATAATGTCTTCTGAATACATACGACCATTACGGTTTACTAATTCTGATTGAAGGAAGATACCTTCAATAAAATATTGTTTACCCTTGCCGAGTTTTTCCTCAACAATAAGTTTTGGTGTCTCGATAAATTCTCTAATTAGTTTCATTTTAGCTTCCTACTGCGTTAGGATTATCATAAGAACCAAATCTAACTGGTTCGAAAGGAGTATTATATCCATCAACTTTCTTTAGATGCATAACAATACTTCCAGGTCCAGTAAAAGTGGCAATAATATCATGCGTTGATTGATCAGTTATCGCCCATTCGGCTTCGACGAACTGATTATTTCCATATAGATCAGCAACAGTTACTGAGTTTCTTTGTAGTTTGATGTTATCATTAGTGCTAGTTAATACAGCAGTAATGTAAACAGTTTGAGTTGCGCCAATTGTTTCATTGGTCATTTTTAAATCAGTCTGTAAATCAATAGTAGCTGCGTCTGCTGCAGTTGTTGCTACGATTCTAACAATAGCATCAGTTGTAGTTAATTTTGTAACCGTTTTTGTAGCTGCCATTTTATTCCTCTGTTAACAAATCTATCACTTGTAGAAAATTCTCTTTATTTTCCCTCATATAATCCAACACTTCTTTTTGATCTTTCAATATATTATTTAGATATTCCTGTGTATGCAAATCGATAACTACTTTAGAGCCATCAGCTAACACATAATCAATTTTATCTTCAAAAATGCAATCATGTTTGTTTAATTTTCTGATTGCTTGAACTGTTGAATCAACGGTAAAAACCTTAGAAGAGGCGAGATCAATATAATGTTCTAGTATATTATCTGTAACTTTTATATTGTGCTCTTCTTTTATTATTGACGCGATCTTATTTTCTAACACTTCTTCATAGATATCTTTAGACACTTCTTGTTCGATATATTGTAACTTATTTTGTTGTCTAAGGTAAGATCTCGCCTCATCTAAGGTCTTGAACTCAGTTTCAACATTGCTAATAAAGACTTTACCTTCCTCTGTTAAATACAATGGAATGTTAAATGCAGAGCTCTGTTCTACAATTTTCTTCTGTAGAACAGAACCCTTTACTTTATTAGCGAATTGCTTAAAATACATATTAGATTATTTGGTTTTAGCTTTTTCAGCTGCTTGTTTTTCAGCACGCTTTTTAGCAGCCAAAGCCTCTAGACCAGGATTAGTGAAAGCTCCTTCTTTCATGTCTTCCTTCTCGTCTTCATCTTCATCATCTTCTTTTTCATCTTCTTTCTCATCTTCGTCTTCTTCTTTGTCTTTAGCCTCAGCTACTTGAGAAGCGAACATATTTTTAGCAACTTCTTGTCTAAATGTATCAAGTTTAGTAGCAACTTTATCTGCCATAATACCCTCAAACGCTGCTTCAATCTCTAAGGTTTTCCCAGAGTCAATTGCATCAATTAGTTGTCTTGCGTTCATTTCTGATCTCCTGTTTGTTGTTCCTCGTCTGGCATATACGCTTGTTGAGTTTGCGCAGCCATACCTTGTTGCATACCAGCCATCATACCCATACGTTCAGCATGGTCTAAGTGTTCTTCCTCTTCTTCTTCAATCTGACTTTCAATTTCTTCAATTTCTTTTTCAGATTGTCTAAGGATATTCTTTCTAACCCATTCTTTAGAATAGTATTTACCAACCATCTGATTTTGTTCTAACATCATTAGAAGGTTAATTCTATTTGTTAGAATTTCAGAATCTTTTAATTCAGCATAGTAGTTATCTTTATGGTAACTAAACTTGATAAGAGGAAGCATATCTGCCCACTCATCATCACGAATAATACCTTTAGCTACTAACTGAATCTTTAATGCGTCAGTAAATAAACTTGTAAATCTCTTACGAATACGTTGGATGAATTTATTAAATTTAACTTCATCTCTAGTAATCTCGCTGCTCTTGCCAAGATTAAATCCATTATCGGATTGCATTCTAGTAGCAGGAACATTCAATGCTTGATATAGTTTACGTTGGAAATATTCAATATCTTGAATTTCTCCAAGATTGGTGCCTCCAGGTAGAGTAGTAATTTCAGTACCCTTACCACCTTCACGACGTGGCATCCAAAAATCTTCAAGCATCGACATATGTTTTCTGTCGTCACGAACTTCGCCAGTACTAGCATCATACTGTATCTTATTGCGAAACTTATTCATAATATCATTGACGTATTGCTCAGCTCTAATCTTAGGCAAGTTACCTACGTCAATGTAAAAAATTCTACGCTCAGGTGCTCTACTAATACGATAGATAACCAAAGCATCTTCCATAAACTTCAACTGGTTAGTTGGCTTAATTGCTTTATGCAAATAACTTAAAACCATACCAGTGTTAGAATCTAAGAATCCAGAATGAGCATATATTACAGAATCTATAGAGAGTTTAACTCCCTGAACATTATTCTCTGTAATACCTTTATCATTATAGATATAGTATTCCTCAACTTCTTTAACAACCTCAACACCGTTAGGTTGTCTTTCCTTCTTAATATTCTTGACCTTGCGAATCTTTCTTGGGTCAATATAACGAAGTTCTACGATACCTTCTTTAACTTTATTTGGATCAATCAGTATATGATAGAATAATCTTCCATCAACATACCAAGATCTAAAGATATCATGCGATCTAGTTTGAAAATCTAATAGCTGAAGAACAGTAGAGAACTCTTCTCTAATTTTAGACTTGATACCAGTTGATACTTTTAAGTCATCTAAGACAATATCAACTGGCATCTTGTTTTCATCTGCTACGATCGACTCATTAACAATATCTTCAATAGCGCTGTCTACATCTGCATACTGTGCGATTTCACGGTAACGACGGATTAGATCATTTTCATTTTTAATGATCGAATCCATATCAAGCACCATGCTATAATAAGCAGCAGCACTTGATATGGTCGTTGCGCCATCGTCTTGAGCTGGAGCAACTACACTAGGTACTTGCTTCTCAATACTCTTGCGCTTTATCTCAAAGCCAAAAAACTCAGCCATACTATAAAATCCTCAAGTTATAATTAGATACGAATTGGTAGCGAACCAATAGGTGTGTCAACAGATACATTAACTCCAATGCCACTGCTAGTAGCTGTATTAGATGTCCAGTAGTTGTATTGGAACTCTACTGTAAATTCTTCAACAGCGTTAGTTGTGTCGAAGTTCAATTCAATTGCGCCGATACTAATTGGATACGCATCAACAAACTTGTAAGTTTTAACGATAGCACCGCTACGATCTAACTGATGAACTGTTAGGTCGGTTTGGTATTCACGTGGGTTAGTTCTACCGTTTGTTGTTGCTAAGTTTTGTACTCCATTTGACCATACTTCCATCGCATTGCGAATAGTAAATGTAGTGTCATTTAGAATAGTTACTGACCATGGGGCGAAGGTACGCTCACCAGCTACGTTAACAACACGACCACGATAGTTTAGTGGGATGTTCTCAACGGTTGATGCTGGCAACTGAGCACCTTTACACATAAACTGCGCTTGTTGCCCTACTAAAACACCAGCGGTAACGTAAGATGGGAATGATAACTCAACTCTAAATTGGTTAGCACGTGCACCACCTCCGATAAGCTGCGCTTTAAAATCTGAAATGTTTGCCATTTAAATCTCCTGTTGTGACTTCTTTATATTATTTATCCACCAATTTCATCAAAGTTTACAGCTGAACGAGCAGCTACAAAGGTTAGAGTAATGAAGTTGATAGAACGGTTTGGTTTGATAAAGATTTCAGCAACAAACTCGTTACGGTCAACGACCTCAGCTGTATTGTTGGAATCGTCACACTTAACACGGAAATCTATAATACCACGACGACCTTGAACGTCACGTAGGAATGGTTCAACTAGATTACGGAACTGAGCACGTGTAAAACTGTCGTTGAATTCAAACAACTGGAACTTCGCTGCAGTTGAAATAGATTTCTCAAGAGTAATGAATAGGCGACGAACGTTGATGCGATCAAATGCGCTTGGCTTAGATAGCATTGTCTTATCACCGAACAGAACAGTACCTTGTCCTGGGAATGTAACAACTGGATTAATACCTGCTTTGTAAAGAGTGTCACGCTCAGTCTTGCTTGGTGTAACAGCCAATTTAATAACATTCTTAACCTGACCACGAGTAAATCCACCTGGAGAGAACCATGGGTCAGCAGTAAAGTCAGTTCTTGCGCAAATACCAGCGATGTCACCGTTTAGTGGAACATAACGATACTTGTCGTTATAACGGTCATACTGATACTTGTAACCAGAATCACAAACTGCGTAGCTGCTACTTGGTAGAGCATTGCGATATGCGATTAATTCATCAACATAATCTGCAGTTTGTTGTGTGATTGGATCGCCGTTACCCATTTGTGGAGAAACGAATACGATACAATCTTTTCTAAATTCTGCAACGTTGTTGATAACCCAAGTTGCAACAGCAGTAGAAGCTGCGCCTACTGGAATTAATGAGATGTCATATAGTTCATCATTTTTAAAGATCTCATATCCAGCTTGTAGAGCTGCGTCAGATACGCTAAAGTCATCAACACCACCAGATAGTGTAGAAGTTTGAGCTGCTGTTAGTGCCTTAAATGCAGAACTTGTCATGTTTTCGATACGAACACCCCAAGCATTTCCTGTGTTAGCGATAGCAGTTGGGTGATCCATCCACCACACATACTTAGATGATTGATTCATAACATCTCTGTAGTATGCGTTAGAACCATCAACACGCTTTGCGCCATCAGCTTTAGAAACGTAAGAATACTTTTCTAGAGTAGAACCAGCAACACCAGTCCATAGACCTAGAGAGTCGATAACGATAATATGAACTTCGTCTAATGCTGCGTTCTTGCCGTTATTAGTAGCCCATGGCGATGTTCCTGGAGCAGTATCAAATTCTGCTTTATATGTCCAAGTATCGAATGTTGCGCTGTCGGCGATAGAAACTGTAATTGAGTTTCCTAGAGCACCTGGGAATTTCGCAGCCCAGCTACCAACTAGACCTTGACCAGTTGAGTATGCTGCTAGATATTCTTCAGTGTTTTTAATTTTAACACCAGCTGTTGTAACTGTTGCTGTTGCTGTTGCGCCAGTACCGTTACCACCAGTTACGTTTACTGTTGGTGCAGTGCTATAACCAGTACCTGCTGTTCCAACAGAGATAGAAGCAACTGCGAAACCAAGAGTTGCTGTTGCTGTTGCGATAGAAGTGATAGTGTCGCCAGCATCTGGAGTAATAACTACTGTTGGTGCGCTGGTATAACCAGAACCACCTGCTGTTACGTTAATTGCAGTAACTGCGCCACCAGAAACAGTTGCTGTTGCAGTAGCACCTGTACCACCACCGCCAGTAAAGGTAATAGTAGGAGCAGTAGTATATCCTGCGCCACCACCTGATACTGCTATTGTCTTAACAGCACCTGCTGTTGCTAGAGTAGCAGTAGCAACTGCTTGAACGCCACCAGAAATATCTGGTGCTGCGATAGCAACCACTGGTGCGCTAGTATAACCTGTTCCACCTGCACTAAGCGCTACTCCAACAGAACCAGTCTTAACAGCAACTGCGTTTCTTAGGTTTGGCGAATCAATACGGACGGTCAAAAGGTTGTTTGCGTATGATAAAAAGTTGGCAGCTACTAAAAATGACTGCCAGTTTGCATCTGTTGGTTTTCCAAAACGATCTGCTAGACTGTTTTCTGAGGAAACTTGAACTGGGTCAAGAACTGGACCCCACTGGAATGATCCAGCAAACGCTCCTGCAGAAGTAGAAACCGCTGGAACAATTGAAGAGAAATCTTTCTCTACAACTGAAACTCCTGGACTAAGTTGGAAAGGCATTGTAATTCTCCTTATTACATTTTACATGTTATTCTTTTGCTTTGAAGAGCACAAACTTCATAAGATTATTTATTAAAATCGGTATTTTAGAAGTTGTATATGGGTTTCTCCTCATCTGGAGTTCCGTCATCGAAAAATCCAAATGGGGTTAGTTCATCTTCAATTGCCTTTAGTTGTTTCTCGTAAATTAATTTTCTCAAGTTTAGATTATTCAAGTCCTTAAAATAAGGGTTTGTTGATAACCAAGAAAAGAGAACCAGAGTCATAACTAAATCGTCATAGTACCCATCGTCAGCTGCAAAAGAATTCCTCTTTTCAATAAATGTAGAAAGTTCAGATATAATATCAGCGTCAGTAATAATGAGTTTTTTCTCCTCGATAAAACTCTTCAAAACTGAACAGCCGATTCGTTTGACTTTTTTGTCTGTTGTTACACCATATTTTGTTCTGCCGCCACCAAATCCACCGTTTACAGTTTGTCCTTGGTTGCCTCTATTAACGAACAACATATTCTCATACTCAAGTTCCCCATACAGGATGTCAGCAACCTGTGGGTCTGAGTTAACCTCAATCAGAACATAAGCATTGTTGTATTGTTTCGCTATTTTCTCGATAATGTTTGGATACAACAAGGGACTTACTTTGTTACTTCTATATTTAGCGTTTATGAAATACGGAGTTGTAGTAATGTCTATTACCGTAAATGCGCTGTAGTCGCCGTCAAGACCCTGTGAGGTGTCTGCTACAAGAACATAAGTGTGGTCTTTTTCTGGCTTATTAAAGATGTCAAGACCTTCGTTATTATAGATAGGTTTAATCGGCGACATCTGAGCGATGACATCAGCATTAATAAGAGTAAGAGAAGAACCAAGGAATTTACACAGAACCTCTTGGTTATATTTAAGGTCGCCAAGTTGACGACGCTGTTCTTCTGCCCATTTCGCATCTCTACCTGGAATTTCCCAATATGGAATAAACAATGGAACAAAGTCATTATACTTCTGTTCAGCATCGTTCCAGAATTTCCAGAAATGATTATATCCAAGTGGAGTTGATGTTATCAAAATCTTGGTTGACGTACCAGCAGAAATTGTAGGATATATAGAAGTGAAGAACTGTTCTGCAATTTGATTAGGAATAATCGCAGCCTCGTCAATATACAACATGTTAACAGATTTAGAACGAATACCAGAAGCTGTAGTAGCTGCAGTAAAAACCTTTGAACCGTTCTCTAATTCAACGTCGCCCTTGTTCCATGTTTTAACACCTTGCTGCATCCACAGAGGTAAATTCTCGTACATTAATTGATAACGAGAAAGTATTTCTCTAGATGTAGCAGCTTTGTTCGCTAGAATAGCGACATTCTTATTGTCATTAAAAATAGTATACCAAAGAATATAACCAGCAGCTGTAGTTGTTTTACCCTGCTGACGACCTTCCATAATAATTACTTTACGATTGTCGTGAATCGTTCTTACTTTTTTCTTTTGACATTCGTATAATTTAAACTGTTGAAGACCATGATCGAGTGTAACAATATAACAGTAATTATCAATAAAGTAGACTGGGTCTTCTTTACATTTTAGATACTCTTTAATTGTTTCTTCTGTAAATTCTACAGGTACACCAACAGCTTTTAAATTCGCATTAGCATTATAATTCTTCATTATTCCCAGCCTTCAATTATCGCTGATCCAGGTGTTTCTTGTGTTGCTGAATATGTTGATGTTTCAATATCAAACTGATTAGTTTGAGAAATGCTTGCATTGATAGTTCTAATAATACCGTTCTTAGAAACAGGTCCAAACAAATTAAGTTTAAGAGTAAATGTCATAGTATAAGTAACAAATCTTCTTGTCTGAAAATCACCATCATAATCATCTTGAATACTTACGCTATTTAGAATAATTGGAATGTCCTGAACTACATTCATTTCTGGAACAACATTAAGAGATAGTGTAAACTCTGGTGTAAAATATGGAAGGATCTGCTCTACTATTTGCAAACAGTCTTCTTGGGTTTTAGCGATAGCATAAAGGGATATGTCAATATTATATGGAACAGGCGAGAACATTTGATCTCTGCCACCATTATCTTTAACGCAAACCAATTTATTCATTCTATTTACTTTTCTTGTTGCGTCATACGCAATATTAGTAACTTCGAATGAAAGTCTTGGTAGAGTTGTATAAACTTGATTTTCTAAAGTTGGATCTGAGTCAACACGAACAATCCACTTTTCTTTAGGTGCGTAAGCAATAGGAACATCAACAGTTTGAATTGTGTCCCCAGTGTTTCCGTATTCGGCGCTATTCTCTTTTAACTTTCTTTCAATTTTAATGTTACTAAAAAGGCTACCGAAGGCTACGATAGTCTTTCTAATTACACCATGATAGAATGTTTGACCTTTTAACATTATACGATATCCCCAAACGGATTATCTTCATTAAAGATAATATCTCTCATTTCTTTTCTAAACTTCTCATTGTCTCCGAATGAAGTAACTTCATCTGTTCCGTAACCACCACCAAGCTGTTGACCATTTTCTGCAAGCATTAGATCGCCAGTTTCTAGTAGTAAACCATATTCTCCGTAAGACTTTAGTTCTTCGAAAACATCAATATCAGGGATACCAGTTTGGATTGTCTCAGAAGCATACTGGAACAATTCAACTTGTAGTTTGTAAATATAGAGTTTGCCTAATTGAAAGAATGGATCTAGATGATCAACATACTTAATTTCAAACAAACCTTTTGTTAGTGGGAAATATAATAGGTCGCCTTCTGCTGGTCTAGCTGGGATAATCGTTTGACCGAATCTACCAATAAGCTGATCCCATCTACGTCTTGCTACTGTGAAGGTTGCGCTTGATTCATTAAACAAACCGAACTTTTGAATAAAAGAACCTTGACCACCGTAGTCAGTAACATTCTCAAAATACATCTCAATTGGGTATGCATCTAAGAACTGGCTTAAACGATCTTCGCCTAAGATCTCATCTTTACCTACAAGTTTTCTTGGAATGTAAAACATATCCTGTCCATAGATGGACAGGGACTCAACTATTAGGTCTTCAATAAGATACTGTTCGTTCTTTGTGCCATGACTAAAGTAGACATTTCTTGTCATTTTTATCCCATAAAGAATTCTAGCGGAGCAGCCTTAGTAATTAAGTCTTCTTCTAATTCCTTTATTTCTTCGACTGCTTCTTGATATAATTTATCGCCATCAATTACAACACCACCTGGTAATTGTAATCCTTGGAATTTCTTTAGGTTAGTTCCCCACTGTTTCTTAAACAATGCAGTTGTAAACTTCTTTAGCCAAGTTTCGTTTAACATTCTTGGGAATGTTGCTGGATCTAAAGCACGATAACACTCAACTAGAACATACTCACCAACATTAATATCACTTTCCCAGTTAATATCTAGGTGTAATCTATTTTGAAATCTATTAAAACGATAAAGAGTATGTCCATTTAGAACCATGTCAAGCAAAGCAAGATGTCCTCTTACCATTTCATAATAGATTATAGATGTGCTTGTTAAGTCGTAAAGATCGTGAAGACGTAGTTGGTATTGCATATCAAACATATTACGACTAGAGCCAGAAGCGCCAGAACCACCTGTTGGGAAAACTCTAGTAATACCATAAACAATATCAGGGATTGGAATATATCTATTTGTCTTATCTGTTTCGGTAATCTGATGTTTTAAATAAAACTTTTCAGTACCTTCATGGTGATATACTCTAAACTTCTCGATAGCATCATCAATTCTGTCCTCTAGTTGATCGTCGTCTACGTTGATCTCGAGAACTGGTGCGCCCAGTTCTCTTAAGCAGTACTCTTTTAATTGTTCTCTAGTAGCAACAGCCATTTTGTTTCCTTATGCTTGTGATTCAGTCCAAGACAGACGGCAAGAAGCAGCGAACGTAGCAGCAGCAGTAACGTCAGAAGCTAGACCAATGTATCTCATACGTAGAGTCAATACGTCTGGACCGTCAGGGAATACACCGTTACCGCCCATAATAGAGTTACCAAGAGTTGCAATTTCACGTAGGTCAATAGAGGTCAATGCTTGAGCTCTGTTGTTTGGTGTTGTCAACTGGTTTCCAGGTGGAACACGGAACGAGAAGATAACAGAACCTTGGTCAATTGTGTCAGAAATGTTATGGTAAACAACCTGACTCAATGAAGGAGCAGTAACACGCTTCCAATCCAAGTTATCCAAGTCAGCATTCAGAACCAGAGACAATTCAATCTCGTGGGTTGAAAGAACGTCAAGAGCTTTCAAGTTCAATTGCATGCGGTTAATAATTTCTCTTTCTCCAAGTAATCCTGGAATACCATTATCAACAGAAGGCGATAGACGTAAAGACAATAGAGGAATTGTTTTAGTCAAATCAACAGCCTGTGAAACTGTATATGTAGTATTTGTCGCTTGGATAGAAGAAGGTCTTGCGTTAACAACCAATAAGTTTTTAAGAATATTAGATGTTGGAGAAACTCTGACCTGACGCAAATATGGTTGACTACCGATAGATGAGTTGGTTGGGTTTGCAGTTAATGTACCAGCAACAATACCATTTCCTGATATACCAGAATTAGCATTAATAGAAAAATATGTATCTGCATGAGTAGGAATTTCAATAGCAAAACCAATTTCACCAATCAGCTTACCGCCATTGTTATAAGCATACCATTTTCCTAGTTCGAATGCGTTACCAGCTGTAACTCCACCAGCTGCGGCAAGACTTGGTGCTACTGCGGTACAAACAAAACTTGTTCCAACGTTGTTGTTTGCTGCTCCATATGAAGTCCAAGTTGTTGATCCTGCCGTATTAATTGTATAAGAACGACCGATAACTAAATTGTTTGCTGTAAAGGTTTGAGATACTGATGCTTGTGTTCCACCAGTAACGCTAATTGTGCCAGAAGTACCAGTAGAAGTACGAATCTGGTTAGAAGTAGCGGAGAACAAGTATGCTTTATCGTCATCGAAACCACCGTCCATAATAACGGAAGTACCCCAGTGTGCAAGTTTAGGTATAAAGGAAGGAGAAACGCCAGTATCAACCTCATAGCGAGCTGGCAGGTTACCCGAACGTAGGTACGCTTCTGTTTCTAAGTTGTTGTGGACAATTTGGTGTACGTATCTAACAACACCATCAGTAGTTTTAAATCCAAAACGAACTTTACCAGCGCCATACCAAGAATAGTCCATGTAAGCCATCTGAATCTTACGAATATCTAAAGTATATCCTGTTGGACCACTTCCATTACATACATCTAAATTCCAGCTTGATTGTGGAACTCTAATCTCATTAGTCTTACTTACTACAACATTAGTTGATGTAGAACCTCTATATGATGGTTGAACATAGAACGTATTGTTGTTTGGAATTTCAATAACTTTATATGATTGTCCTTTAATTACAACATAATCTCCAGAGACTAATTCTGTTACGTATTGTGTTCCTGTTCCTACAATTTGATTGCTGTTAAAAATAACACTTGCAGTTCCACCTAGCTGAACTGTAGAATTTCTTCTGCATACGCTAAGAGTCGAACCATTATATTCAAAGAACATACCATTTTGATCATCAAATAAACCACAACGAACTGTTGCGTTATTCCAAGAATTTACGTAGAATTGTGGGCGACCGCTGGAAACGTTGCTATATGGGAAATTCAAACTAATTCTAAATGAATAATCATCTATAATGTCATAAATTGTGAACGATCCATTATAGGTAGATCCAGTATCCCCAGAAATAGTAATGTCTAGACCAGCAGTACATCTGTGAGGAACACGAGTAGTTACTGTTGCATAGTAGTTACTATTACCTGTAACTGAGTTAATAGGTACTGAAGGGCTGAAGTTAATAGCAAACGAAACTTGAATGCCTTTACCTGACTGATAACGGAAATACTTACGAGTCTGACGAACAACACGTGCGTTCGGAGAATCTGTTGAGATTAATTCAACACCACCGTCATATGGTCTATGTAACGCTGATGAGTCAGCACGCAACAATAGACTAGAAGTAACATCATAGGTGTTTGTTGCTGGGAATCCGTGACAGTTTATTGCGTTTACAGTAGAAGCTGTTGTTGTTGCTGGGATAGTTGCAGTCGCAGCAGCATTAGTTTGCATAGTAACAACAATAGAAGTGCTATTGCTACCAGCATTAGTTTTGACAATTAATGGAATATTGTCAATCTGAGTTGTATTACCAGTTCCTGTTAAAACAATGACAGAGCCAGCAGGGAATGGGCAAGGCATTGGGAAAGCGACAGTAATATCTGGGCTGGCGCTTGTTAGTGATATAGAAGTTACTGGCAATTTATATTGTTCATTAATTGGGATAGTATCAACTAAGTTTAACACAGTGCGTGAGTTGACTGTGCTAATTAGAGAAACACCAGTATTTCCAGGAACAATTAAAGAAACAGTGTGAACACCTGAACCACCAGAAGCAACGATCAAGTTAGTCCCATTTACTGCATCATTATAGGTAGGAGCTAAGTTGAAGTCGGCAGCTGACGCCCATCTTACATAGTAGATACCACCGTTAATTAGACCAGTTGGTGCAGCAACAGTAGAGTTCCAGCGTACAGACATGCCTGTCAACATACCGTGCGCAGCACTAGTAAATGTTGAAGAAACGAAAGTTGTTGTTTTTGCAGTGTAAACTGCTGGGTAATTCCAATAGAAGTTATCGCCAGATTTAAACGCAGTTGAGAAGTTTGTGTTATTACCAACTACCTTAGTTGTTCCTGCTGCTAGTGCAATAGTACCAGCACCAACAATAGAACCAACAACAGAAGCTGCTTCAAATTGATGCGTTCCAGAACCCAAGAAGTTTCCGCTGTTTAAGTTAATTGGAACAACAATAGGATTAACAGCATCTGCTACTGTCGCAGCAAGTCTGAACCAATCTTCTGTTATTTTAATAATGTAGTATGTTGTATTACTAATTAATGGACCGAATGGTGTTCCTGATGCTGTATATAATACAGGAGTTCCTGTAATCAATTTGTGTCCGACGCTATAAATCGCATTCCAGTTAAAGTCGACATTAATCTGAGGATTAATACCTAGAACACGTTTAGGAACAACAGCATTGTTAGGATTATTAAGGGTAAATTTATTTGTTGCGCCACCAGGAGCATTATTTGCGACAGTATACAACCCATCAATGGCTCCAGTAGTAACCCCAGTAGTCATTGTGTGGGATGCGCCAGTTCCTTCTGCTGTTATATCAACAACAGTTGATTGACGTAAAGAACCAGTTCCAGAAGGAGTTCCAACAAACTTCACACGATCATCTGCGGTATTGTTAATCGCACCAAGTTGAGTCCAGTACAATGTACATGTCGTAGTAGAATCTGCACGAACGTAGTAGAACGCACCATTGGTTAGTCCTGTAGCTGGTGTTGCTGACAAATATTGAACTAGACGACCAGTAGTAAACCCATGAGTTCCAGTTGTAATAACACCAGTCGCAGTCGCTAAGTTGGTAGTATTCTGCGTAAATGAAATCGCAGCAGTATCCCAACCTGTTAACGTATCAGCTAACTGGAATCTATCGGTAGTAGAATTGAAAACGAATTTAGTTGATCCGCTTGTTAGTCCTCCAACTTCAGAGCCACCACCTGTTGCGTATGTTACAGAGGTTCCATTGTTTAATCCATGATTTTGTTTATAGATGGTGTCGCCAGCGGTATTCGATGCTCTTCTTGTGAAGTAATGATTATTTCCAACAAAAGATAGTTTTGCGCCGAGGAAATAAATTCTACCAACATCTGTGCCATTATTATATGCAGCAAAAGCAGAAGTGTTTAGAGGCTCAGTAGCTTCAGCATCTTTGTAAATTTCTAGTGTTGTAGATGTTGCTGATTTAGCATAATATATCTTATGATCCCATAGAGCATACCAAGGAGAAGCTGGTGCAGCAAAACCTTGGAAGTGAATAGGAACAACTGCGCCAACAGGGACGCTGTGCGCTGCAGTCGTAGCAACCGCAGTAGAGTTACTGGTGAATGCAGTAATCGCAAGGATCTGAGGGTTCAATGCTGGAATTAGCTGAGAAGCAGTACCGTTTGTTGACACTGCTCCATTGGTTCCACTATTAGCATATGTGAACGTATTAAATGTAGCTTGTAAAATTACTGCAGTTGCATTGTTAAAGGTTGTGTCAGTAACAGAAGCAATAGCAACTTGTGTTCCAATTTTGAAACCATGAGGAACAGCAGTAGTAACTGTAGCTACGTTATTATCTCTACGAATAGAAGCAATATTTACGCTGTTCGATGGGAATGTATATGTTATTGAATTTGTCTCACCAACAGTAATCGCTGTAATAGATCCTCGTTTTAGTGTAGTAGAAGGAATCTTTGTGATTTCAAAGTAATCAGTAATTTGTGAGCCAACAAGAGGGAAATATGAGTTATCTTTAGGGTGAGCCCAAACACTCTGCAACCAGCTTGTTCCAATAGCAAGGTTATCTTCATCGCGAACTCCATGTCCTGTATCAATAACAACCTTCGCAGTAGATATTGTAGAGAATGTTCCTGGAAGACCTCCTGGAGTCATAACATAAACAATAACACTTAGTGCTGGCGCAGTTCCTGATACGGCTCCAACTCTAATATCATAAGCATTGAAACGAGAATCTCCGATATATGTTAACTCCGCAGTGCCATCAGAAACCGCACCACTTGTGTGAGAAGGCGCTGATGTGCTGGTTGTTCCAGCAACAGAAACATTGTATAAATTATTATTCCAGAAAACTTTTTGGTTTAGTGTTAACGCAGTATTTGGACCCCATGGTGTACCCATTTTTAGTGGTTGGTTATTTGCGTCAAAGAACTTGATTAAACCGCCATGGTGTGCAACGTTGGCTAAAGCGCTACCTCCTGCGATACGTGCTGCTGAAGTAAACGTGAATGTATTAGCACCAGCAGTAATAGTTGGAACTACAATGTTTGCTGTAGTTGACCATGCAGAAGATGGATACGAAATCGTCATCGATGTTCCACCAGAAGCCACAGCTGCAGTTTTCCAATTCCAATATGCGGTGTCAAATGTTGTGTTAACATTTGTTAGTGTCTTATCTGCAAATGCGTTAGCTGTATCTAAATGCGCACCAGCAGCGCTTGTTACTGCCAGAGCAGATCCAGCATCAGAAAGAAGTTTAAATCTATCTGTGGTTGCAGAGTCAACAATAAAGTATGATCTATTTGTTAAACCAGTAGGAACAGAAGCTGCGGCTTGGGTTCCACCTGATGCCTCCCAGAAAACCAATTCTCCGTTTTGGAATCCGTGAGACTTAGAATACCAAGATCTACCAGTAGACCATGGTTGTGTATAGTTAATAGGAACAACATATCCATCAACAGAAGTGCCACTAAGAGTTAAATTAGATCCACTAACAGTTGTTGACAAATTGAATGTTAGAATATCTGAACTTGCTGAACCATAGAGATCAAAACCAACATTATTGGTTTGAACTGCAAGAGAATTGTTTAATGGATTTTTAAGTTTAATTGTTAAAGTTCTAGTTGTTGTTCCTGTGTGGTTGGTTATCATACCAACTGGATTTACTGTAGAACCTGGGAATTCACCAAAAGGGCTAACCTCATATGATTGATACAATCCAGTATTATTTCTTAAAACAATCTGGTGTCCTTTCGGAGTATTTCTTAGAGGAGTTCCTGTGAACAGTGCGCCAGCGTTTGATGCGGTAGCAAGAGTGAATGTTGCACCACCTTGCGTAGAGCTTAAAGTGATATCTGCGCTACTTTCGATAGTTTTAACATAATACGTTGTGCCAGAAACAATATTACCGAAAGATGCACCTACAGTGAATGGTTGATTAACTGCAAGACCTTGAGTTGTATGTAGCGTTAGTCTATTAGTTCCAGCTGTGGTGTTTGTTGCAATAGTTGTTACGTTTGTAGCGCCAAGGAATCCTGACATGACGTCAGTCTTAACTACTGGTAATGGTCCATACGAATAGCAAGAAACACGCTGAGCTGAAGTAGTAGATAGAGTTGCTAAAGCCCCACCACGAGTAGTAGAAACTGTAAGTGTTGTTCCAGAAAGAACGCTTACAATGTAATAAAGTTGTCCAGAAGATAATCCACCAACGCTGGCATCAACTTCAAACATCTGACCAGCTTTCATACCAGTAGTGCTTGACACAGTAATTACGTTCGTTGTTACAGCAGTGCCAGTAATTGTAGTAAATGCACCCTCATCAAAAGTTAATGATAATGTTGCAGCGTCTTGAGCCGCAAGAGCGATGGTGCCGATTGCGCCATCAAGTTCTCCATTCGGACCACTATAACTAGAAAAATTTGCATTACCTGGAGCACTGTTAGATCCATTGGTTGCGCCGAAGGGTAAGGTTACTTGTGATTGGTGCGTGTCAGAATTTGGATTTCTGGCATACACAATGTTTGGCAATTGAGCTGGTGTCCAGTTATTAGTGAATGCTGTAGTTCCACCAATAGCAGTAGTCCATACAGCTAAAGGTTGGTTATCTAAAATCGCAGAATTGAGAGTATCTAAACACTGGACAAACATTGTTCCAGAAGCTGTTTGATAGTCATGAACTCTAGCTGCAGCCATAAAGGAATGTGGACCAAATCTATCTGTAGCAAGAGGGAATCTAGATGCAGCTGCTTGTACACCGAAGTTAACTGAAAGAGCAGTTCTTCTGTTTGCTTGTGTAACTAATACGCACTGTGTTGTCGAATCTGTAATAATAGTGCCGATTTGAGCAGTAAACGAAGCAGCAGTAGCAGTACCCATTGCTACTGGATTTGTAAACTGTTTAGGTGTAGCACTAGAATCGTTTACATCAGTAGTTGGTGTATCAGAAATTGTAATCTGAGTGCCAGACAAAACGTCTTTGACGTAGTATGTAGTATTTCCAAGAATACCAGCAAGGCTACCGTTAGCAGTACCAGTACCAGATGCTGCTCCATTAGTTGCGGCAGTGAATGTTGAACCAACAGCATAAGTTACGCCAGATGTTCCAGCAATAGTATTCCACTGAGGTTGTGTAGTTGTTCCAAGAGCAGCAATAGTGTATTGCTGTCCTACAGTAAAATGACCTGCAGATACTGTTGGACCTTGAATGTGAGTGCTTAGATATGGGGTTACTGCAGTTCCTGGCACGAAACGAATTGCCATACCTGGAGTCATGTTTGCAGTAGCTGCTACAGTAACAATATTTCTCTCAGCGTTTAGGGAGTTACCGCTGATCACTGGAATGTTCAAGTAGCGATTAATTGTATAAGTACCAGCTGCTCCTGTACCAGTGCCTCTTGCAGTAATGTAAGTTCCTGCTGGTACATGTCCATTAGTATCTGACAGATATGCTCCAAGGTCGAATGCAGTACCTGTTACAGTAGCGTTAACTGTCAATACGTTTCCTGAAATAGAGAACGAGGTTGTGCTACCTGTTTGGTTTAATGTTGCAGTGCCTGTTGTTGTGTTACCGTTATAGAATCCAGGTTTAGTTCTTACATAATAAACTGTAGGCGCAGTAATTTGCGATCCACCAATAGTAAGACCGCCATTTAGAGCACCCATGTTGTATAGGTATGGTCTATTATCGATAAGACCATGAGAAGAAGCGAAAGTAATTACATTGGCTCTCGTTGAAGCGATGTAGTTTGTATCGTTTACACCTTTATGCTCAAGTAGATCTGCTGCGTTTTTACCCAATGTGAAAAATAAAGTTGGGCGAGATGCTCCAGCTGGGTTGAAGTTATACTTCTCAGCTGTCCATGTATATGGGTTAAATTTAGATGTGTTGTCTAGATCTAAAGAGTTTTCTGAGTAGCCGTTAGAAGATGATACGGTTTCGTTAGAAGAAGTTGTTCTGATAAACAACTGTCTCTTCCAGCTCTGCTGTGGATCTAAGAATACATCACCAGTGAATGTTGCATTAACAGCTTCGTTGTTTGGACCTCTAATACTAAAAGTTAAACTAGATAGAGAATAATTTACTAAATCTGCTTTTATTAATCTAGCATCAATTGTATCGTTTTCGCAGTCAAATGTTACTTCCCAGATTATTGTAGTATTAGTTGATCCGTCTTGAAACTCTTTACCTTCCCATCTAATTCTAAGGCTGGTAGTTGTTGTTGAAAAATAAAGTTTCTTAAGATTAAAGTCCCCAGTTAAGAAGTTAATCTTTGGAGAATATGTATTGTTATTATCAACGCCATTCCAAGCAGCAACATCAACAGCAGGACCATTACCAATTACGCTTGTGCTATTTGTAAAGTGAATAGTCGAATTAGATGTTACCCAAACACGGTCAAAGGTTTGGTCGAAAATTTTAAACGGCATTGATTCTGGGAATAGTACTCTGTAAACACCCTCATCAATACCAACGTTTGATGTTGTTGCATCACCATCAATAATTAATGTCATACCCAGAGTTCCTGGGTCTGTAATGCCAGAAGTTCCAAAGGTTACGTATGCTTTGTCTGTATAACCATTGTTATCAGTAACTACAGCATCATCTGTTCTTAGTATTGCTTGGTTTTCAGTGTAAATTAAAGAAGTAACTAATGTTGAATCGAATGTAATCTGCTGCGATGTTAGGCTGTTTAGAAGAATAAATGTAGTGCCAATAGCAAATCCATGTGGACCATTGGTTGTAATTGTAATAGTAGATGGGCTTTCTCCATCTGTTGCGATCGCGCCAAGAGATTCTAACTTAAATTCAGTTCCTTGGTATAATGATGCAAGATAAATTTCTGTAGAGCTTTCTCTTACAGAACCTGTAATTGGTGATGTTCTTCTTGCTCTGTATGTAAACGATGTTGATGATGGAGTTGTTAAAACAACGTATGTACCGTCAGCAAACTGTAGATTAGCACCTTTAACAATAATTGAGTTACCAACAACAAGACCATGATCCTCAGAAGTGGTAACTGTGATCGTGTTGCTTCCTGAGATTGCAGTCATTGTTAAAATGCTTAAACTCAAAGAACCATCTCGAGCAAAGAAAGTAGGAATATTATTGATGAGCTCTAAAGTTTCCCACTTTGAAGATTGCAAACCGTATTCGAAGTCAGTATCAATTAAGTTAGATGGCTCAGAGACACGCATCTTAGACACTGGGTCATAGATGGTCTCATTAGGTTCAATATAAACTGAACCAGCGATTCTGTTTGCTTTTAATACGTCAAGAGACATTTTTTCTCCAATTTTCCAATAGTTTTATTATTTATGTTCCACCACGAACCTTAAACACATTATAGCGAATAACGATTCTATCATCTGGATTTGGCGCTTCTGTAAAAATTAAAGTGCTACCAGAAGTGTAGTACGAATAAGAAGATCCTGGTGTTTGAGGAACGCCACCAACAGTAACAAATATCTCGTCTTCAGCCATCGCAGCAGCTAATGCGTATGAGGTTGTAGTTCCGTCACCAGTGTATATAGTTCTACTATATTTAGGCGTAAATTCTAACGCAGAACCAGAAGAATTTAATAGTGGAGTTGCCGCACTTAATCTTAAAGATGTTGCGTTAATCGTTCCAACAACATCTAATGGAAAAACTGCTGTAGTGTTTAAAGTTCTTGGTGTGCTGGCTGTTCCACTAGAAGTACCATTTACTGGGCTTAGAGCAACTGACAGATAATAATAAAAACCAGAAACTTGTCCATACGCACCACCAGAGGCATTAGCTGTTGCTAGAGAGTTTGTTCTAGCGGTAGTAAATGTTGAGCTATGAGTTCTTGTGTTAGCTGAAGGTACAGTCTCAACCAGAAACCATGATGTGCTAAATGAAGTTTTTCTATAAACTTTATATGATGTTGCGCCAGTAACAGCACTCCATGTTACTGTTGCTGTGTGGCTAGTTGGTGATGCGCCAGCGGAATAAAAGCGAGATGAGGTTGCGGTTCCTATGGTTTCTCCGTATGCATTAACTGCTGTAACTGCAAAGGAGACCAAAATTGCTCCAGTAGAATTAAGAGAAGAACCAGTTGCATATGTTATAGATGTTTCGCTTAATGATGTAACTGCGCTACTACCAGTAATATGTAAATTACCACCTCTAATACCACCTGCAACTTTTAATGCACCAGCAGAAGATGTTGAAGGTGTTGTGCTACCTAGAGTTATGTCTCCAGTTGGACCATCAATACTAAATTTTGTTGTTAAAATATCTACATCAACCAAAGTGCCAGTTGTTTCGCTAACAAGAAGAGGGTATAATGTTCCAGTTGCGTTTGTGGTGTCAGTAATAGCAATAGCATCTGAAGACTGAACCCACTGAACTCCTGTCCCTGTTGATTTAAGAACATAATTATTAGTTCCAGCGCTACCACCAGCAGTAATTGTTCCAGTTAGGATTAAATTGTTTATTGTTTTACCACTTAGACTTTGCGTGGAGTCAGTGTCTACAATTGTTTTTCTACCAGTAGCGGTGCCGATGGTTAGAATATTATCATCTGTATCCCAGAAGATAGAACCTTCCGCAGTTTGCGCAGCGGAAGCACCTTGAGGTAAAACAAGAGAACCTGCTGCTGCATCAATTGTTGGGTTGTTGATTGTTGGGGATGTTAAAGTTTTGTTTGTTAAAGTTTGTGTATGATCTTTAAAAACAAATTCATCGTTACCAGATAATATTGGTAACGTAATTGTTCTTGTTCCATCCAACTCTCCGACTGCAAACTGGTAAAAATGATCACCAGTAGTATCCCCGATCTTAGGGAGAGTCAATACTTTGTTGGATAAAGTTTGCGATGTGTTTGTTCCGACTAAGGTAGTTGTTACCTGTGGAAGAGTAAGAATCTTGTCACTGTCAACAATAATCCCATTACCTGTTAGGTCTAGATTATCGCCAGAGGCAAGTTCTTCAATTGTGTTGGTTTGTCCAGATTTAACTATTAGAGGAAAACGATTTGCCATTATACTGCCACTCCTACGACTCCAGTTGGGCTAGTGGATGTCCTAACAATTATTCCTAGAACCCCAGAAGTCACAGAAACTACTACAGCATCTTCTTGTAGTAAATCTCCCCTTTGATACACTCTTAATGACGAGGAGCCGCCACCAGCCCCACCGCCAATTAATCCAACCGTGTTATTTTGATTTTTGTAATACAGTTTACCGTCAGCGTAGTTGAGAGCCAACTCACCGTATTCTAAGTCTGTATTTAGTGGTATCTTTCCAACTATACTAGACTTCTTAAGTATAATTCTGTTTGCCATTATAATCCTTAAAAAAGGGTATCACTGAATGATGTGGAGTAAAAACTCCATAATGCTTTTATTTAGTAAGTGCCACCTTCAATATTAAATCCGTCAATGTCAGAAGTTGCAGCGCCAGCACCAATGATATCTGCAGCAGTTCTAATATTTTTTAGAATACCCAAACCACCAGCAATAACAACAGAAGCAGCAGTAGTTGATGTAGCTTCAGTCGTATCAGCGATTGCCATTTTACCAAATCTAACATTACCATAAATTCCAGTTACGCGAGGGTCGAATGTTGATCCAGTTTCTGCAGCATCAGCAATAAAAACAAATTCAGATAGCGAATCATCATAACCGAAGAAACCATGTTTAGCCATTCCAGCGCCAGACGAATCATACCAGTGAAACTTAATACCACGATCTAAGTTGTCGTCAGATATAGCATCAAGTTCTCCACCTAAAGTGAAGATTGGGTCATCAATTGCAATCTGTGTAGAATTAATGGTAGTAGTTGTACCATCAACTTGCAAGTTACCTTTGATGATAACAGTACCACCGTTATCGTTTACTGGAGCTGGATCAAGATAGAGAGTGTTACTATTATCAGTAGTAGAAATTGTATTACCATCAATTCGAATGTTATCGATATTCGCTTGACCAGTAATTGTTACAGTAGAATCATTACCAGAACCAGCAGTTCCTCTAATGGTTACTGTATTAGAATTTAGAATTGTTTCAGCAGTTGTAGCAATAATGCTATTGTTTGTGCCTGTGGCATCGATAGTTACATTAGTTGCATTAACGTCTAAGGTTGTTACATTAACTTCAACCTCGTCTGACGCTACAGTTGTCTTAACTGAAGAAGTTAATGATAAGTTATCTGTGCTAGAAGAACCAACTAAAATTTGAGCAGCACCAGTCCCAGAATTTATTGCATCAATTGTAAGAGTTTTAGTTGCTGCGCTGTTGGTTGTAATTGTTAAATTAGAACTATCGGTTGCATCGATAGAAATAGAAGTAGCGTCTAATGTAAATAGATTCTTTACATTAACATCCATGTTGGCATCGCCAACAGAGTTATCAGATTTTAACTCATAGGTGATTGCAGTGCCAGTAGCGGCATCAACACCCATAGTTGTTGTATTGCTACCAGTGATAGAAACTGTAGTGCCATAAATTGTTGTCGCTACTCTTGCGCCAGACGCACCGATTGTTGTTGCGCTATCAATCTGAACTGTACCGTCAACCTCAAGATTTCCAAGAACATGAGCATTATGGTTTATTGTTGTTGTACCAGTGTTAGCACCGATGCTAACAGTTGAGGCTCCCAAGAACGCATTAACGGTAGATGGACCATCATTAGTTAGTGATGCTTCTGTGTCTTTATTTAATAAGTTGAATGTTGACTGATTAGAATATAAGTCACCACCATTAATAGCGAAGTCGCCAGAAATAATCTGCGCACCAGTTACAGCGAAGTCGCCTTGGACATTCAAGTTACCTGCGATACCAACTCCACCATCAACAACCAAAGCACCATTATTATATGCTGTTGAAGCTGTTGTTGCGTTAATATTAACAGTAGCAATCTTAGATTCGATATCTAGACTGTTGGTGTCAACAGCCATCGCAAGAGTGCCATCAGTATAGAATCTTAATGTATCATCAGATCCTGCTGGTGTGCTTTCTGCAGTAATATATGTCAAACCATCTACTGAGCGAACACCACCAAGCGATGACCAGTTTGAACCAGAGTAACCTTCAAATTGAGAGATTTCACTATTATAGCGAATAGCACCCTGAACTGCTGGACCTTGTTGCGCTGATGTTCCTACTGGAATTACAACACCATTAGTTCCGATAATATGAACGTAACCAGTGCCAGCTGGATCTAATTCAATATTACCATTGGTATCAGTAGAAGAAATCTTATTACCATTGATAGTAATATTATCAACATTTAATTCATCAATTTTCTTATTAGCATCAACAATAATTGCAGAGTTTGCAGTTAGAGTTCCGTGTACATGATCAAGTAGGTCAGTAAAATATTTACCACCGATAACATAAGTATTAGCAGCATTACCTGCAGTTTCTGGACCAAAACCTATGTATAATCTATCACCACCGTTTGCTTGCGTACCACCTGCAGCAGAGTATGCCAATTCACCATTGGCTAATGGTGTTGGCGCAGAAGCTGCTGTGCCAGAACGCTTGATACGAATAATTGATGCCATCTACTTATCTCCGATTAAAAATTTCCGCCATCCATGTCTTGAGCCACGAGGTTTCTTGACGCAACCCACTTAGTCGCTGGGACATTGTATATTAATAAAGAACCTGTCTCTAAGTTTGAAGAGTCTACGTTAGCAGCCTGTTCTATGGTAAATTCTTGAAGTGCACCAGAAACACCCTGTATACCAACACTTGGAACTTGAACCTGAGCACCAATAGCGCTTATGGTGGCTGGTATATTCTGTGTTTGAGAAACTTTTGCTTTTATGTTACTCATCTTGTTATCTCTGGCGATATTACTACTATACCTTCCAACACTCTATATTTATCTTGAGTTGTTGTATTTGTTATTTCTATATCATAAAGGTATCTTCCTGCTCTCATAGCGGAAGATACCGATGGAGTTAACTGTAGTCTAATCTGACCATTTGTTGGCGTTCCATACACAGATGCTGTAAAATTAGTAAAGGTTGAAGATTGATATGACTTTCTTATTTGAGCCTGAATGGTAAACCCAGTTAGATTCATAGGACTTCCGTCCTGATTTGTCAAATCAATAATCGTACTAAATGTTGTTCCCTGATCAATATACAGATTAGATATTGTTGCCACTTAATTCTCCACTCTCTTATTTATTATTATGCAAAGTTGTGGTTTTCACCGTAGACCCAACCTCTTGCCTCATTATAATAAACAAAAACTCTAGCCTCTCTGGAATCGTTTAGCACAGGATTATCTGTTGACCCAGCCAGCTTTTTACCATTTAGGTTGATTGTGCAGTTGTTTGTTGCAAAAGTTCCAGCGGCATCAACTATCTTAATAGTATCTCCCATTGAAGCTGTTGCTGGGAATGTAACCACAATAGCACCAGCTGTGGTGTTAACGAAATAGTATCCACCAGCTACAGCTGTAAAGTTTGCAGTTTTCTCTTCCCACTGCCCGACGCTAGATCTAGAAATAGATTGCGCCAGTTTATCTCTTGTAATAGCTCCGTCTGCTACGCTCGGAACGAGGAATTGTTTACCAAGGAAGATGATAAAAACATTACCATTGTTTACTGGGGGAGTCGTAAAAACAATTTGACTCCCACCAGATGTAATGTTAAAATCCCTGCCTGGTTTTTGGACTTGCCCATTTCTCACAACAAGCAAAGAAGCAGCGTTGGAAACCTTATAATCTAAATCAAAAGTCGTAGTTGAACCATCGACTGGAGGTGTTTGCACCTCAAAAATTCCATAACTTGGTTCTCTTCCTAGATATGCCATTCTAACCTCTTATGCCTGTGATTCTGACCAAGTAATACGAGCGGATGCTTGGAACGGAGCAGAACCATTGATAGTTGATGTATCAATTGGTGTCGCTGTAATAGTCAAGATATCTGGACCGTTAGGGAATGTTTCGTCACCGCCCAAGATCGAGTTACCTAGCTGAGCAACTTCACCAAGCTCTGCTGTTGTCTGAACTAAACTACGCTGACCAGTTGTTGCGCTAATAATAGAACCACCAGAAGCACGGAACGAGAATAACTGAATACCGTTCTTAATGGTTTCTCCTGGTGAATGTCTATAGATTTGCGACAATGAAGGAGCAGTATTATTAACGAAGTTACTGTCTGACAAATCAGAGTTCAAGAATAGTTTAATCTCAGATTCATGTGTCAATAGAACACCGCAAGAGTTTAGAGTCAGTTGCATTCTGTTAATGACATCTCGGAAACCAAGACCTCCAGTTAATCCGTTATCTACAGAAGGGGCAAGACGGATAGAAACTAGAGGAACTGGAGCAAGAGCAGAAATTGACTGATTACTTGTTCCACCACCAACAATAAAGTTTTGACCACTAGCGCCAACTCCAGTGATATTGTTTCTAAATCTTTGTGTTAATATGACTCTACTATTTGTGGTTCCTGCAACAATAGAAACAGATTTAACTAAAGTGTTTGCTGGTAAATAGAAGTTATTAAAATCATTCTGAACAGAAACACTAGAACCAACAATAAACTTAGATGAGTTAGCGTTAGTTACAAGGATAAAATCGTCTCCTCTGTTGATATTAGTGCTTGCTAATGATGCAACAATCTGAGTACCACCATTCGTTAGCGTAATAACATTAGAGTCAGCAGTAAACAAGTATGCTTTATCGTCATCGAAACGACCATCCATAATAACAGAAGTACCCCAGTGGAATAGTTGTGGAGAGAATGTTGGTTCGCCGAATGTTACAACTTCGTAACGTGCTGGGATATTACCAGAACGCATATATGCTTCAACGAATTCATTGTTGTGGATAAACTCATGGAAGTAGCGAACTTCACCACGCTGGTCTTTAACACCAAAGCGAATCTTACCAGCACCATACCAAGAGTAGTCAATGTATACCATCTGAATCTTATTAAGGTCTAGGACATAACCGCTTCTTCCGTTTCCGTCTGCCTTATCAAGAGTCCATTGATTTTGCGGTACTTTTGTATCAATTGTTTTGGTTCCAATAATGTTGGTTAGAGTTGATCCGCGATATTCTGGTTGAATATACATTTGAGTATCACTATCAATTCCAATAATTTTGTAAGACATACCACGAATAACAACATATTCTCCAACACTTAGTTGCGTTGTAAATTTAGTTTTTTCTCCAGTGATCAAAGAAGAACGATATGTTGCATTAATTCTTCCAGAAATCTGCTGGATAGAACTTCTTCTAACGCAATATAACTGCTGTCCATCATACTCAAAGAACATACCGTTTTGAGTGTCAAATAAACCACAGCGAACCGCAGCGTCTTTCCAAGAAACTAAGTTAAACTTAGGGAATCCATAAGCAACCGAAGATCCATTCTGTCTGTAGATAGGTAGTCTAATTTGTTTTATTACAGTTCCAGAATTCTCTGTTATGTTTACACCCGCTTGAGTATAAGTGAATGTTGTTGAATCAACAACTGTTACTGGAGCAGAGAATCCATTGAAGTTTGCGCCAACACCAGTGCCAGAGATAGAGATATAATTTCCTGTTACAAGACCGTGACTTGATGAAGTAACAACTGTTACAGTGTCATTTAATCTTGAGATAGAAGAAATTCCAACTGTTGGTGAACTTCCTACAACAGTGTTAGACAATGTCAAAACTTTAGTATTTGTATTTACATCAGTAATGATTGTGTTTGCTGGAATTGTTATACCGCCATATGTTCCTGCTTTTATTGTTTTTCCAACTGCAACACCATTCAAATTCCAAACTGAACCGATAGTATTAGTTCCATTTGTCACTGTTCCAAATAATGGTGTGTCTTCATAAACATATGTAAAGGTATACTCGTCAACAACTTCTAAAATATCAAATTGACCATTATAACCATTATGCCCAGAAGCAACTGTTGCTTCTGAAACTCTTATTCTATTAGTTGTTCCTGGTTTAAATCCATGAGGCGAGTCAACCTTAATCTTAGCAATATTCTCATTAGATGTAAGCTCTTCGCAATCTGTTGGTGGGTTAAAGTTAATAGCAATAGAAACTTGAATACCCTTACCAGATTGATAGCGGAAATACTTACGAGTCTGACGAACTACGCTAGAGTCAGGAACTAGACCAGTAGTCATAGTAACTCCACCATCGAATGGACGATGAGCAGTAGTAGCATTAGACTTAACGTAAATGTTAGTGTTAATAAAGTATTCAAAAACTGGTTGAATAGAAATTGCATTACCAGCAGCAAAACTTGAATTTAAGTATTCACTAATTGTCAATATGTTACCATTAATTGCAGTAATTCTGGTATTTGCTTTAAATCTTCCGTTACTATCGAATAGGTAGTAACCAACAGCTAAATCAGCAGCATTGTTTACTGTTATAGTTTGAGATCCAGTTGTTACTGCTGCGCCAGCTGATACTGTTCTATCAATAATCAAATTAACCTTAACAATTGCGTCAGGAGTAATAGGAGATCTCAACTTAATTGAAGTATCAGACTTAACAGAAGAAATGATATAGTTAAAGATTTTACCTGGATTAGCTGCAGTATAGAAACGTAGAACGTCACCACCCTTAAAGTTTGTTAAGAACTTAGTTCCGATACCTGTAATAATGTCAGATTCTTCAGTAACAACTACTGTACCCAATCCTCTAGTTAAACCAACAATAGAGTAAGTATCAAAGCTCTGAGATCCATTAGTTCCAGCAGTCAAATCGATTGTTGTTGGAGTTGGAGAAACAGCCTCATCGAATGTTGGCGCCAACTTAACAAAGTTAGGGTCAACAACAACAGCATAATATGTCTGACCAGAAACAAGAGCAGTTTGTGTTACACCATCTTTGTCAACATAAGGAGCAGTTGCGATTGGTGTAGCTGATCCAGGTCTATAGATTAGAGAAGTTCCATCTCTGAACTTATGGTTCTGAATTCTAATGTAGTCTTGTGTTGTGTTTACTTCAGTGTTTGTAAACGACTTAGTGTTGAATGGAATGTTCGAACTTGTCGCAACAACAAAAGTTGTTGGATCAGGAATATCCTCAATAACATAAACACCATCAGCATCAGAAGCTCTAGTAAACACGTGAGTTCCATAAGACTTAAATGCAACATTGTCGCCAAGATTCTTATTAGAACCAGTAAAGACTAGAGGTCTTGATTCAGCTGTATACGCAACAGGTAGAGGTGTAGTAAAATCAAGCCTCAATGCCCAATTGGTTGCGGCATATGGTGGAATAGAACCTAAGAATGTTCTTGGTGGTAGTCTATTAAAGTTAATGAATGTTCCACCGAACATACCAGCATGCGTTTGGTTCAGAGTAACAGTAATGTTAGGTGCTGTTCCGCTAAACGCTGTAACATATGTGCCAACTGGGAACGGACTAAATGTAACTCTCTGACCAGCAGTAACACCACCGTGGATATCGCTGATAGTAACTGTTGTTCCACTAACTGCAGTTACTGTTACATTTTCTGGGAAGTTAGCCTCTGGTGAACTTACATATAGACCAGGAATAACAGCACCAGCAATAGTGCCAGTAATAGAAGCATTAGATAGAGCAACAGTTGGTGATGCGCCAACAGTAAAGGTGTTAAGGATTGGATCAATATCAGTGATCAACAACCCTGTTGCTGCAAGAGTACCAGTACCAGCAGTAACTGCAACAGTCATACCAGTGTTCAAACCAACCGTTGAAGGAACACGAATAATTGAAGTTGTTGGTGTGCTAGAACCAATACCTGCTGCAATAACAGTACCAGCAAGTCTAGTTGCTGGAGTATTACCAGCAGTAATTACACCAGTTGTTGCGTTCGCAGTACCAGTAATTAGAGTTGGTTTTAGTGGGTTAGTTGTTACGATAGACTGAATAACTGTTTGTGTTGCATAGTTTGTTGCAGTCGCGAACGCACCCTGTCCACCAGTAGCTGTTGAAATTAGAGTTAGTAATTGACCAACTTTAAATCCTGTTGCGCTTGGAACATAGATATCGTTAGTTAAGTTAGTTCCTGTTCCGCTTGAAACACCAGCGATGAATCTAGCGCCAGATAGTGCAGTAGTAGGAGCATCAGTTAATACAAATCTATTGCTGTCAATAATAGCAGCAACTCGAGTATTATTAGCAAGAGCTCCAGCACTGCTAATACCACCTGTAGTAATAGCACCAGTAGCCGTAACTTCAACTGCCATACCCTGAACTAAACCAGCAGTGCTACTTGTGTAGACCATGTTGCTGTTTAATGTCATTGTACCAGTAGCAGTTGTTAATGTCTTAACAGTACCAGCTACACCACCAGAAATAGTTTCTGAAACAGTGAAGGTAGTTGCGCTTAGGATCTGCTTAACATAGTAAACAGTATTTGTTAGGATAGTACCGAATGTTGTTCCAGTAAATACTACTGGGGTGTTAACTTCAATATTTGCAGTATTGCCAGAAGTTGTAATAGCATTTGTTACTGAAGAAGTTGCAGTACATGCTAGAGTGACAACTACGCTACCAGCACCAGCGATAATTCTCTGTCCAAACAATGGTGTTGATGGCGTTTGGTTAACCGTGAATGATTTTCCATCAACTGCAATAGATGTAACATAGGTAGCTACTGGAGTTGTTACTAGAACGCCAGCTGATCCTGCTACGTTAGTTGCAAGAACTGGAACCATACCAACTTGAAGACCAGTTGTGCTATCGCAGAAAATACGATTACCAACAGAACCGAAACCACCTCTAATGATTGAGGTGTTAATTACTGGTTCATCTCCAGTTGTCGAACCAATACTACCAACACGATATGTGTCTGATGCAAAAACAGTTTCATCTAGATTGTTGTTAGCATCTTTGTATCCAACAATAAATGCAACAGAGCGATATGCTGCTGGGCTATCAGGAACAGTTCTCTTAGAAACAACAACAGAGCCTTGTGGAAGCCCAGCTGTAAATCCAGCTGTTGTAGCATTAACGTGGTGACCTTCAGTTAGAGTACCGCCACCAGTAAAGCTGTTACCCCAGAAAATATTACCACGAATATATTGCTGAGAACCAGAACCGTATGTTGTTAATGGAATAGCTGTATTACTTTGGGCATTAACCAAAGATGATGCTAGTTGAATGTAGTTTGCATTAACTTTAATGATATAGTACAAGTTACCATTCGTTAATCCACCAATATCATTACCACCGTTGCTGAAATAGCGAACTGGGTCGCCTGTTAGATATGGGTGTTGTGGTAGACGAATAGAACTTAGAATAGCCGAAGGTCTTCCGTCAGTGCTTGTATAAACATCATTACCAGAGTCAGCCTTGAACCCTCTAATGTTAGAGAATCCGCTAGTTCCAGCAACTGCACCAGTAGCAAGGAATACTGCACTACTATTAAATGGAACTGCTGAAGTTACAGCTGCTGCAGTCTGAACTCTATTTTCTGTATAGATGTTAGCAGTTGAGCTAACTTCGAAAGTATTACCTTCACCAGCAGTAGCTGCAAAAGTTGTAGTTGATCTATTACCATCAACATACATATTTACCGCTAGTCCAGTATTTGACTTAACAGTAAAAGTATTAGTGTTTGCAGTAGCAGTAGCTGCAGCAACAGTTGATAGGTTAGGTGTTGCTTGTGTTACTTCTTGACCTGCTTGAATCTTAAAGAATGTATAAGATCCAGCAGTAGTAGTCGCAGTATGTGGGGCTGTCAACTCAATTTGAGTTGGAGAAAGAATTCTCTGAATTCTAGCGTCTAGATTAATACCAGCGCCAACAACTGGCATACCTGGTTTCAATTCTAATGTGTCAGGAACAATCAAAGTGTATTGATTGATTAAACCTGCATTAGCAGCTAGGGTCTTAGTAACATTAGTGATTTGGGTTGCAGTAGCAACTGTTGCCGTTGTCGATACAGCACCAACTATTCCTGCCGCAACAGCTACGTTATTTGCTCCACTATTAGCATCATGCCCAACTGAAGATAGAAGATCAGCTTGAGCAGAGGTTAGAGCCATAACAACAATAGAATCTACGTCTATTGTTGCAGACTCATCTGATCCAGTTTGAGCGAAAGTGAACGTATTAGTTCCAGTTGTTGTAATTGTAACAGGAGATGAAGTATTAAACGAAGTTGTTGGCAACCCCTGAATCATTACAGTTTGTGAATTATTGTAACCATGAGCTTCTTCTGTTGTAATTGTAACAATATTAGAAGCTCTTACTGCGCTCTGAATATCTCTTGGCTTGAACAAGATTCTTGCTGTTCTAATGTTACTTCCTGTTACTGCAGAAACTTTTGACTCGAATGGAAGAACGCTACTAGACTTAACTAGATGATTTGTAACAATACCACCACCATTAGCAGAAGGAGTCTTCTTGTCTAATAGTCCATCAATTGCTTTCAAGGTAGTAAATGTTTTACCAGCAGGAACTGGGGTAATAATTGCACGTCTAGCTGTTACGTTAGCAAAGTCAACATATTTGTAAGCAATACCATACGTTACACCAGTCGCAGCGTTTTGAGTTACTGCTGGAGCAGGATTAGTAAATACTGGAATGTTAACTGTAATTGTAGAAGGGGAAGCATTAATTACTGGAGTTGCTGGAACAGTAGCAACAGTCCAGAATCCATTCATATAAGGAACTGGATTATCACGAATAATAATCGAATCACCAACAGCCAAACTGTGGTTGGTGTTAAAGGTAATCGTCATTGTTGACGCATTAGCAGTTTTACTTACAGCAGTTATTCCTAGTTCTTGAGTTGTTGTTGAAACTCTAAAGTTGTCAGTATTAACTGCTTTAACGAAGTATTCAAAGGTGTTTCTCAAACCGTCAACAATTGGAGCACCAGCTGAGTCATAAATGACTGTTTGGTTTGCTAAGAATCCATGATTTGGTTTATAAACAGTGTTAGCTGTTGCTGAATACTTAACACCAGTAAAGGTGTGAGATCCAGTGCCAAATCCTCTTAGATCAATTAAAGTTCCTGTTGCTCTGTCTTTTAGTTTAAAGCGGTCGTCAGAAACTTTTTCAACTAGATAACCATTAGAACCAGCAGCAGCCAAACTTGTTGCGCTTGGGCTCTGAATTGCAGTATCTGTTGCAGTATATAAAATGTAATCGTTATTTAAGAATCCATGATTAGGGATATAGATAGAATCTGATTCTGCTAAAAGAACAATAGGTGTAATGAACACCTCACCATTAGTTCTAGCTCCAGGTGTAACTAGAGGATTTGCTGGTCCTGTTGAGAATGTTAAATCAAATCCAGAATTTGTTACAGTTCTAACAAAATAAATTGTGTGAGCAGTATTATTAGTTGTTGCATCAGTAGCATTTGTTACTGTAGTATTGGCAAGAGCGCCATTAGCTGTATTATTTGTTACAATAAACGCATCACCAGCAGCAAGACCATAAGGGACTCCGCTAACCGATGCATTTAATGTCATAACACTTCCAGCAGAACTTACGAATCTGAAGGATCTTGTTGCTACAAACTTTCTACCCTCAAGAATAGTTCCAGTGTTTAGAACAACCCTAGCATTAGAGTTTGTCTGGCTGTATACTGTAGGTAGAGCTGTTGCTAATAAAGCAAAATTATCATCGTCGATTGGATAAACGAAATAATTTCTAGATGCTGTTAAAGCAGCTGGGAATGTGTTTCCTGGTGGATTATAGAACCATAGAGCATCACCAAGAGCATATCCGTGACTTGGTACATTAAAGCAAGAAACTCTAATATTTGGCTGTAGGTTTGCTGCTGTTCCAGGATTGTCAGAGAATGTAATCTTCTGACCATGAGTAATGTTAGCGTTAATGTTAGCGCTAATTTGAACAGTAACAAAGTTATTTACATCTGGCGCACCAACTGTGTTAACTGTAGCATTGGTTGGGATACCAGTTCCGCTAACAACCATTCCAGGATAAATCTGTTTATCGTATAGAGTAGCTTTAAATGTCAACTGGTTTGTCGAACCGCTTGCTCTTGTGCCGCCAGAAAAACCAGAAAGATCAAGAGCTCTTGTTTCCTGATAAGCGAGAGCACTAATAGATGAATTTCTATCATATGCCCAACCAGCATCAACAACAGAAATTGACGATACACTAGAACCTGTTACTGTTGTTGAGAACACTGCTGGAGCTGCTGAAAATCTTTGAGCAGTTCCGACGCCACCAGAGGTATATGTAATTACGTTGGTGTTATTTAATGCATCATTTCTAGTTGGGTGTAACTGAATTGTTGTTGCTGATAGATTTCTAACATATAAACTTAAACTACTTGCGATGAATACATTTCCTGGCAAGAATCTACCAGTAGCGTTGTTAAAACAACCAGAACCAATATTAGTAAACTTGATGAAGTTTCCACGTAGAGCATCTGAGTATGTAGCAGCAAGTCTAAAATTATCCGCATCAATTCTAATTACAAAATACGGAGTAGAATCAGTTAGACCACCAATAACTGCTAGTGCTGGAGAGTTAGCGTTAACTGTTCCAGAAGCAGTTACAACTCTTCTGTAATAAACTCTATCTCCAGTAACAAATCCGTGATCATCAGTTCTGATGATGCTTGTTTGAGAAGAGATAGAAGCTGCGTACCAAGCAGTAGTAGCATTAAAACTAATACCTGTTGAAAGGTTATAAGGGAACTCAATAACAATTGTTAAGATATTGTTTTGAATTTCATAAGAAGAAATTCTAGTTCCTTCTGGTGTTAATAATGTAGGAGCTGTTGTAGTCGTAGCGCTAATAGACCAAAGTCTTAATTCCTGACCAATTTCAATCTTACCATAATAAGATAATGGATCACAAGTAATTAAAGCTGTCTTTGCGCCGACGCTTGCGCCACCGAAACTAGCGCCAGTACCAAATGCAGCTGGAGAATATCCAACTTGACCATCAACAACACTTGCTTCGCCCATAAAACGACCATTAGATGCCCAGCTGTATGGATCTCTAATTACAGGTGTGCTACCGATAACTGGGTTAATATTCGCGCCTTCCATGTGATACTCGACACGATCACCAGTATTAAATGTATGAGTAGATGTAGTAATTCTACCAGCATTAGCACCAGTTCCAAGAGTAACACCACCTGCAGTAAATGTAATAGAGTTTACGTTTGCTGTTGTGCTTCCACTAAAGAATGGGACAGCAACAGGAGCACTAACATAACCTGCGCCACCATTGACAATTCTTGCTGAAGAAATTGGAGCATTTAATGTAGTGTTGATATTGCTGTTGTCGAAATATAACGTACCCTTACCAACAAATCTGTATGGGGTTACTGATGTAATTCTGTAGTCTAATACAGATTCACCAATAGAAGTTGATGTTGTTGTTTTCTCAGTTGTTATTGTATCATCAGAATTAAAGTTTTCAATAGGGATATCTTGACGATAGATAGCAACAGTATTGAGGAAATAGAACGGTGTATTTAAAGAGAAACCGTGTGGGAATTTAGTTTTAACAATTAGATGTGATGGGTTTAAACCATTTGTTTCAATATCAGCAACAGTAATCTGCGAACCAAAATAGAATGCGCCTGGAATAACTGCAGTATAAACAGTAGATAGTTCTAATGTTGTTTGTGGGGAGAATGTTAACTGATATGTAAACTGACTTGTGCTGATGACAGCAGTAACAATATAACCACCCTCGAATTGAGAGTTAGCCAAACCAGTAATTTCAAATGGGGAGCCAGCAGTTAATCCATGACTTGGAGCTGTAACTAGAACAGTTGAGGAACCTTGTGTTGACTGAACAGATGTTACTGAGATTGCATTCGCACCGTTTCTTGAATAGAATGATGGTACATTATTAACAAGTTTCAGAGTTTCCCATTTTGTGGTTTGTAAACCATATTCAAAGTCAGTATCGATAAGATTCTCTGGCTGAGAAATACGTATCTTAGAAACTGGATCGATGAATGGATCTTCAGGGCGAATTTCTGTTGATTCATTTTCAACTAGAACCTGAAGTGTATCGGTATTTAAAACATTAAGCGCAGCTAGAGACTGTCTAAAGACAAATTTAGTTTCATGTGTATCTAAATCGTATTCTCTAGTAAGAACACCAGATCCTTCATCCGCGAAGTTATAGATAATTCTGTTTGTAGTTACATCAGTAATAAGCAATAATCTTTGCAAGAGAATATTGCCATTGATGAAAATAGCATTATTATCTCTATCAATTCTATATCCTGTTGCTAATAGTTTCTTAGCCATTTAGTTCCTCTGTTCCAAAAAGTTATGCTAGTGCAACTGCAAGCGCAATTTGTAATGATTGTGGGTTAACTGAATCCCATCCCGATCCATTGTATACTTCTAATTTTCTTACAGTTTCATTATAGCGAACCTGACCAGCTTCTGGGCTCCCAGTTCTTTGTGCTGTAGTTCCTCCTGGCATATCAACAACATCGCCTTGTAGTTTGATGTTTGATTGCAGAGAACCTGATTTGATTTTACTGATCGCCATGTTTTCCCCTGAAGATAGTATTATTTAGCGGACATATAAGTGAAACTTAGATTCATAAACGCTGAATTTGTAAGAGAAGTGTGAGTTAGTGGAATCCATCTTCCTGTTAACAAGTTGGTATATCCAAGTCTTACGATGTTTGAAGATTGTGGAATAACAGCCATTGCTGGTCCAAATTGTTCTGTTGATTCATCAAAGTTAAATCCAAAAGATTGCTGAGTAACACCATATGATTGATACGGTAGACCAATAATAGTCAACTCACCAAGAGAAGTTCCAAATTGAATTAAACGAATTTGGATATTTACTGTAACAATTCTTCCAGTTTTAACATATTGACCAATATTATTTAGGTAGATTAACCCAACAGAATTTCCACCAATTCTTAATTGTGGAGTAAACGAACCAACTTCTTCATTTACGTTTCTACTTACTGTACTAAAACCAAGATGTTGAATAGTAACTTTTTCCCCAGTAGATCTTGGTGTAACAAACTCGATAGAATCCGAGCTACCAAGAACAGCAACAGCTGTCGCTGCGACTAGAGGAACATCTCCAGACTGCGGTGTTACCACGACAGTTGGGGTATTTTCGTAACCTGAACCCTGATTCGTTACTGCTATACTTGCAACCCCATATCCCAGTCTTGCAGTAGCAGTTGCTCCGCTACCGCCACCACCAGAGAATGATACTGATGGAATGCTTGTGTAGGAAGATCCAGGACTAATAACTGTAACAGCAACAACCGATCTAGCAAGTGTTACTGTTGCAGTTGCTGTTGTTGTATTAGTGTCGCCAACTTGTGGTGTAATTGTAACTTGAGTGCTTAAATTATATCCAGAACCTGCGGTGTTAACTCCAATGCTTGCGATTCCATACCCAAGAACAGCAGTAGCAGCAGCGCCAGAACCATCACCAGTAAATGAAACTGTTGGGGCAGAAGTATATCCTGAACCTCCAGAAAGAACAGTTAGATTCTTAATAGAACCTGTTGATACTAGGTTTGCTGTAGCAGTTACGCCAGTTCCTGACCCACCTGAGAAAGAAATAGTAGGAGCAACAGTATATCCAGATCCACCAGCAGTAATTGTGATAGAAGCAACAGCAAAACCTAGTGTAGCAGTAGCTGCTGCACCAGATCCACTTCCAGTAAATGAAATCGTTGGCGCTGATGTATAACCAGAACCATTATTGGTAATTGTTAATGATGCTACCGCGAAACCTAGTGTAGCAGTAGCTGCTGCACCAGATCCACTTCCAGTAAATAAAATCGTTGGCGCTGATGTATAACCAGATCCACCAGCAGTAATTGTAATAGAAGCAACAGCAAAACCTAAAGTTGATGTAGCGACTGCGCTGGTTGTTGCTGCCTGAGCGCCAGTATCAGTAATAACAACTGTTGGCGCTGAAGTGTAACCTGAACCGCCAGCAGTAATATTTAAACTAGCAATTGTGTAACCAAGAACTGCTGTAGCAGAAGCTCCATTACCGTCACCAGTAATTGTAATTGTTGGTGCTGAAGTATAACCAGTACCATTATTTGAAAGCGTAATAGAAGCAACAGCATAGCCAATTACTGCAGATGCGGTAGCTGGGTTTGTAATTGTATCGCCTGGATCAGCAGTAATAACAACAGTTGCTGTGGTATAACCAGAACCAGCATTAGTGATGGTAATTCCTGTAATTGTTCCACCAGAAACTGTTGCAGTAGCAGTAGCGCCAGAACCATCTCCACCAAATGTAATTGTTGGAGCAACAGTATATCCAGCACCACCGTTAGTGATATTTACTTGTTTAATTCCACCTGTTGATGATAAGGTTGCAGTAGCAACTGCGCCAGAACCACCACCTCCAGAGAAAGAAACAGTAGGAGCATTTTGATAGTTAGACCCACCGTTGTTTAACGCAATTCTTTTTACGTTAGCAGTAGCAGATAATGTTGCGGTAGCAGTAGCGCCAATACCAGAACCACCACTGAAAGAAATAGTAGGCGTAGCTTCGTAACCTGCTCCAACATTACTAAGAGTTAATGATTTAATTACACCACTAGAAGCAAGAACAGCATCTGCTGTTGCGCCACTACCATTACCGCCAGTAAATGTTACAGCAGGTGCTTCTTCGTACAATGTCCCACCTGAAGTAACAGAAGCAGAAACAACGCTACCTGATGTTGCTAAAGTTGCAGTAGCAGCAGCATTGCTTCCATCACCAGTGAATGAAACTGTTGGTGCTGTTGTATAACCAGAACCACCGTTGCTTAGTGTTAATGTTTTAAGAGCGCCAGCAGTAGCTAATGTTGATGTTGCTGTTGCTCCAGTTCCGTTGCCACCAGTAAGAGTAACAGTTGGCGCTGATGTGTAACCAGAACCACCACTGTCAACTGTTGCGGTGTTAACCGCAAATCCTAAAACTGCAACTGCGGCAGCGCCAGTTCCACTACCACCTGTAAAGTCTACGGTAGGAGCGCTGCTATAACCAGAACCAGCATTATCTAATGTTAGAGATTTTAAAGAACCAGTTGTTGTTAGAGTTGCTGTTGCTGTTGCGCTTGATCCACCACCACCTGTAAAGGTAATAGATGGTGCTGAAGTGTAGTTTGCTCCTGGATTTGTTACAGCAACAGAAGCAATTTTACCAGTAGATGCTAGAGAAGCCTCAGCTACTGCGCCCTCACCAGCGCCACCTGAGAAAGAAACTGATGGTGGTGTTGTATAGTCATCTCCACCGTTATTTACCGTTACACCTTTAACAATACCAGTTGTTCCTAGTGTTGCTACTGCTGTTGCTCCAGAACCATCACCAGTGAAGGAAATTGATGGAGTCTGCTCGTAACCTGTTCCGTTATTTGTTATAGAAACAAGTTTTACAGATCCAGTAGTTGCTAGAGTAAAATCCTCAACAGGAGTTTGAACTTGACCATCAACCGAAACCAAAAGTGTGTTAATATAATTTTCTGGTTGTGACAGCGAGAAAGAAATTTGATTGTTTGTTGCGGTATGCTTATCAATAACAAAGTTTCTTAAATTCTCTGAAAGAGTTTCTGGTGTAACAGATCCAGCTGCAGGAACTAGATTATAAGTTGCTCCACCATTGTTTATTGCATAAATTACTGCACCAATATCTGGGATACTAGTAAATTGCAAACCACAATCATATAGCTCTTGAATCTCTGTAACCAAACCAGAAGCAAGGAGAATAGCATTTTGTGATTCTACTCTAATGCTACTTGCTTGGAAATCAGCAGAAGATGTTTGAAGAATATCAACATAACCACTGTTCTGAACGTAGTTGATAACAATACCAGAAGCAGCAGTTGCTGGTTGGTTGATTGTTCTGTTAATTTCAAAATCGTTAATCTGACCAGTCAGTCTCAAACGCTTTAATGTTACAACCTTGTACGCATCATCAGGTTGCTGTGGTACGTTCTCTACAAAAACTGTTAGATTTCCTGGGTATCCACCTGGAACTGGAGTAGAAAGCAAAAATGTTCTCTGAACACCATCGCCCCTAAACTCATCTTTAGGTCTTGCGCCAGAAGAAACATCAGCTACTGTATTTCCGATATATGCCATTATACATCCTCTAGGATTGATGCGATCGCGTCGATAGAAGATGCTACACTAGATTTAATTTTTAAAGCATCCCCAGCTTGAAGAACGATCTTTTGCCCTGAAATAACTTGTAATGATCCGCCAACTGGAACTGGAGCAGCCTTAACAACATAATAATCCAAAGCAGATTTTGTGATATAAACATCACAAGTCACTGCGCCATTTGTTGTATTGCAAATGTCAAGTTCAATAATGATAGACTTTAACCCAGTAGGAACAGTGTAAACTGTTTCAGCTGATGATCCTACATTTCTTCTTAGTTCGTTTTTAAATACGTTTGCCATGTTTAATTATCCTAGAGCAAGTGTGATTGCGATTGAAAACTGACGACCAGAATTAACAGCAGCTACTAGATTATCTTGAGGGTCAAGAAGAGTGTTAAGATCACCGATCTTCACTTCTTGATTATTAGTTCTCTCAATCGTTTGATTTGTTTTTACACGCCACTGATCAAAATTGTCAGTTTGCGGAACAGTAGGGATTGGAGTAGACTGATATGGTAGAGCCATTATTCTTTCCTATCTATTAGAATTTGTAACATTTGTTTGATACTATCAACATCATTCTTAAGATTATTTATTTCACAATTTAAAGAAGAAATTGAAGTAGACATAGCTTGTTTTTCTAACTCATTTCTTCTAGAGATAGACATCATTTTCTTATGTTCAAGATACCTTTTCGTATCAATGTTGACGACCGACCCAGTTCTTAAATCTTTAACTAGGTCGGGTCTTTTGTCAATCTTAGCAAGTTTTTCCATTATGAGTGAGCGATTAATCTTAGTTTCTTAATACGAGGAACTTTACTTGGATCAGTTGACTTCATAACAATCTTAATGATTGCATTAGTAAACGGAGTAATGTCAATAACATCAATTGTTTGTTCACTAAACACATCTAATGCGTCATTAGATGCAGTAGTAAAACCTGTATCAACATAATTTAGGGTGTTTGGATCCACACCAGTTGTCCAAGTCTTATAGTAAATTCTCAGATCAGTAAACTGCGGAATGTTACTGTCAAACAAGATCTTCAACGAATCTGCTGGGTTAGAAATAACCAGAGGACGTGTAATATAGTTTGCATAGTTTGATGTTCCAGTAGGAGCCCAATCTTCAACAAACTTATCTAGCTGATCAATCTTCCAACTTGGGGTATTCTTTCTGATATAATATTCAGTTGAAGAAGTAATAGAAGATGTTGGGTTTGCTGTTAGAGTAATAGATGTATCACTATTAACAATAGAGACTGTTCCGATAGTAATACCTGTCTCACCATCTGTTCTTCCGTTTCCACCAAAACTTTGTTCAGTCAGAACATCACCAACTGCAACTTCTGTTAGGAATGCGCTACCAGATCCAGTAACTGCAGTTGCTGCGCTACTTGTTGCTGTAATAAATCCTGCACCTTTGAAGTATAGATAATCATTCACCATATCAATTGTTGCAGATGTTACGCCTGATGGGAAAGTAAACGCTGGAGAAACTGTAATTGTAATAACATCGTCTTCAGCGTTACCAACATTAACAGTAGTATCGCTTGATGTTACAACAGTTTCAACTAGATACTTTCCGTTAATACCAGCGATCATACCAGACAAGTAGATATACTTACCTTGTTTAGCAAGAGATAACAGGTTATCAGCAGTATCAATATTAGTAGAAATAATACCCTTACCACCAGAGTTAGAGAATGTTAGTTTAGCTTCTGGAGTACCAATAGTAAATGTTGTAGCTGGGTCAGTTGAAACAGTAACAGTAGATGCTGTTGCTAATGACTCTAATTCAAGCAAAGTATTGCCAAGAGTATAACCATTATCAGTTCCAGAAACTTGAGCTACCTTACCAATTAGTTGATTCTGTGTATTATACAATAATGTTCCAACTGGAGTTTCAGTAGTAAACTGGGTTCCGATACCAAACACATATTTACTTCTAACAACAAATTGGTCTCCAGCATTAGTAGTTGGAGATGTTGTGTTAATTTTTATAGATCCTGGATTAACTTCCGTAATAGCTCCAATTAAAACTGGAGTTGCAGCAGTTGTATAAATCTCATCACCAACTCTTAGTCGTTTCCATGGTGCACCAGTTTGTGAAGTTCCAGAACCATCAAACAAGTAAGTAGTTCCAGTAATAGTATATGTTCTAGTTCCTCCTGATGTAGTTGCAGCAGGTAGTGTTAGATTTGCGCCAAACAAATTGGTATAGTGGAACGCACCAATTGTTCCTGTCGCTGGTTCTGCATCAATATCAGCAGCTGTTACATCGTTCGCTTTTAGTAGAGGTCTGTTGTCAACACCAATAACATTAATGTCTGCTTCAGTTGGGCTATTAATCAGATTTCTAATAGCGAACACTGATAATCTACCCATATCGATAATAGGTGAGACGTTGGCATTAGATGAAGACAACTTAGCTCTTATTGAAACAGATGGACGTACCAATCCTGTTGCTGCAGAGAGAACGTCTTCGTTCTCATACGATCTAATAATCTTTCTTGAATTAAATGTAAAGTTTGTATTTTCAGTTAAAGACTGGTATCCACTAGGAGTTCCGTCAGTATCGATAGCTTGAACTTCAAATTTTAATTCAGTATCTGTAGGAACAACGTTGTCGCCCTTTAAGAATAGGTAATCAACAATTAGTTGTCTTGAGCACTTAATTCCTGTGCCACCATAATCACCTTTGACGAATTGATCTAGAATTTGCTGAACAGTTGTTTCTGTTCCAGCTTCCCCAGTGATTAGAATGTTTGGCTCAGACTCACCTGTTTGTGGATTAATATATTCATCTTCAGTTTGTAATCTAAAGCAGAATGAATCTTGATCAACACCTTCTTGAAGTACAATCTGACCACCGTTTAGTAAACTTGCTGGAATACCAAAAGACTGCGACTTAGTTCCGTAATATCTTGTTTCTTCGAGAGTGTCAGCAATAAATTCTGCAACTCCCTCAATCATTACAACGTCGCCAGCACTAAATCCGTGGCGTGGTGCTCTAACTCTAATAATATCTGATCCTGGAGTAACCTCAAATGGATTAGCAGGAAGATTCATTAGTTTAGGTGGTAATGCTTTTAACTCAACCTGAGCTGTTTGACCAATATCAAACTCTGCCTGATACATTCTAAACTTCATATCGAACAGAGGATTAATCTCAAACTCTTTACTGTTTTGCGACAAGTATAGAGATCCAGTTAGAGGTTGGTTTGTAACTACGTTACCTGTTAAAATGTCGCTCTTACCAAGCTCTGAAATGAAAACTTGACATCCTGGCTCGTCAGTCTTAACGATTAGAGCATAGTTCTCATTATCGACCAAGTAGATTGGAGATCTAAACTTAAAGTTTGTTGCAACGCTACCATCATCGGAAACTGCTATCTCTGCTGGATTCTTAGTTACTTCAGAGAATGGCAGAATCTTAGAAGATGGGACGCCATTATCGGTGGTTCTAATCTCAACTGTAACAGGACGATTACCTGCTTCAGAGAAATATAGATCAACAGAAGTGATAAACATTCCACCAAAAGATTGAACAACGAATGTTTGTGCTAATGGATCGTGACCACGTCTTGGTCGAATAACCTGCAGGACACGTTGAGATGTTGAAACTCGGCGAACTGGAATTGATTCGAATACACGATCTCGTACAAAGTTTGCTTGACGACTATTGACAATAGTTCGTTCGCGAGAAAGCGTAACTCCCACAGAGGAATAAGTAGCCTCACCTATAGAATCAAAGTCAGCGCTGCTATTTGAAATATTATCTGTTATCTTAAATGAACGCTCACCAGTTCTAAATCTAATTGTATCGCTACTTGGGAGATTAAAGACTCCAGCGCAAGATCCAGTAGTATCGGTTCTAATAGCATCACCAATTTTCTTCATTACTGGCAATGTTCCAGCAGTCGAGTTTCCATTGATTGCTGTTACAGTTACTTGGTTTCTAGCAGAGTTTGCGAATACAAGAGTACCAGTTAAGTTCTCGCCAATAGAGAAACCATTTTTAATGTTAGTTACATAAATTTCTTGTGTTACTGGTCCAAGAGCATCAGTAGCAGAAGCGACACCAGCAAATACTACAACACCAGTAGCTTGTAATCTTCTAATGTAACCACCATCAGCGCCAGCGTAAGCAGCAGCTCTATCGTATGTGCTGAACTGTCTAATTCTTGAACCGTCTAATGACGTTAGAGTAATTGTTGTTCCGCTAATCGCTGCAATTTTAAATACTCTATTATTGATTTCTCTAGAAGTTCCAACATTATAAGTTCTAATTGTTGTCTGATTATTGATACGCTCAGTAACAGTTCTTGTAATGTTTAGAAGTCTAGATGGACCAAGGTTGTATAACTGAACATGGTGTCCAACTCTTAATCCTGTTACGTTGTTAACAGTAAGAGTAAACTGTGTTGAACCTTCTGGGTCAGTAATGTTATTGATTGTTTGAATAACAACTGGAGTATGAGTGTCATTACTCAACACATCACCAATCTGGAATGCTGGTTGAGCCTGACCTTCATATGTTCTTGACACATCAGTAGCAACTACTCTGTCTTTAATATCTTCAGTATCAAATCTCATGAATGAAGCGCCAGAGATTCTTGTTACATTAAACGCATCAGCAGGTTGACAATAAGAAGACACAGCTTCGTTATCAAAGAAAGCATAGAACTTTGTAGTTGGCTTTAAGTTCTTAGCGACAAACACAATAGGTCTTGCACGCATATATTCAGCGAAAGAAATATCAACGACTCTATCGCCATAATCTTGCTGGTTAATTGTGCTGGTTAAGGATGTTCTAATGCCATCTCTAGACTGTATACCAGTGTCTGTTGTTGTTATATTTTGTAGTTGAGTATTGCCTGACCAGAAAGCTGGACCAGCTTCAGATGAACTTCCAGTCCACTGAGTCTGCCATGCATTCCACTGAGTTCCTGTAACACCAAGAGCTTCAGCCATAAAACGAATAGCATCAAAGTTGTTATCATCTTGAACCAATAGGTCTGGTCTACGATCAGTGTCTTTCCAGTTATCACCTTCTGGTGTTAAAGTAACTTCTCCCTTAAACGCACCAATCTTATATGGGTTTACGTCAATGGTTCTTGTTCCATATGGATTAAATATTGAAAGCTGTTCAGTATATGGAAGAGTAATAATGTCGCCTTCTTTTCTATATGAAGAGGCGAATCTTTGATCTGAAGAAATAATGTCTTCAACAATATCAACAGCATCAGTAAAGTGCATAGGACGCAGTTCTTGCTTAACTGGATCAACAGCAATTCTGTAATCGATGTTAACAACATCACCAACTCCGTGACCAGTAAATTGATCAACGATAAAACCATTCTTGAAGCGATCTAGACCAGTTACGTTGTCTTTAATTTGTAGAGATTCAGTTTCAGTCTCTAGTAATGTTAGGGAAACATAGTACTCAAGATTTTGAATTCTTCTTTCAAGAGCTGCAATATCCTTCATTGTGTAACGACGGTTATCTCTTTGAAAAACACGAACGTCGTTGGCAGTCTTAGTGTATGCTGGGATATACAATGATGCAAGAACCATGCCATCAACTGGATCTCTTGGTTCGATTGGATCTCTTGCTGGTGTGCCGCTGATGACGGTAAAACGACCAATAGAATCTAATACGAGTTTATCCCATCTTGGTAAATAGTAAGCAAGACTTGTGTTGAAACCTTCACCGATTTTCGGTAGCTCTGGATTGAATCCATTTGAGCCAGAAATAACTGGACGATAATCGATAACATCATGTAGATAAACAGTTTCAGTAACACCATTAGCGTTTTTTACTGGGAATGATGGGATATCTTCATATCCAAAATCATTATCAGTATTAGCAATAGCAGCTGCATATGAATCAACTGAGAAATAGTTACCAGTACCAGTATGATTGAAGTAATCGTAGATAATCTTAATTGCACCAGCTGGTGGTGCTGTGCTTGGTTTAAGAGTAACTGTTCCTTGTTGATAATGAGTTGGTCTTTGACCATCATCAAATACATACTTGTCTAGAACACTTACTGAGTTAGTTTCAAGATAATTATCATAATTTCCTGGATTAACTCTAATGTCTTTAATTCTTAGAACATCAGCATGCGTTAATGTAATTGTTAATTCGCTGACATTTTTTCTACCAGTTACGATCTGACTGTAATTTGTTACAAGAGTCTTAGTCTTTTCTCCTGCAGTCGCAGCTGTTTGTAGAATACTTGTAACAAGTTTATATTCTCTACCAGAAGTTAAAGCTGGGGACGTGTTACTAATAGTTACAAGTTTCTGAGCTGCGTCTAAAGAGATATTAGATGATGTGATAGGAACAATAACATTGGTTGTTGAGTCAATTAATGTATAATTCTCTAAGTCTTGTGTTGACTGGAAGAATTCAGTTGGTGATGCTAAAGTAAATGCCCAAACAACTGTTGCGCCTTCTGTTGCAGCAGTAGCAGAAATAATTCTTCTAACAGTATGTTGGCTTGACTTAATAGTGTCATTTCCAGATTCGTCTTGACCTCTTAGAGTCTTTAGTGTGTCAAAAGCTGATTTAAAAACTAGAGCATTAAATTTTGGTTCTTGAACAACAGAACGAGCTACTCCAACAACGCCACTTCTTGCGCCTGATCCGCCAACAGCATTTGCCAAAGTAATAGAAGTGTTATTTCCTACTGCTGATACTACACCAACTTGAACACCATCAATGTAAAGAATATCTCCAACAAAAACTTGTTCTGTGAAAACAGTTCCAACACCAGTTACTGCAGTAGAGCTGTTTGCTATACTAGCTGAACCAACAACTACTAATTGTGTAGCAACAGCATCAGCAGTAAAGATGTTTGATGTTCCTGTTGCTAGTGATAAAGACTTAACATCTTTCTCAAACTCATAACTAGCAAAAGTTGATGGATTAGTATCCATCTTAATTTCAAACAATCCTAGTTTATACTGGGTTGAATCCCCAGCAGTGTAATCACCAGAGTGTAGTTGGAACGCTTTAACTCTTGCAGTTCCTACTTTGTAAGTTGATGATGGTGGTGTGCCATCAGTTAAGTTTGATCCATTTGGTGGTTTTCTTTTAACTGAATAAAGATTAACCAATGGGAATGCTGTTAAATCTGGATAGCCATGAACATTGTCAATTAAGATGTAATTACCAACTGGTGTTGAAATAGGATAGTCGTCTTCTCTTACGATATGACCACCTTCATCACCAGTAATTGTATTTTCTCTTGCCTTTCTAAAGTCAATATATTGAGTTGATGTTGCCTCAATCTCAAATCCTTGAACATATGCCTTACCTGGATCTACACCAATAACAAACTTATCTTCATCTCCATAAGTTTGCCCTTGAATAGCATCACCAAATTGAGGAAGCGCTGGATAAACACCAGTGCCATCTTTGTTTAAGTGTTCTCTAGCTGATAACTTAAACTTCTTAACCTCATAGTTGCCAGATTCGTCGAACGTTCTTCTTGCTAGAGTTTTTTCTAACTCAGCATATGAAGATTTAGTAATAATGGTTTGAACTCTACCATCCTTAACACGTAGAAGTTCAATAAATTTAATTTCGTCTGTTGAGTCTAGAGGAAGTTTAACAAGAGATAATTCAACTCTATAACGATGCGCACCTGGAGCAGCGAAGTTGGTTGTTCCTTGAGCATTATCCGCAAGTAATGGTTCCTCTTCTGGAGTAACAACAGATTCTGTTACTTTAAAACCAACTCTAAATGAAGGGTTTTGCGTAAAGCGACCAACGTATAAGTGCATCTCTGGGTTTCTAACAAAGAAACCATCAATGTAGTAAACACCTTCTTTAACTTCAACAGCAAAACCATAACCAACAACGTCAGTCTGAGAATTATTTGTATATGTTGTTGCAACAGTACCACCATCACCAAAAGAGCGGATGTTAACATAGATATCCGCTTGTTGGTTTGTTGTAAGACGATAGTTGTTTGCGATAGTGTTATCAGCAGCGTAAGCTACAAGAGTTTCACCTGGAACGAAACGCTTTGTTACTTCGTCCGTTCCAGTTTGCTCAATTTTGTAATAGAGAGTAGGAATGTCACGTTCTGTTGGATCAATACATTCGCAATCAGATGTGTCGATAACAAGAGCCTTAACACCAGAAGAAAGACCAGTAACAATCTTGTTTCTAAACTGAAGAATGTAAGAACTAACAGTTTGGTTAATGTAAAGATTATCTAGTTTAGCGAAATGGATTAAGCTGTCATGATTGACGCTACCTGGAATAACCTGTGATCCATTTTTGAACACATGGTCACCAAATCTGGTGACCTGTCTTTGTAAAATGGTTTGAAGCTGAGTTAACTCTCGAGCCTGAACTGCGTATCCAGGTCTGAAGAGTACTCTCAGGTAATTGTCATCATCACTATAATCATCATAATATGGTGCAACGTTGAAGTTAATAGCCATTCTGTCTCTCTTTTAAAAGAAATTATACTCTATATTCTTTTATTTATTTTACATTTCAACAATGATTTTAATATCTTCAATCTGATCACCTGCACGATTAATCGGGCGACGGTTTTCGACGTAGATAATATCACCACTGTCTGAGTTAACATCTGGATCTGCGATAGAAAGAACAGTGCCTTGAGCAGCAGATGTTGAACCAACAATAGTTTCGCCAGCTTGGAAAAGTCTACCAGTCGTTGGATCTGGTGTTCCAAGAGTAGTTCCATCTTCTTTAGTTTGAATATAACGAAGAGTCTTAGGTGTTGACCCAGTGTTTAGAGAAACAATTCTTCCTCTTGCTCCACTTGTTTGACCTTTAACTTCTTCATCAATTGCAAATGTTCCGCTAACTGCAGAGTAAGAAATTGTTCTGTTTGAAATCAAGGTAGCTTGGGTCGCTACGTTATTTGTACCAAAGTTGGTTGGGTCGCGAACTAGGCAAATACGACGATAGTCGTTATCGACTGGGAAGTCACCAGCACCGTCATCATATTCTAGACGCACGTTCATCATAACATAGAAACCACCAAGTTCTTCAACAGCGTCGAAACCTTGACCACCCTTTGGTGAAATCATTGCAGTTGCTGTAGCAGTGTCAGTTCCTGTTGCTGGAGCGCCGATAGTAACACGTGCCCAAGTATAACCAGAACCAGAGTTAGTAATAGTAATTTCTCTAATACTATTTGTTGCACCATCAACTACTGCAGTAGCAGCAGCGCCAGAACCATCACCAACAATAGTTACTGCTGGGATACCAACATAGTTAGAGCCAAAATTATTTACTTTGATGTGTTCAATTCCACCATCAACAGCAGCCTGTTCAACAAGATACTGCTTATAGTATGAGTCAGTTGATCCTGGATTTGCGCCGAGTGTTTTAACTGGAACAAAATCAGTTGATACAAACTTTAGAACATCTGATGGCGCAATAGTATACATATACTTCCAAACATAACCGTCTGGAGTTGTAATCTTAGTAGTTTCAGTTCCTGTTGGTTTAAACGTAGAAGGAACTACAACACCATTACTTGTGTTCTTAATGCACTTATAGACATTGTATTCATCAGTAATTACATAGAAATTTGCGTCGTATAACGATGCAGGTAGAGTTGGTGCGCCTGAATCAATATTAACACCTGTAGTAGTTCCGTTGTAATCATGACGATAAATGTCATAATACTTACCAGAAGTCCAGTTTCTACGTACAACTGATAATGATACGTCTGTTGCTTGAATACGCTTTAATGCAAGCATATCGTCCCAATTATAAAACTCATCACCAACAGTATCGTATGGTGTATTTGGTACGTTGTCGTTTGCCCATGCTTGCGGTCTACCAATGCCTAGATACATGTTCGTAGGCGCAGACTCGTTAAAGCCCTCTTTGAATGATTGCGCATTGTGAATGCGAAACTTGTTTGTAATAATTGCAGCCACTTAGATTCTCCTATTGTGTGCGTTAGATTTATGCAGTCTTAAGTACCTCAACATATGCACCGACTGCAAAGTTTGATCTCTTATGCTTTCTATTTATAATGTCGTATACGGTGACTCTGGCAAAATCTTTTATCTGCGTGTCACCTGATGACGACATAACTTCTAGTATATACTCATCGCCACTTTCTTGAAGTAGACGATCTCCATTCTCCATCTCAAAGTATTCACTATTCCAGTAACTTCTATTTGGCGCTGGATAATGCTCGTACCAACTACCAGTAAATCCACCATCGGCAGTGTCTGGTAGATATGTTCTATCTGGTTTAGTTGGTCCAATATGTTTCAACTCTGCCGTTCCGTTAACCTGTGTTCCAGAAGTGTGGGTAGGTGCTGATGCCCCAGTTGTTCCAGCAACAACAACCTCGTACGCATTTCCACCAGAGTTTACAACACCCTTCGTTAATACAGCTGTATTTGCTTCCCAAGCAACACCAACATAAACTGTTCCTGGCACAACTTGCAATGAACCTTTAGCGCCAGAAGTATATGGTGGGAAGTTGAACTTTCTCTGTTCTAGGAAAGACAACGAAGATCCAACTTGTCTAAAGGAAGCTCTAGATTGAACTGTTGATTTTCCAAGAGAAACAGTTGTCTGATATGGAACATCAATAGTGTTAAAGTTTGCACGATAAATGTATTGCTCGTTATCGTCTTTCTTAAACTTACTTGGTTGAATGCTATACGCTAAACTAATCAGAGGCGTTTCAGTTAAAATGGCTTGAGGTAGTGGATTATTAAGTTTAATTGTAAATGTAACTGTTGACTGTCTGTAATCAACTGTTTCGAATATACCTTCGCCAAAATTTACTCTCTGCGTAAATGGTAGGGCAAAACCTTCTCTAACTGCCATTCCGGTGATTGGCTCTGTAGATAGCGAAGTCTTTGGTGCACTTCCAGTCAAGAACATTGCACCTTGTTGAGCAGCATTAATACTTGCAACATAAGTTGTTCCAGCTGGGTATGCATCTTCAGTCAACATAAAATAACCAGTTTCTAATAGCAGGTTATCGAGTTCGGTATTAGATGGGACGCACTCAATATAGAGATTTTGCTCAGACTGCTCTTTAGGTATTAATGGGTACTTACTTGATACAGCAATGTTTGATCCATCTTCAGACAATAGTCTACCACTACCATCTTCTAGTAAGAAGAACTCGGTGTAGTAATTCATAGAAACTTTTGTCTTAATACCAAAGACAAGTTCTTTTATTACTTGTGGCGACATCTCTAAGAGATGAACAACATTCAATGGACTTTCGTCTATGATTACTGGAGGTAGCATCTCAGATTGTAAGATGCGCATACTTGGCGCTGGCTTAGATAGCTGAATCTGATTCAGGAATCTACCACCGTCTTCAAGTAGAAGGTCATTACCTTCATCTTCAACTATACCGTCTCCGTCTAACCTTGCATTCTCAAGTTTTAGAGTATCAGAATCGCTATACGATGGAACGAAGTCCTCGTAATATAGAGTCCACATCTCTTTTCTGACATCTGGATTTCTTGACTTAGAATGAGTGTTATCGTTTTCTAATCTAAAGAACTGATCATATTCTTGCAATAAGTGTTCAGGGAAGAATACTGACTCATATTCTTCGTTAATAATTCTTTCTCCAGTTTCTAGCAGCATTAATCTGCCATCTGGATCAGTTCTTTCAGAAATAATAATGTTACCGTCTTCAAATATTAGAGGAAATCCGTCTTCAGTTATAAACGTATCTCTGAAGCCACCTTCTAACCCAATAGTTGGATATGTGTCGCTGTTATCAACCAGTAGACGATTTGTTGTTTGCTGCCAGTTACCAGCAGCGAGCATCTTGACACTTAGTGGGTCAAGTTCTATCTTAGCAGTAAAGATAGAAGCATTGTTAACAATTTTAATCGTTGCTGCAATTAAATTAATAAGATTAACTTCACCGAACAGCGCAAGACCAACTGGATGTAGTAACTTCTTAACAGCGTCACGATATTTGTTTACTGACTGACCGATTCTAATAACATATGAGTAATCTTGATAGTAGAAGCTGTCTTGAATTCGCTTAGATCCGTCAGAAACTTTACCATCAGAGTTTAAGAACTCACCAGTAGTTAAACCGATAGCTCCAACATTAGCTCTAATACCACCAACTGCAACATCAACAATCTTTGCTAGTGTTCCACTGGATTTACCTCTAACGAAAGATCCATTAGTAAAAATAGCAGACTTCTCATGCGTTATAGGATTTCCGTCTTCAGTTAAAAGAGCAGAAGATCCATCCTGCAGAGTTATTCCTGTTCTATTTGCTGCTGGGTTTAATTTTAGCAATCCAACATCTGAATCATAAGAAACGACAATACCTGACGGCTGGTTCTGACCCTCAACTAAAAACTTTTCTCCACTCTCCAATAAAAGTTCGTCAGTAGTTTTTTCTAGACATAGAGATTGAGGTAATAACTCAACTTCTTCGTTAGTTGTAAACGCTCCATTTGTTCTGTTAATTTGCAAATAAACAGGAGCAGTCATTCTGGCTGTATTATAGCCATAACCAAAGTTTGGTAGAACTACGCTTGAGATCGCACCGATCTGATTCGATACTGGTAACAGTCTTGCGTTACTATATGTTCTAATGCTATTTGGATTCGCAGATCTATCTGCGTACATCACTTGCTTTAAGAATCTGTCAGCAATACTACCAGTAACTTGATATGTTTCGTTCGCTCTAAATGTAAATTTGAACGGATTAATAATACTGTTAACCGTCCATGTTCCGTCAACTTCTCTATTGAATGTTCCGCTGATGGTTACTTGCTGACCAAGAATTAACTCATGAAGTAGATTGGTTTCTACTGTAATTATGTTTGAGTTTTCTGCTGTCTGAATTGACTTAATTAAGTCTGTTGATACAACAACTTTAGGTAATCTGTTGTAAGAAGATCCAGGATTTAAGATTCTTACTTTTTTAATTGAACCAAAGCCATTATTATCAATAGCTGGTAAATTTGCATTATAATTTCCAAACTCGTCGACTCTATAACTTCTTTTTCTTTCTAAAGAAATCTCATCACTGTTTTCATCCAGCAATTTACTAGAAGCACGACCAACATGTTTTAGGGATGTTGTTCCACTAGGTTGAGTTCCATAAATGTGAACTGGAGCTGTGCTACCAGTGGTTCCTGAAACAGTAACTTCGTATTCATGCTGTTTGTAGATAAATCTGTCACCAGCATCATAAAGATAGTTTGGCTTAAATCTTTCAGCAGATTCTAATAGGAAAGATCCGAAATAAACTTCAGAAACTTCTGCTACTGCGCCTTCAACTTGAGAAGAAAGACCAAACCCTGCATCAGTATTATCAAATAGAACAGGCTGACCTTCATAGTGGTTATCGCCACCATCTGCAATTATGATATCATCGACTCCACCAACTTTTACAGTGTTAATTTCTGCGCGAGCATCAACACCGTCGCCTTCAGCAATGTTAATCAAGTCTCCAGTAATATTATATCTACCACCAAGAGTAATGTCAAGATCGTTAATAAATGGGATTAACTGTACAACAATATCAGTATTATCGTTATTGCTTACACCTGTAATTGGCTGATTTGGTTCAAAAACACCAATAATGCTATTCGCATTAAGTGTAATTTCAGTAATTGATTGGATACCAACATTATACTTAACAACAGCTTCAACTCTAGCCTCTGCTGGATTATCAAAAACACTTATTGGTGGTTGAGTAATTGTTTGTCCAATAAGTTCAAAAGAATTACCAGTAACATCAACACCACGAAGAATATAGCTCTGACTCCATTTACCATCAGAAACTCTAAGCATATCTTGCTTAGGATAGTAAATCTGCTGTGGTTCTTCATTGAACATTAAGCGGAACAATAGATCGTAAGATCTTGGTGTTCCTTTTGCTAGGTATATCTCCTTAGCATGTTTAATAACAAGTCTTTTGTCGACAACAATTGCTTTAGGGATTGTTGCGATAAACTGATCAGCAAAATATTCTACATACTCGTCTAGGGTGGAGTCAATGTCCCCAATAGTTTCTAGCTGTCTAGTTTTATAGTTCTGTTCTAACCACTCATAATATGCTTCTAAAAACTTAATAAACTGTGGGTGATCTTCCCTAACAAACTCAGGGACATTTCTATCTACAACGGCAGATGTCTTTAACTTAACTTTTGCCATGATTATCTGTTAGGTGTAAATATGTAGTTAGAACCACTTACGAATTCTCCAGAAGCGACCTTATCGGCGACAGCATTGATCAAAACTTGATCTTCCGAAATACTAATTAATTGATCACGAACTGAGACAACATCATAAGATGATGGTTCTACAGTAAATGTTACAACATTATTTGGCGCAGAAGCAATATTAATACTGTTAATTACAATTTTACCTGTTTGATAATCTACAGTTCCTGCAGCGTTATTAGTATAAATCTTTGTTCCTTCTTGAGACAAATAGAATAATCTAATGTTGCCTTGAGTGTCATCATCTAAGAAGAATTGATTTGCGTTACCACTAAGAGTAAATCCAGAAGATGTTATGTTACTACCAGCTGTATTTCCTGGTTCATTATATATTGGATTATACAAATTAACGATGTAAGAAGATTCGAACCCAAAATTTGGTGTTATATCTCTAGTAATTTTTAGTTTTACTACGCTGCTAACAATAGAGTCGTCAGTTGTGTCGATTAATCTCTGTAACTGGGACATTCTAAATACTGTGTCAAATTTTACTAGAGTTTCATTATATTTCGAAATAGCGTCCTTAACAAAGTTCTTTAGTGTCTCTTCAGGGAACCCAGACTTAACTGGATTGTAATAGAACGAAACATCTAGAATTAAGTTTAAGTATGTTGGATCAACAATTGTTGGTATAATAGAAACAACATTTCTGTTCCTTAGAATTTCTTCAACAATAAAAGTCTTAGCAGCTGTAGAAAGAACAAGACCAGTCTTAGGTTTAACGCAAATAAAAACTTTACCGAATACTGGTGGATCATTTTCTTCACCACCCCAAACTGACATTGTTTCGATATTAGGATAAAGTCTAGGTAGGATAACTTTATAATCTTCAGCAGTTACAGTTCTGTTTTGAGCAGCAAAAAACTTTGGAGCATTAAATCTAATACTATCGTTCGATTCAGCTTCTGATCCACCACCAGCAACAGATGTTGTTTGAACTGTTGTTACACCACTACCTAAACTTGAACCAGTATAAGTGAAAATTCTCGCGCCATTGGCGGACTCGCCTTCACTAACAAAATATTCTAAAATAACAATATTACCTGGAACAACTGCAGCAGAAACAACACCATCGCCAAACTTAATCTCATACTGTCCGTTCTCAATTTCTCTCAAATAGTAAACTGCAGAATCTCTGGTGTTATTCACTAAAGATTCATTTTGGTTAAACACAACAGAAGTAGCATCAGATGCGCTTTGCTGAACTCTAACGGATAATGTTGAAATATCTGCATTTTCGTTCGGTATAATATATCTTCTATTTCCATCTACGACATATTTAAATACTTGTGGACGACCTTGTGTTATCTCTACATTTGTAAACACATAGGTGTTATTCGCTCCTCTAAGAGCAACATGCGAAGATCTGTTATAGAAAATAAGATCAGCGCCAATACCTATATTACCAGAATTATTAGAAGCTGCAACAAAAGACTGAAACGAAGGCAAAGTTAACGAAGATGGATTTCCAACGACATTTGAAACGGTAATATTTACCATAGCTCTGGCTGAAGTTCTACCTTTAGGCACATATCCCAAAACATTAGAAAGGGAAGCGAGACTAGATCTTTTTGCAGCAGAATCTAAGAACATCTCATTAATCGCTAAGTTGGTATACAAAGCATTATAGTGAGTGTTATAAGCAAGAACATCCAAAAGGATATTCATACCACTACCCTCAAAGTCGTAGTCTGTAAACTCGTCTTGAGCCTTTAGAAAATTTTTTAAGTTATCCTTGATTGTATCGAAGTCTAACTCGCTGACTTTTATTCTTCTGTTTTCAACAGCCATGGTTATCTCGTTCTATCTAGTGTTAATTCTAGGATTGTTGTGGTAATAGAGTTCAAAACCTTAAACTCGATAAGGATATCAACATTATTATTGTCTGGGTCATACTTAACATCTATTGTTATGATCTGAACACGTGGCTCAAAGTTTACAATTGTGTCTTCAATGGCACGTCTAATTATTTCTCTATTTAAAGGTCCAGGAATCTCAAACAATAACTGCCTTATGGGTGTACCGACCTCACTATGAAACGGTCTCTCATAGTAAGATGTTAGAAGCAGATTCTTTAAAGCTGTCTTCACAGCATTCTCATTAAATCTCTTTGTAATATCTTTTGAGATTGGATGAGGAGTGAAGTTTAGATCTAAGTCTGCGAATGTACGTGTAGTTGCCATATCTTTATTTAGGTGTTATGCAATAAAAGTATTAGAAGAACCCTTAGCAACTGCGTCTCCGCAAGCGATTCTGTCGCCAATTCTTGCTGCTGGAGCGCCTTCTATCCTGGTTTTACTTGAACCTGAAACAACCTTACCCATACCATGAATCTTTTTACCACAGTTATGGATCGGTCCATATCCAGTTCTACCAGTTAACTGAACAGCCCTCCCATTAACGAAAGTCTTAGTTGCCCATGGTCCAATATCTGGTCTTGGGGGAAAACAACCATGACCTGTGGATCTACCACCTTGAATAGCAACAGCTGCCATATTATTTCTCCTGGTTATGCAGTATTGGGGTTAGTAACAGTTACTGTAGTTATAGGTGTTGCTGGAACAGCGTATGTCGTTCCACCCGCAGTTGTATTTGGATTCGGAACTTTAGGATCGTCGTAGACTTCTTCTGGACTGTTTGCGATAACATTATAAACATTTCTTTCTAACTGCTCGCCACGATTTAAATTATCTCTAATTTGTATGAGCCTTCTTCTGTTAGCTTCCCAGTTGTTTAAAACTGTGTGCTCTCTATAGAAAGTAAAGATTCCATCTAACCCAAGCAATCCTTGATTTATGGACTTGTCAACTTCAACCTTAACAGTAAATCCGTTCTCAAGCCAAACTCTTAAATCTGGTATATAATTGTAAGGAGCGTAATAATTATCACCAATTTTTTCAATATCTGCGTCTTCAAGCAAACTCTCATCCTTCATTCTAATATCATATCTTCTCTGATCGAAGACTTTAGTGTAAGTACCCTTAATGGTAACTTTACCTTGAGTTTGTGTGTTATCAATAACTATCTGGATATTACCAACATCAGTCAAGTCGGAAACGGCACTAAGAACTTTAGTCTTAATGCTTGGCTGATCAACTTCCTCATTAAGCCCAACTGAAGTTGCCATAAACTCTATATTAATCTGCCAGTTCTCATCTAAAATCTCATAAACTGGAGGAAATCTTGCAGATGCAGCTGCAGTACCACCAAAGAATAATCCAGCACCAGCATATTCTGGATTATCCTGAGGATAATTCGTATAGGTTATAATCGCTCTAATTCCCATAATTATGAAGCGAATCCTAATGCTTTACGAGCAGCTAAGTGTTCTGGAGAACCTTTCGCTGGTGGATTTTCTGGAATATAAACGAAAGTCCCAATCGGGGAAATTCTTCCATGATAGTTCATAGTAAAGTGTTGCTTTCTATTTCCAGTATATTTAAATGAAACATGAATCCAAACAGTAGTCTTACCATCATACTCAAGAAGCAGCTGATCATAAGGAATAACCTTAGAAATAGCAACGCATGCTTCATACATTTGTTTTCTATTAAATCCATTAATAACAAAGTCTGCGGCTTGTCCAGATGTATGCTGTGATTTTTCGTTTTTATAATCAGGAGGCAAATCTCCTGGTCTTCTGAAGCCACTCGTGATATTAATTCCTGGATACAATTTACGAATTGGCTCAAGACAATTTTCAGCTAAACCTTTAAGATTACAAGCGATTTCTTGAACAGAAAGACCTTGCTGTGGTTGTAATGGTCTTGTTCCATCTTTCGTTAATACACCAAGTGTAAAGTTTGGAGATAACTTCATAGTAGCTGGAAAAGAACTCATTCCAAAAATAGCATCGCAATTAGCACCCTTTGGCTGAACTTTATTTGGTTCAACCTTTTCCTCGGCTAATGATCCAGGGTCTTTTTGCTGTTGCGTTGGATCAATAGCACCCTTTTCAATTTCTTTCTGAATAAACGCTTCTCTTACTGCTGGATCATCATCCTCAGTCTCATAATAGATAGCAGCTCTACTTTGTCTTGTATTAACTTGTAGAGATGTTAGTTGTGGTGCTTCTTGTGGGTCTCTACCAATAGAACTCCCAGCTGATGCGCCAGAAGCAGCAGAAGCGCCTTGTCCGAAGTTACCACGAGAGTAATCCACATTCATTGTTGAACCAGATTTAATATTCATTGAACTGCTGGTAGAAATATTCATTCCACCTCCAGCTTTAATATTGAACGCAGAAGTAGCTTCTAAGTTTATGTTGCTTGCTTTTACATCAAAGTTTTCAGCAACATTAAGTTTTGCATTTCCACCAACTGCAATATTAGCATCATTATATACTCTGATGTTTGCAGCGCCTTTTATGTCAATATTAGCTGCACCATCAACTAAAACATTACCATCTCCATTGACGGTTACATTTAAAGAACCACCTAGATAAACATATCCATCACGTTCATATATCTCATAACCGTCGCCAATAATTCTATTAACTCTAGTTCCATTGTGGTCTATCTCAGTAAATGTTCCTGATTTATGATAGAGATGTATACGCTCAGCTTTAGGAGTATCATCAAATTCAAAAATATGACCAGACTCAGTTTCTAAAACTTTATTGAACGGATAATCTGCATTATAAGGACACTCAGATTGATCCCAGCTTTTACCACCGCCTGTTTTAACATCCTTTAATCTTTGGGTTTCTTTAGTAAACACAACAGTCTTTTCAATAAATTCATGACGTGCTAATCTATTAGTGTCTGGTTCATTAACATACAGTGGATATTTTTTGTTTGGATCTCTAAACCCATATTCTGTTGATGCTCCCGCATCAGAAGTTCCTGTCGAAGTTTGTCCGCTACTATTTTTCTCACCAACTGGTGGTGTTGGTTCAGCTTTAGTGTCTCCACTTTTTATTGCTTCTTCTTTAACTGTTTCTTCGTTTGGCGTAACAGCTTTACCTTTTCCTGGTATTCCATCTCTAAGGAATAACTCAGATTCTTCTCTTCTTCTTCGTGTTAATCCTGCGACTTCTTTTAACACACCATCTGGACCTCGAGCTTTATTATAAGATAAAAATGCGTTAGCAGCAGCAGCATAATCTCCTCTATTAAGGTTCGTAACAATAGAAGATTTCGCAAAAGATGGACCTATGTTATAGCATAAAGATGTACATGCGTCAATCATACTTTGTGTAACGATTGCTCTAACAGATCTAGTAACTACTGGTAAATATTCTTTCTTAACTTGATCTAAGAATAACTCCTCTGCTCTTTGATTTGAGATAATCGTTCCTGGTTGAACTGGTTTTCCGTCAATGAATGTAGTTCCGTATCCAATAGTCCAAGGAGCACCACCTGATACTGGATCTGGGTATGCTTGAACCTGATTATTTCCAATTTTCTTAGCAAACCCCTCACCAGTTTTAATTAGTGTTAAACCTCTTTCAGAGATTGTTGTATACTGATTAGCTGGCTTTGCGTTTCCGTGAGTATCACCACTAACAACTTGATCTTTCTCTGTTGTTTTTGGTTGCTTAGGTGGGATTTCAGTAACACCTTCCCTAACTGCGTTACCGTCTTTGTCATGCTTAATTGTGTTTTGTTGTTCCTCAGTTCCATCACCACCAGGATCTACCAGACTTAACGTCCCCTCGTCTTCTTCAATAGACCCTTCTTTCTGCGGAATACCACCAAGAGTTCCCATAATAATTGGAAACTGGGTATCATCATCTTGAAAAGCAACTACAACCCACGTCCCCTCAACTGGTCCAACTGGAGTATGACCAATACCAGAAATTGCAGCAGAATTAAGTGGCTGCATTGGCATAGCCCAAGGCAAATCTGTAGTAGGTAAAACTGCTTTAACTTCTGTATGAATGCCAACAACTCGAACCTTACAACGTCCGAGTTTTAAAGGATCCATTCTATCTTCAACAACACCTGTGTATAATCTCATAGTTAAGCATCCAAATTAAAAATTAATGAATCTTTGATCAACTCCATATGAGTTTCGTGTCTATCTGTTTTAATTACGTGACTAAGAGCAGATATCAAATAATTTCCGCTAAACATTTTATCATAAACATCTGGATTGTTTGGATCAGTGTGTGGCTCAAAAGTGGGCATCTTAACATTAACAACCTGCCCTGCAGTATAATCTGTTCTCCCAGCAACAGTAATGTTGAATCTAAATGCTTGAGCCATCTTAGTTAAAGATAATCTGCTTAATGCATTTTTAGTATTGGAGATATCTCCGTAACCATTGTGAATGCCATAGTGTTTTGGTTCTGCCAGAATAAGAGCACCACTATTTCTAGCTACGTTATTAGTAAATACTGGATACTTGTTTAAGTGTGGATGATTTGGGAATTCTTCTACAACACTATAAGTTTTGGTTGAATACTTCTTCGTTATGTAGTCATGAGTGATTATCTTAGAAGCGAACATACCACTTTGAGTTCTGTCAATATAATCGAATCCGAACGGCATTTCAAAATCAATAATTTTAGTGTAATCTAAATCAGGGTTTCTTACAGATCTTCCAGTTTGCGGGTCAATAACTCGTGTTATTGCAATTAATTGGAAATTTTGATATGGTGGAGCTTGATATAGGTTATTTATCGTGGTGAAATTAAACCCATATCTGTTTTCAAAAAACAAATAATTAGATCTAGAAGTATTAGAAGAAGTTTTAGTTACATAATTGATTGTTCTAATTGGGCTCCAATTACAAGCGATAAATTTGTTTTTATTGGTTGTTGGTTCAACTACAGCAAGTTTCTTTTGTGTAACAAATGCTGTGTTAAAAATTTTCTGGACAACCTCAGAGCCAGTTCCCTCGAATGCTTTACTATATCTCAAATTCATGTCATAGATTGCCTCTGGACTAACAAAGTGCAATTCGTACATAACTGCTTTGTCACCAACTTGCTCTCTATTTGACATCTTATAAAGATAGAAGGTCTCATCAATAATCTTATTCTTATCATTGAACGCTGGGGTTCTTGCGTTTACTCTGACGAATTCTTGCCCCACGAATGGAAAGAAGTTAATTAAATCAAGGGAATCCTGGAGAATAATTTTACCTGTTACGAAAGGGGAGAATATATCTTCATATATGTGAACCTCAATTGCTAGATTTTTAATGTCTAGTAATTGACCCTTTGCTCCAATAATTTGTAGATTTACTAAATTTACATCACCAGCAAACCTTAATGTATTTTGTTCACTCATCCTTAAACTGCTCCTGGATTATTATCAACAAGTTCTTCTAGTTCTCTTATTAAATTGCCAATAAATTGCGGGCGTATTACTTTAATTCTTCTTTTCTTGTCGTTTAAAGCATACTCATAATCAGCGTTAGAAACTCCAACCGCATCTAAGACAACAGTATTGTCAACAATCAATCCGTCTTTCTCATAATGATGAACTGCGTTTCGTTGATTTCCGTATTTTGAGTTTATGTATCTTTCTAGCTGATGTGCCCCAATTGGGAAGTCATCAATATAGTCGTAGCGTTCGTTTGCCAGCATAATTACCCAATGTAGTTCTGGGTTTCCATAAAATCTTTGAGCGACTATCTCTGGAGTTTCGCCTTCTCTCATGTCATAAAAGTCATAAAGAGTGATATCAGAAAGAATTTTAGTTTTAATTCTTACGTTTGTTGTAATATCTTTAACTGCTCTAATATGAATCTTATCTTTAATCTTATAATCATAAAAAATATCTTGAAACTTATTAAAATACATTATAGACCTCCATCTTCTGGTCTCATACCAATTTTGTCTTTGGTCGCAAGAGCAAGTTCAACGAATGTCATATCTACATTGATCTGAACTGGCATACCACTTCGTAAAGAATTAAACTGACCCTGTGGTGTGTAGTTAACATTCATCTCTTTTAAAACGCAAGACGTATGTCTATGGACATTTTTATTTTCTGAACCACCGCTGTAATACACAATATCAAATTCTGAAGGATAAATGTATAAGAAACCATCGCCATCTTTAAACTCTGGGTGCATGTGGTATTTGAATGCGTGGATTATATTTCTAACATTTTTTTCTTCGTCTTCATCTACTGGAAAAAATTGATAACTTAACTGAAATGTTCTAAAATCAACACCCTTAAACACCTGTTCTTTCTTTGGGTTTGCTGCAAGACCAGATCCGAACGCTATCGCCTTTGCTGCGTTACCACCAATACCAGAAGAAAGAACGAAGTTTGAAAGAACTGGTTGAAGTTGATCACCAGCTTTACCAAAATTTCCTTGGGCTGCTTGAACAAGAGCCTGACCACCTTTAACTAACATTTGAGTTGTTGCCATACTGTCTTCTTCATACTGCATAGCATATCTAATATTCAATTGATTTGGCATATAAAGAGCAATCGCTGTCTCTAATCTCTTAACAGGTCTTGTTAACGTGCCTTTATCTGGAATGACTTCTGCAGCGGCTGCTGTTATAACTCCACCTTTAATAGCATTAGCAACATCGCCTGTCGCAATTCCTGCTTTTGCAGCGCCCTCAATACCACCAGAGAAAACAGCTTGACCATTTGTTATACCCTGCCCAACAAAATCTCCTCTATCGCTGGATGTACTTTTATAATCTTTAATGATCTTAGCAGAACCACTTGTTGCGATTTTTGAATCTGACATTACGTTAATGAAGAACATAACGAAATTACCACCATATCTAACATTGCTTGTTAGATCTTGTGGATACTGATGTGATGAGATCTCGTATCGAGTATCTCTACCACCGCTCTCTTTTGTTGCCTGTGTAGCTTTCGTCGCCATTATTCTTCCCTAAATAGAAAGGTGTTTATTTATTATGTTAATTATTTATGTTCCACAAAAGAAGATATGTTCCAGTCCATCCTGAAAAATACAAAGGAGACCCAACGAACATCATAATGAGGTCTAGTTGGGAAACTAAATTTGCAATCTGGTGCGACCACAACCCAAACGTAATAAAGTGGTCATCGGAAGAGACAGTAATTCCCTACAGATGTCCAGTCAGAAGCACCATACATAGATATTTTGTAGACTTTAGAATTAATGTTAAAACTAAAACTGGAGAAACCAAAGTATATTTAGTTGAGATTAAACCATTTAAGCAAACACAACCACCAGAGTTTCCAGGTAAACAGACCAAAAGGTACATACAGGAGTCTACAACTTTTATGGTGAATCAGGCTAAATGGAAAGCAGCCAATGACTGGGCAAAAGATAGGGGTTGGAACTTCATAGTCTTAACTGAAAATGAGCTTGGAATAGGTAGAAATAAATAATAGTATGGCCAAACAAAACAAATTTAGAGATGTGTTCGAAAAGTATCGTTACGACAAAAGCGCTGTAACGAGATCAAGATCATGGTTTAATCAACAGGTTAATCTGCTTAGAGCGGAGAACATCAAAAGAAACAGGTTGATGAAACCGATGGAGGCAAACCTAATCTCCGATAAGGTAACTCCTGGGTACATGTACATGTTTGCGTACGACCCAAAGCACAAAAAGACCCTACCTTACTATGACGTGTTCCCTCTGGTGTTTCCATTCGAAAGAACTAAGAATGGATTTCTAGGACTGAACATGCACTACTTACCATATCCACTAAGAATAGCGCTGATGGATAGGCTGTTGGTTTATGCGACAGATAAGAACATGGATGAGATGACTAAGATTAGATATTCTTGGGCTACTATTGCAAGAACTTCTAGATTCAGTTTAGCAAAACCATGTATTAAAGAATATCTAACATCTCATGTAGAGTCTCAGTTTAGAAAAGTCCCTGCTCAAGATTGGTTCACAGCTTTAATGCTTCCAGTCGAAGGGTTTGTTAAAGCATCCACAACTAAAGTGTGGGCAGATAGTAGGAAGTTAATCAGATGAACCCATCCTTAGATGAATTTATATCTGAAGTTAAACGATCTGGCATGGCTAATGCCAACAGATACTTTGTAGCGATTAAAGGAGCAGATAAAGCTGTTGGGTTGTTTTGCGATAATGCGCAACTACCTGGAACAACAATCCTATCGACTCCTGCTAGAACCTTCGGAGAAGTTAGAGAAGTTCCGTACGAACTTCAGTTCGACCCAATCAATTTGTCTTTTTATATAGACAATAACTGGATGGTTAAAAAGTTCTTCGATGACTGGAGAATTAAAGTTTTCGATTTCCAAACAAGGGTAGCTGGATACTATAAAGATTATGTTAGAGATGTAACAATATACTGCTACAACAAAGACAATCAAGAATCTTATACTGTTAAATTATATGAAGCATTTCCAAAAACTATCGGATCAGTTTCTCTTGACTACGGTAGCAAAGAGGTGCCAAAACTAGCAGTAACTTTACAATATCGCTGGTGGGAGCCTCTAGTTGTTAGTGGTCCAGCATCAAGATCTGGTTCTGGGTTTGTTGAAGATCTTAAAACAGGTATATTCGGTAATGGACATAAACCAGCAAACAGTGGTGGCACAGTTGGGCAATCTGCATTTACGAGCTCATTCAGTCAAGCAATGGACTTCGCTGGTTTAGATGGTTCAGGAATGATGAATGGAATACCAGGTGGATTCAATAATGGTAGCATCGACTTTAATAGTATCCTCGGTGGCTATTTCTCATCAGATCCATTTTCATCGACTGGAGCAAGTCAATACCTCTCTTCATTTAATGGTTTTCAAGACACCTTCAATTCCTTTAAGTCAAATCCTAAAGGCGCAGTTGGTAACCTTGGAAACTTTTTTGCGTAAGGATTTAACGTGAACGATACATTATCTAAAGTGTTTGATTTGGAACCAGCTAACCCCAACAACGAAATCATAACAAATGATGGAGAGATTCTTCCACTAGATACTGCTGTTGAGGATGACTTCAACACTAGCAGGAAAAATCTAAGAGAACTTCTAGAGCAGGGTCAAACTGCTCTTATGCATGCTCTAGACGTAGCTCGTCAATCAGAACATCCACGTGCGTTTGAAGTCGTTGGAAATTTGATGAAGCAACTAGCGGATGTCAATCAACAACTAATGGATCTACACCAACAGAAGAAAAAGTTGGAAGAGCCAGGAAAAGAATCTAAAGAAAAACCAAAAACAGTAAACAATAATCTATTTGTTGGTACTACAGCTGACTTGAATAAATTATTAAAAGATATGACTAAAGGAGAATAATAATGGCTTTACCTATGCAGAAAACACCAGTATATAAAATGGTGGTTCCTTCAATCAACAAAGAAGTTACGTATAGACCTTTCCTAGTTAAAGAACAAAAAGCGCTACTGCTGGCTCAGCAAAGCGAAGAGCAACAAACAATGATAACAACTCTGACCTCTGTGTTACAGAGTTGTGTTCAAGAACAAATCGATATTGAAAAACTTGCGATATTCGATTTAGAATACATGTTCTCACAGATCCGTGCAAAGTCTGTTGGGGAAGTAGTAGAACTCGTATTGAGATGTGATACTTGCTCGGACGAGAAGGCAAAGGTTAAAGTATCAGTAAACTTAGCAGAACTAAAAGTTGAAAAGCCTAAAGATCATAACAGTAACATTAGACTATTTGAAGATGTTGGTGTTATAATGAAATACCCAAGGTTAGATATTATGGAGACAATTCAGAAACTTGAGAGTGGTGATATCGACTCAGTATTTAAGATTATGTGTGAGTGTATTGACGTAATCTATGCTGGGGAAGAAGTTCATCATACTCACGAATATTCTAAAAAAGAATTGATCGAGTTCCTAGAGAATTTAACAGAAGACCAGTTTAAGAGAATTCAGAACTTTTTTGAAACTATGCCTAAACTGGAAAAGAAACTAGACTATACCTGCCCAGTCTGCTCGAAAGATCAATCTGTAGTAGTTTCAGGAATAGATAGTTTTTTTTAATTAACCTTTGCCACGATAATTTGCACAATTATTACAAGATGAATTTTGCATTAATGCAATACCATAAATATAGTTTATCTGAGTTGGAGGAAATGCTACCGTTTGAAAGAGAAATCTATATCGCTATGTTGGTGCAGTACCTAGAAGAAGAAAAAATGAGACAACAACAGGCAAAAAATGGCTAAAGCTGCTATAATTAGATTGTCAGAATACAGAGATAGAGTCCAGGCTGCTGGTGGCGCTGGTGGATCAGGCACTGGTGGGTTAGATGCCGAAAGAGTAGCCAAAGACTCGATCGAAGTTGAGAAGAAAAGTCTAACCTCTACCGAAATCTTAAACAAGAGTATCTTAGACCTCGCTAAGTTAATTAAAGAACAAAATAAACTTGGTAGAATTACTGACAAGGCATCAGGAACTAAGTTTTACGGTGGCGCTGGTGGTGCTGTTAAAGAGCGAGTTGAAAACATCAAAGAGTTCTTTACTCTTAGAGGATTCCTAGATAAAACAGGAATCGTTCAAAAAGGTAGCACTGGTTTCTTCGGTGGCATAGCAGATAAAGCTCTCGAGAAGAGAGAAGCAAAACAGCAATATGTCAAAGACATGATGAAGACTGACCCAACAGTTAGACTGATGGGTCCAGAAAAAGCAAAAGAAGTTTTCGAAAAGAGATTTGACAAATCTCAAAAGGCTGGTCTAGATCTACAAGAAAATGAGAAAGAACTAAACAGGCTAAAATCTTCTGGTCTAACTGAAGATCAGATTAAACGCTCCCCAGAATACAAAAAGAAAGCTGAGTTAGAAGCAACTCTAGCAAAAGTTGACCCACGCTTTAGAGGTAAGGACACAATTGCTGATGCGAGCGCAAAGACAAGTAAAGGTGGATCAAACGTCATCCCATTAAGAGATGCTGTGTCAAGCGAAGCAGCAGATTCGTCGTTCACTAGTGAAGAGGAAGCCGAAAATCTAAGATTAATGGATGAGCAAACTCAACTACTAAGAAAGATTGAAGAGAACACTAGAAGTAAGTTTGGACCAAAAGCTGAACCAGAAGAACCAAAAGAGGGTGGTGGTCTTTTTGATTTGTTTGGTGGAAAGTTTTTAATGAAGTTTGCTAAGAAACTTGGTGGTTCGCTACTGCGTGGTCTAGGAAGTTTAGCGTCAATGATTGGTGAAGGTATTATGGCTGCTGGTAGATTCCTATTAAATCCAGCATTCTTAGGTAAACTTGTAACTAGAATCTTCCCAATTGCTTTAATAGTTGGTGGTTTAGTTAATGGTCTATGGGATGGTATCAAAACTTGGCTTGATGGTGGCTCATTAGGCGACGCCATCATTGCTGGTCTTGGTGGAATTTTAGAGTTCATATCATTTGGCTTATTTGATGCAGAAACCATTAAGAATATGGTTGATTCCTTTACTGGTTTCGTTAGCAAGTATATTACAGAACCAATAGGAAACTTCTTTAAGAATATTAAAGATTCTGTTGTTGGTTTCTTTCAGAATGTTGGTATTCCAGAAATTAGTTTTGATCTTGGCTTTAAGAAAGTAACATTCGGTCCATGGTATCCATTTAAACCAGATGACAAACCTAAAACTCCAGAAACTCCAACAGCGCCAAATCAAGGAGTCAAAGTTGGCGAAGATGGTAAGACGCAAGTAGCAACTCAACCAGTTGATGGAAATAAAGCAAAGGTATATGGCGACACTTACGAAGCAGCAAGATCTGAAGGTAAAAGTGTAAAGGATTCAAAAGCAGCTGCTGAAACGGCAAGCAAAAACTTAGTTTCTAGATCACAGACTCTAATTGCTAATGAACCTGTAGTTCCAGGGCAACCATTATCTGATAAACAGATGGGTGTTATGGAGATGTCGATGTCGATGGGTAACAAATACCCACCTGAAATTATGGAACAATACAATAAACAGAAGAAATCTAAAATTTCTGGTTCAGATGCTAGTAAAGTTGAAGCAGTTAAACCAGCTGTTAAATCTGCAAAGGCAACTGATGTTTATAGGGATTCTGCTAATGTTCAAGCAGCAAAAGAGCAACCGAAAGCAGTTAACAACACAGTTGTTGCTCCACAGACAAATGTGAACAACACTTCTCAACCAATTGCCGCATACTATGGTCCAAAGAACACAGATACGACAATGAACGATTATGTTCGAAGACGTGGAGTTGGTTAACAAAAAAGGGGAGCCGAAGCTCCCCTTTTTGTTATTACTCGTTTGCTATCTTCTTAAAATAGCTCATCATATCCTCATCATCGTCATCATCAGACGATGCTGGAGTTGGCGCTGGTCTTTCAGGCATTTTCTTAACTTCAGCTGAAGGTTGACGCTTCGGTGGGACATAATTATCGTCCTCAGCGATCTGAGCAGCTGATTTTGCTGGAACACCAGTGTCATCAAGTACGTCAGCCAACTTTTTAGCGAGTTCTTCGTAAGTTTTGAAGTTTTTACGATCAAGAAACTCTGAAAGTTTATATTGCTTAGAAACAATCTCTAAAAGTTTATCTTCATCGCCATCAAACAGCGCTGCTGGCTCCATAAACTGAGATTGATCATAATTTGCGTAACCATCTACCTTACGCATACGCAATTTGAAGTCTGCGCCTTCCCAAAGATCAAAAACATTGACTGGCTTCTCGTCTTCAAACGTAGGGCGAGCCTTGTCCATAATTTTGTCGAAGATTTTCTTACCAAACTTGAACAAACGCACTTGACCTTCGTTTTCTGGATGCTTAGGATCAGAAACGATCAAGACATTAGCGATGTAGGTAAGTTTACGCTTTTGTTTGCGAGCAATCTCTTTGTTTGCTTCAGAACCAGAGTTCCATAGGCGACTATTAAGTTCACCGACTGGATCTTTCTCGTCTAAAGTGGTTAGAGAGTTCTCAATATACCATTTACCAGTTGGACCCTGAAAGCTGTGGTTGAAAACACGAACCCATGGGAGTTCATCACCTTCAGTTCTTGGTAGGAAGCGAATGACTGCGGTAGCATTTCCTGCTTTGTCTGGTTCTAGTTTCCAGACACGGTCATCTTGATAAGATTTACCCTCAGAAGGGTTTGCGATCTTTTCAAATTCACCTGCGATCTTTGAAAAGTCATTGTTGCGCATTTTGCGGAGTGTATTAATATCCATATGTATTTCCTTTATGTCGTATGTTTAACAGTATGATTTTTTGTCGTATTTGTGTCAGATGTTTCATATTCAAACTCATCAAGGTCATCATAATCTACTTCATCATCTTCCACAATACTATTTAGTACTCTCATACCACGAGTATTAACTTTTTTTGAAGTATTTTTAGCGGCACGATTATTGCCATCGTCCCAAGTCTTCTCTTTACGAAATGTGCGTCCCATTTTGTAACTCTTTAATCTCTGAAGTAAAGTTTTCTATTAGAGGTAAAATTTTATTACGTTCGTATTTAACGAAACCCTTACATTTTTCTATTCTACGGCATTCTTCCTCCCATAGCAAGTTTGCATTTTCTTTCCAAGAAGAAAGATAGGGTAAAAAGTCATTGAGTACCACCATAGTCTCGATAGTGACATGGTGTCCGAGATAAAGTTTAAATAATTCTGGGAAGTTTTCATCACTGAACGTGAAAATAGTTGATGGGTGTTTTCTTTCTTTCTCAAGAAACAGAATAATAGAGAACAGGTCGTTCTCAACTATCCTTGAGAGTGATTGTTTTCGTTTTTGCCAGACTATGTAGTTAGTATCAGACTCAGAGCCACTATAAGCGACGGCATCATTGCCGTAAGCAAAGTTTGCGACATAATACTGTATAAGATCAAAGTCTTTTGGGAATTTTCTAGCAAGTTTTTCAAAAATGTAACGATCGTTACGAGAAACAAAGGCATCTCTGCTCCCTTTCACATTTGGATTAACAAAAACATCAAATTTATCACTTGTAAAGTGTAGCTTAGTCGCTATGTAGTAGCGATACGCTTTAAATCCGTCCATAATTAAACATCTAGAGTTGCTGACTTCGGTAAATATCCGTCATCCTCAAAGTTAATTTGAATTTTCTCTTTCAACGACTTGTTAATCAACTTCTTTATGTCAGCTGGGTCGATAAAATTCACTTTGCAGTATTCTAGCACTGCTTCTAGGTGGGTTAAACCCTTTCTCTCCCTGACCATCTTCTCAATGTAGGCAGAGAAAGAGTTTGAGTCTTCAAACATTTGCATATTTTTCTCTGTAGTAGTTGACACGCTTAATACTCGCTTCAAGTTCTTGGTACTCGACAAACTTTTTGTCATACATCTTCCAAACAGGATCGTTCTTAGATGTTTTGTTCATTTTGTTGTCAAACATGTCTAGATATTTATCAAACCACGCATCTAGTTTGCGTCGTTGAGTTTTAAGATCGCTCAACAGGGTTGTAAGACCAGAAACATCAGCAGCCATAGCAAGCTGTAGCATCTTGTTTTCAATTTCAAACTGAGTCATACTATTTCTCCTTAAATTAAATTTTACCTGCGCATCTTAGCAATGTCAATAGCTGCATCATCAGAAAAAATTGGGACTGCATTAGACTTATGCATAGTGCCAATACCTTTCATAGCAGTACCAGTATAAACCTTCTCATGATGGATAGGTTTGGTCGCATTACCAAGCCCACTATTCAGACTTGGATAGTGCGGTGTTTCACGGATAAGAGTTTTTGGTTGTTTGTACATAGCAGTACCCTTCGGTACAGGTTTGGTCTCATATTTCTTGAGAAGTTTTTCCCAGTCAGCCTGCAACTCACGCTGTTTTGCAGTTGGCTTTTTAGGTTTGCGCTTTTTGAATGAAGTATGAATTATTGTCATAGTAATAATTATACCTTAATCAATTATTAATGTCAAGCAACTTGCTTGAAGTAACCATACGGAAGCCCAAGAGTATAGCAAAGATACTCATCGTCGCCATCCGTACCTTCAGCTTCGTGAACCCAACGCAAAGCCTGTTCGCGTGACTTTGCACCAGACATCATGAGACTGAGCATACGCATTTCAAAGTCATGCGATGCACGTTCTTCGGCTTCGAGACGATCACGCTCATTTTGCTCGATCACGTTTGCAAGAAACTCGAGTTCTTTGTTGAGTTCCTCCTCGGTCATCGCCTCAAGATTCATGTGGCGAGGACGAACACCGTACGCATCCTTGTATGCATCCCAAATAATGCACTCAAGTTGCTGCTTGTTTGTCATTTCTTCCCATGCTAACATAATTTTCTCCGTAAAAAGTTCTTAGGCTGCTACTTTATTTTCCATCATTTCAGACAAGATGAATTTCGCGATGTTCATGTTCTTGCGACTCTGGTCCAAAGCCTGAGCATGACCAAAAGTCTGCAGTTCCTGCGCATCAGACAGCAAACCCATCACAACCATCTCAAGACCAGACAGTTTTGCGGTGATAGAACCCATGTATTCCTCACGGATATCGTTTTCGGTCATACCGTAGCAGCGTTTTTCGAACTCAGTCATCGTTTTCTCCTTTTCTTTAACTATGCAGTAATTATACGCTGACCGAGTTTTAATGTAAAGCACTTTTTTCGGGTTTTTAGATGAAAAAAACCCTGAAAAATCAACGACTTAGCGACTTTTCAGGGGTTTCGGGGATAACCCTACGTCCTGTAGGGTCATTTTTTGGGGGTTTTGTTAACTTTTTATTATTTTTTGTTTGAAATAGGCATCGGTGAGGTCGGCGAGCTGTTGCCAGACGACGCATAAGCGATACAGATGATATCATCACGAGCTGAGTACGAACAACGAACCGCCATAGGGTCAATACCCTTCTCTACAGCTGTGTCAATGTTCTTTGACATCAACTCATCCTTCTTTAAGTTGTAATAACAAACGCTGATGACGAGTGTAACAACCATAAGTGTGATTGAAACGATCCAAGTCATACCTTCAATGTTAATCTTATCCATGAAATCTCCTATTTTAAGTCTTTAACAATATCGCAAATCTTAAGATCCAGTGCTTCTTCGGAACTTAACCAAACATCTTGAGGTGGTAGTAGATATTTTCTAATAACATCCTCTTTTAACCCTGTGCATTTCTTGTAGTGAGCCATAAGTCTATGCGTAATCAAATCAAATTCTTTTACTTGAGCCATAAGTTCATGCTCTTTGCCGAACGAACCCCATGTGTATTGATGGGACAGAATAGAAGTGTTCGGTGTAAGAATTCGTTGACCTTTTTTACCTGCAATAAAAATCAATAAACCAGCAGAAGCAATCTGACCAAGACCAATTGTTCTAATTGGAATGGCAGATCCACGCATAACATCAATCAAAGAAAACGCAGCATTTAAATCACCACCTGGAGAGGTGATAATTAGATTCATTAAATCTGGTTGCTGTTCTGCAAAATTAGTTTCTAGGATCCACTCAACTGCTGGCTTAACTGTCGCAATACTAATTTCGTCCATCAGCAAGCAAAAAGAGTGGGTACTCTCCTGATCGCTCCCCGTGGACAGTTCTAAATTTAATTTCTTCATCATATGTGCCATTTGGTACATCACCTTTCTTGAAGTTTTTGGTAGGCACATAGAAAATATGTCTACCAATTTTAGTTGAAACTGTTAAGTTTCTCCATTTCGGATTCACGTAATCTGCATGATAAAACAAAGCACCTCTAGAAGGATCATGCATATTCTCGTGATTCAGATAAACCATTATGGCAATATCTACTGCCTTATTATAATATGGATCATTGATCAGTGTCAAGTATCCACTTATTGCCTTTGTTCTTTCTCGTTCTTGGCACCACCATGAAAACTGACATGTTGAATTAATCTTCTCTTTGACAACTCCGCAGACGCTGTCTGAATAAACATTGCTGTTTACTCGATTCATGGTAACCATTGCAACTGCAACTTTACCATCGTGCGGTTCATGTCCAGACTCAAAATAAATGTTGTCTGCTAAGCACTTAACTTCTTTTTTAGCGTGATCGCTAAGTTGAGAGTATGAAACTCTGATCTGTGGAATTTCTATTTTGTTTACTGCCATCATCGTTGCTAGTAATATTACACTTATTACTAACACAGCAATAGACAAGATCTTTAGGTTGTTCTTTAACACCAATTGAATCTCCTTAATTAGTTAAAGAGTAGGGGTGTGAAACCCCTACTCCAATCCCATATCAGGTGGACTTCTTAGTAGTAGTCTTCGTAGTATCTTGGGGGATTTGACTCACGAAACCATTTAGTTGTTGCGCTTTGGCAATAATATCGGCTTCGTTTGGATAGGTCGGAAATCCAGGATGTTCTGGAGGAACCGAACCTGCGTGACGAGCATTTTCTACTTTGACTTGCCAGTCGTTAGAAACCTGCTCACGCTTACCATAGTAATCTTCGGTAAGCATTTCTTTCGCCATTTTTAATAGTTCAAGGCGAATCTCGAACGGACTCATGTTTGACATAGTTTTCTCCTGTGTTTGTGTTTGTGTTATGAGAGTTTTGTTGGGACTCACAACCCACTGTGTAATATTATTTAGGGTTTTATAAAGTTCATTTTTATATTATTTTGATCTTTTATAAAAGCCCAATTCTTGCGCCATTCAATAATTTGTCTCGCTTTGCGTTTATCGCTGGCAGTAGAAGGAACATACTGCCATGTAATACTATCTATCACTTCCTCAAAATAAGAATCGCATCCATATATATCGATCTCAGTAGCACCAAGCTCAATTAACTGAAGAGCAGCAACATGCCCAGTGCTGTAAAATTCTTTTGGTGTATCTACTATTGCTCCAAGAAGATTCTTACTTATTAGATAGTCGGTCAATTTAATACCATCTTTTCTAAAACCCTTCAGAACATTCCAACAAATATCAGAAAGAAAAACTTGACAGCTTGGTAGTTCATTTGTCGCATAATATCTTGCAACGGAAACATCAATCATAGTTAGCCCATCAACATCACACCATGGTATATTACATCCCATCACATAATTATAACCTTCTTTGCCGTTAAAAGCAAATCTACTTGGTCCATTACATAAAAGCGCAGCCTTCATCTTTGCTTTAACATCAATATGTTTTTGTGTTCAATTGTTGCTTTACCATGTCCATTGCCGTAAACATACATCAGCGTGAACACATCAGAATATTTACTTGCTTTTTCTGCCCACCAACTTAACGACTTCAGTGTAACATGAGCATTTCTACCGTCTGGTAAAATAGAACTAGCAGGAACATTGCATATACCAAGATATACAAACTTGTTAGCCTTTGAATATATCTCAGCGAGAACCGCATCTACATCTTCTTCTTCAATGTGCTCAAGAACATCAGTACAAATTACTGCGTCGAATTTTCCATCTGGGAGTTTAGAATACTGCTCAACTGCTGGGTCATATAAAGCAGGTAGTATTCCTAGGAAGTGCGTTTCGTGAATCTTCTCTTTGAAGTATTGAATACCTTTACCGCAACCATAATCAAGTATAGATTTACAATCAAGTTCAACTAAGAACTGTTGGATAAAGTCTTTGTGGATTCTAGTTGAAGAGCCAGCATATAGACTTTCATCTTTATGCATTTCTTTATATTGATCAACTAAGTTAGACATAATGCTCCAAAATAAAATGCCGACTGATTGGGTGATAAGGACAGTCGGCGAAACCTCATCTTGCTTTAAGCAGCAAGAGCGTAAACTTCTTCGTTTGCGTTTACTTTTATTTGCTTGATTTACGGTCATCGCCTACCGTGTTGCCGTCTCTACTATCTCACGCTGTCGAAACCTAGTCACCCCCATCAGAAGTGTCCTGCTGTTCACAGGTCGGGAATTCCAATCCTCAGAGTCTTGTTAAACTCTTACATATCACCCTAAACAACACTTCTGGTGGAGGTGGAGGGAATCGAACCCTCGTCCAACATGCCTTCGTTTTGAAGGGATTACAACAATTCTAAAAATCTGAATTCTTTTTATCTTCTTCGAAATTGCTCCAGTCATATGTTACCAGTTTATACACCCAGTAAGAATGCAGAACAATTAACAGTAGAAAAAGAATTAGATTACTCATTTAACTATTTAGCACCTTGGCGACACTATTCATTACTGCGGCAATGCGACCAATGTCACGAAGTTGTTCAACAGTATAACCTTCTTTCTTCAAAGTTTCATAATGCGCCTTGACACAAAAATGACACTTACCAACAATAGAAGCTGCAAGACTATACGCTTCAAACCTATCTTTAGTTGTACCACCATGTGAAGCGATAGCATTCATACGCAACTGTGCTGGTAGTCCTTTTAGATTTTCATCCTCAGCCATTTCAATATATGGATACCATACATTGTTTTGCGCCATAATCGCAGCAGCAGTAAGAGCTGACGTAAACTCTGCGCCAGTATTATGCATATCAGTTTGGATGAAAGAAACAAGTTTACCGTTTCCAGTCATCATAGCAGCTGCTAGAGCACAACCCATAGCAACATCACCAGAAAGTGAACTTCTAGTAATGACTGCATCGAGATTAAGTTTTGTATCTTTTGCATAGTCTGGCAATGCCTCCTTAATTTGTTCTACCCAACTCATAGCGTATCACCACCAACGGTACGGTTACATGCGCAAAGTTCGCCTGTCTGTAACGCATCTAGAACACGGAGTGTTTCCTCTGGTGAACGACCAACATTTAAGTTGTTAACAGTAACGTGCTGAATGACATTATCTGGATCAACGATGAATGTAGCACGTAATGCTGCACCTGCTGGCGCATAGAAAACGCCAAGTTGATCGATCAACGACTTGTCCCACTCACGACTGGTGTCTGCGAATTGAATATGCTTGATCTTTGATAGATCTTCATGATGTTTCTGCCAAGCAAGTTTACAGAATTCGTTATCAGTGCTACCAGTTAGCAGAACTGCATCGCGATCAGCAAAGTCTTGGAAGAGTTTGTCATATGCTACGATTTCAGTAGGACATACGAATGTGAAGTCTTTAGGATAGTAAACAATTACTTTCCACTTACCTTCAAAAGATTTCTCAGTAATGTCGAAGAACTTATCGCTTCCTGGGTTAATCCCAGTTACGACGAACGACTCAATTTTATCACCTACGGTTTTCATGGTTTCTCCTTAGTCAAAAACAAATGGTGGTCAACTTCGACCACCGCATAAAATACTTATACATTAATACTATAAATGATAGGAGAAATTCCTATATTATTTTTTAATGAGGGTTATTAGTATAACTTAATCGTACTTGAAAATCAACTTTGCATCTTCACCAATAGCAAGAACACAAGAAAGGTTTTGATTTATTGATGTTTGAATAACTGTAACAGTTCTTGCGTCTTTGTTATGCCAAACAGAGATAACCATATTAGAATTATCAGGCATGACTGATTTTATAACTGGTGTTTCTCCATATTTGTTTTCAAGTTGCTCAAATGTGTATTTTGTGTCAGCGCAAGCATGTTGCAACCAAACACCAGTTGGAGTTTCTTGAGCAAATACTGTTATTGGTAGGAACAGTAATACCTTTAGTAGTTTTTCCATTTTCTGAAATCCTCTCTAAGAGATTTAAAGCCATCGATCCAGGCATCTCTTTTTTCTTTGAAGACGAGAGGATCGTTATCATCTACTGCCATGATAACTACTAATCTTGGAACTGGTATACCAGTCAGTTCCTCAAACGCAACTGCGTACGCAGAGCATTGCATAAAGTATCCGTGAATATCATCTCTAGTCTTAACTCTAGAAGATGTTTTAAAATCTATTACTGACAACTTACCTTCATACTCTGCTATGCAATCTACAGTTCCAGCAACCTGTAGATGGTCAGAATATAATGGTGTTTCTAGTGCGTGTATATTGTCTATGCGACCCAACAGTGGTTTGATCTTTTTCCAGTTGTCGAGATCAAACATATCTGGTACGACCTCCTCATTGAGCAGAAACTTCTCGCATAAACTATGCACTCTAGTTCCTCTGTTTGCTGCTCTTTTTGAGATTCGGTTTGCTTCTTGGTCGCCGACTCTTTTTCTCCAAGCCACGATCGCATCGATGCTAAGCAATCCTGTAATCGTTGTGACGCTTGGATAGGAGAGACCCGACGGTGTTGAGTAAACTCTTGATCCATCGGGTCCAGTCTTACGTTCAAGTTTTGGAATATCATGGCGAATATGTGTAAACAATTTATTCCTTTGGTCTCACAATAGACAATACTTTATCTCTAATAATTTTAGCCCATGCTGGCTCTGGAAAGTGCCAGCCAATAATTGCTCCAACTAATAATAAGAAAATAGTTTCTAACATTTTTATCTCCTACGTTGTTGTTAGATCTTCATATTTTAGTTTAGCCAAAATGTATTCCTTAACCAATGAACTTCTTACGATGTCATCTGGCGTAAATTCAATTCTGGTAAATGAACTCATGTGCATGGCGATGTCGAAGAACTTTAAGATACCAGTCATATCGTTCTTCTTTTTATTTAGGTCTGTCTGACGATAGTCTCCACACCAGATAATTTTAGAGCGATAACCTACACGTGTCATAACTGTATCAATCTCTTCATAGGTAAGGTTCTGCATTTCATCAACAATAATGATAGCATCATCAAATGACATACCACGAATGAATGATGTGCTGATAAACTCAATATGGTGTTGCTCTTCTAGTCTGTCCCATGCGTCTCTTCTGCCAAATAAAGTTTCGCAGATTTGACGATATGGTTGCTGATAGATTTCCATCTTCTCGTCAACATCTCCAGGTAGATGACCAATCTCTCTTCCTTGTACTGCTGAGCGAACAACAATAATTTTATTAAAGGGATTGGATTTATCGAGGACTTCTTCTATCGCTTTATAGAGAGCGCAGAAAGTTTTACCTGTTCCCGCTACTCCGTGTAATGCAATAAAGTAATCACCTCTTCTGTATGCATCAAAAAACTTTTTCTGATTATCCGTTAGTGGATCAAAAGTTCTTAGTTGATCAATATGAATTCGTAAGGAATTAGTTTGATGGAGACCATTTCGTTTTCCTTTTTCAATGGGGATAATATCGTCTGAGTGCTGTTGAGCTGGTGCTCTCTTCGCCATTGATTGCTCCTTTTTGTTGTTATAGATCTAATTTACTCCCTGGAGTTCTACTGTGAATTTTCTGCAATACCTCCTTGAATCCATTATCAACTTTACGCACTCCTGCTCGGACTGGGTCCATCATCATGGGTGCGCCAGAGATAATCGTTTCTAGATTTGGATTTTCCTTCAGGAATTGTTCACGGGATGCAATAGTCATGAACTGGTCGAAGGTTTCACCAGTTTCTTTATTTCGAAAAGTGTAAGTTGGCATTAAGGATTCATCAGCATAGTTGACATAGACACAATACGGTTACGCTTTGAGTCATTCAAAATGTAACACGCTTCATTAAAACTATTTAGAGCATTTGAGAACCAATCTGGCATCGGACGATTAGTCCATTTCGCGAATGGTCTTTTCTTCTCAATATAGTATTTATGGTAAGACGCTATTGAGTCGCCATTAATTTTACAGTCATCAGGCATAGCTGGTGTTGGTTCAGTAAATGGACCAATAGGCAAATTCCTAGGAAAGTTATTCTTAAGAGTTTGCATTAAGCCAGATTGCTCAACGCTGTGAACCTTACCATATCTATGAGTGTACTCAGCACAAGTCCACTCTAGAAGTTCAGCAAGCCACATATAGTTCTGAACATTTGCTCGACACCAAATAGCAGAAGGATGCTTGATGTGCGATGCCTTGAATAATAGGGTCTCGAGATTTTGATCAGCTAATAGATATCTAGTGATTTTTCTACCAGCGGCAGTCTTGTCTTCATAAATCTTTCCATCAAGAACTCGATGCGCAGTAGACAACAGCTGAGCATATTCCAAGATCATCTTAACAACATGCTTGTCAAGATGCATCTGGGCGCAAGTTTGAGGGTCACTGTCAAGATAAAAAATATTCATAATGATTTCATCGCATGTATTTGAAGAACAAGAGAGTTTAGTTGGTCAATAGTTCTGTTAATATATTTGTCTTCGTGAAGAATACCATGACCACCTGCCCTAGTGAAAGGTTCAGCGCAGTCAGGGCGATCATCAATTAGAATGCTCTCAGGTGTTGCGTAATTTGGCTTCTCAGAAAACATTCTAACGAAATTTGGTTTATAAGTTATACCATGCTTGTTCAACCAAAGTGTTTTCTGCCTAGCTGCCTCAGCACCCTGCATTGGATCATGAGTTCCGACTGAGGTCAAGATCTCAACATTAACAGGAAGCATTCGAACAGCTGCTAGAAGTTTAAGCGCATTTGGCATATAGTTCAAGTCTTCGAAGATTTTATATTCCATAACTGCTTTACGGAAAATCTTCTTATCATACTTGAGACCAGGATCTTTCAATGGCAAAAACTTCTCTTCAAAATTGCAAAGAACACCGTCCATATCAAGATATAATGTAATCATTTACGTTTCGCTTTCTCAGCAAGTTCTTTGTATCCAGCAAAAGTGGGGTGAACGCCATCAGGTGAAATCTTATCAACTGGTCGTTCTAAAACAATATCACCCCAAATCTTTGCTACGTCTTTTATGTCTTTAAATTTCTCAGGTTTAAGTTTCTCAGAAGGTAGTATCCAATATACTCTACCCTTAATATTCTCACGAATCAAGTTTGCGTATTTAACCGTGTCGATAGTTTTCGTATCGTTTGGACCAATACTAATAATAGTGATTCCTGTTTGCTTTGGCTCACTTAACATCTTCTTATGCTTATTATAGAAGTCCCTGCTATTGATACCAGACTTAGCATAAGCTACGCATTCTTTCTTAACTTGTGATACACCAACAGCAATAGAATCACCCATAATAAGACAGTCAATCATATTACCTCACAAATTTTGCGAAGTCTGGTGGTTGCCATCCTTCTGGTTTAAGAATTTTTCCATCTTCCCTACGAATAACTTTACCTGTCTCTTTATCAACTTTAGAAAGGTTAGACTTAGCACCTTCATCCCAAGCATGAGTTGGACTCCAGCCACGTGCGTACATATAACCAATGATTACCCAAATCATATCAAAGCAAGCATCTAGTTGCTCAGCGTCATCGCTGGCTGCTTCAGCTTCCCAGAACTCTGTTACTTCTTCTTTAATAAGTTTCTTATACAACTCAGCAAGATCAGAAACATTAGGATCTGGCTTGTTTGGATAGTCTTGTCCGCATGCTTTTAAAAAGACAGCAACATCTAAAAATGGATTACTCATTTGTTCCTCGAATAGTCATAGTAGTAAGTTGAGTGTTCTTCAGGCATGGTAATGCTTGTTGTCGATCCCATATTGTCTGTATTGATAAAGAATGTGTCAGCAGTTGATCCCATACCATCATGACCATCGCCTGTAAATTCTTCTTCAGTAACAAAATCTAGATGACCATCAAAGTGAAATCCTGCGCCTCTTAGAAATTCTTCGAATCGTTCTAGGACTTGAGTCAGGCTGAGTTCACCATTTATTTCCATCGTAATGGTTGATGGGGGAATTGATGTGTTCAACCCACTAAACCCTGTGTATTCTTGTTTGAATGTGTACTTAGTATTCACGCTTCTCTCCTTCTTTAGTAAAGAAAGTCTTAACCTTTTGCTCTTCGCTCCAAGATTTTGTGTAATCATTATCCTCATCGCAAATCTTAAGAGCTTCATCATATCCAACAACACGATGACTCACGATAGTCTCGCCCAAGTGTTGCTGAGAAAACTCTTTGGCTTCCTCACACACAACAGTGTCCAGCGCCCACTCAGCTTTACCCTTTGGAACCTGAACCATATAACGCTGACGGAATGCGCTAATACATTCAACAAGAACCCATTCTTTATTTGACTGAGTTAAAGTAAAACTACCATCACCGTTGTCTGACCATTCAAGATCATCACCAACTTTCCAGCCAGTCTCTTCTATCACCTCATCAGGCAACTCAATATATGCCTCACCATCATCGCGAACCTTAACATCTAATGTATACGATTTCATTTCACCCACTCCTCAGCAAATTGTTTAGCACTCTCAAGGGAATCGAACTCAGAATAAAAATGCGTACCAAAATCATTCTTCATGCTGACGAGATATCTTTTCGTGTCAAGATTTAGAATGACAAGTGCGTCTTTCTTTTTATTTTCACTTTCAAAAATAGAAAGTGTTTTATATCCCTGTGTCATCACCATGCTCCATCATCAATAACTATTCTAAACCAAATCGGTCCAAAAGTCAAAAAGACAAAATGCATGTTAGGATCCATTTCAGTTGGACCAGAACACTGCAATCTAAATTCCCAGTGGTAAGGATTGAGAACCAACCCAATCCAAACCCCTGAGTATTTAAGGTAGCTCAACAACTTTTGCAAGGTATGGTTCCTCTTTGTCAGATCCACGTTCGTAGTAAACATATCCACGTGGATTGCAAACTACACGAGTGCTACCAATCATATAATCAAACAACTCATGCGTATGCCCATGAGTCCACAACTTGATCTGAGAATTATCAAGGATGAACTCATCAAGGTTTGATGAATAGCCACCATTCATCATATACTCTTCCTTATATCTTGGATGAGTAGATGCTTTGCTCGGCGCATGATGACCAACAACAACATACTTGTGAGTTGGATTATTGTCAATAACAGTCTTGATGTAGCCAACCATCTTCTTATGTTCTTCAACAGCATCAGCTGGAGAAAACTTAGCGACCTCTTCAACATGCTTCATACCGATCTCAACCATTGAGCGAATACCGTTACGTTCTTCCATAACGTAGTTACCCTCATCGTCTTTCTTATAGACTGGCACCTTGCGAGAAACTCTACGATTAGAATTCTGAACAATGCGGAAGTCATTCATCATTCCTGTCATAGAATGAAGTGTCAATGGATCTTCCTTGTTCATGTCAGTCCACAGTGTTCCACCGATAAAGGTATAGTCTTCAATGGTAACACAATCTCTATCAAGAAAGTGAATACCATGATCCTTACATTCTTTGCGAAGGATCTGGTGAGATACGGCAAAGTCTCCGTGATAATGCTCATGGTTGCCCATAACATAAACAACGTGCTTATAGTTTTGTTTGCAGTTTATAAAGAACTGACGGAAGAGATTACCCTTGGTATTATCCAAGAATCCATTAGGATCTTCTTGCAGTTTTTGTAAATCTTTGGCGACTAGAATGTCACCACTAAGAATGAGAACATCTGCGTTCTCTGGATTTGACGGATACCAATCTCCGAACTCGAGATGGATATCACTTGTGATCGCGACTTTCATAACAACCCTTCATGCTAAAGTGGAGCGGAATATCAGAATCGAACTGATAACAACAGATTGGAAATCTGTAGTTTTACCATTAAACTAATCCCGCATATCTATATTATATAACTTACCTATTCAAAAGGCAAGTTGCAATTATTCTGGAGTTTCTTCTGCTGGGACTTCTTCGGCTGGAGTCTCAGAAACTTCTGGCGCATCAACTTCTGTTAGAAGACTTCTTGCAATCCATAGTTTCTTTTCAATCCCATTCTGCTCAGCAAGAACAAAGATTCTATTCGCATCACCTGCGAAAGTTTCCTTGATGATCCACTGACCCTGTAGGTCTTCATTACCTGGCTCTGCTGTAAATGCTAACATGGAGGATTCCTTATGTGAAATAAAAATAGTATTCTTATTTAGCGAAAAAGTCCACAATCTTTTCAAGCATCCTAGCAAACAGCAGAGATGTGACTAGTAGGATTCCTATGACTATTCCCATAGAAATCCAGTATCCAAGTATTTGAAGTGCGATTATGCCCATAGCATTCTAAACAGTCCCAGCGTATCAATAGCAGTTAACAGTATATAGTTAGCAAGCATGCCAAATGATTTCCGAGTATAAGCAGCCCAAGCATACATAGCACAGCCAGCAATCCACACAGGATAAAGAGCGAGTAGCGGAGGGTTGGGTACAGTGACTGCCATTGTAATGGAACAGCCGATACTAACCGCCCAAGCAAGAAGCTCAACAACAAACCGCAAAGGATTACTATTCCAGTCATCACGAATCCAATCAAAAGTAGGTTTTAACAAGTCATTCATTTCATTTCTTTCAGGTAGGGATTATCACCATTTCGGACGGTGATTTTAGTTTTGGGTTCGGTCGTTTTTATCTCCACCGAATCCCGATATACATTTACAGTAGCAGGAGTCCCGACCACCACATTCGTAGTCGAGCATCCCACCAGCAATAATACTAGGAATCCTAACGATAATACCATAGCGATATAAAAGGGGACCCCCATAAATTTTAAAAATTTTACCAAAGTTTTCTCCAAAATTCTTTAAGACTCGCCAGAGTCTCGTTAAGACTTTCCGTCTTGTCATCAATCCAATAGTGCAGGTCGCAATAACGAAAGGCAAGCGTCAAGCCAATATTAATTGCATAGAACACTAGGAATCCTAGAATCCAAATCATGAAAACTCCCTAGAGGTAAAGGCATAACCATCAGCATCATCCCAATCATATTCAGGATTAAACCAAGGACGCTTGTCAATCTTACCCTGAGTATTATGCTGTAGGTTTTTATGCCCATCTGGATACTCAAAGTCAGGTGCCTTGACTCCCTCAATCATTTCAACGAAATCTTCATAAGGAATCCTATCCCCATATTCATCCATGATAGTACAGCTCTTAAGGAATTCCTTCCATGCCTGCCAAGAGGTCAGACGCTCAGCTGGATATCCCTGAAAGGTAAAAGCCCAACCCCATGAAGATTTACCAATATGGTATTCCTCATCATATCTCTCACATGATTCACAGTGATTCTTAGCTACATAATAGTTAGTGCCCATATTACATCCCCAAAAGTGCTACCATATAATACAAAGAAATTACCACTAGGAGTCCCTCTAAAAGATAGTTAGTAAGCGGTGTAGGCTTACGCTCAATCTTGTTTATATCTCTCATAACAGACAGCTTACCTGCATAATAGGCAGAGAAGAATCCTAATGCAATGGCGAAAATACTCATAGGAGTCCCCTTACGCTATTTTTGTATAACTAGCACGATAGTAGCAATCAGGATCAGTATAATCGCTCCACTGTTCGCAAAATGCTTTAGCGTCTTGTTCGTTATCAAAGTATTTCTCACCCATAGGACGCTGACCCCATCCACGCTCATACTCAGTCATCGTCACTTTATATACAGGGGTTTTCAGTTTAATCTCAGGCATAGGAGTCCCTTTAAGGTTTGTGTTTCTTTGGATCTCGGACAGAAAAAATGAGAGCTCGGTGTAACTAGGTGCCCCGATTTTAAGGCTAGGAGTCCCTGGAACTGTTTTTTATGGGACTCCAGCCGTATCGGAATTATCGCCATTTATCGAAGATCTTTTCAACCTCTCGAGTGGATATCTGCAGTTCACTCGCGATAAAGTCTACGGTGTCAGTTTCAAAGCCAAACGGATCACCGAGATCCAACGCATAAGTCTGTACTGCAATCATCGGCATAGGTATTGTGTCAATTTCAGCAATCATCGTATTCTCCAATTAAGCAGTCAACATGTAGGTAGCCAGATCTTTCCAGTCTTTGTTGCTGGCACGAACCTTGGCAACAGAGATCAGCGTACGCAGGGAAATTTCCTTAACTTCTTCCTTGATCTCACGGATCAGAGCCAGAGCATCTGCCTTCACAGCAGCATCATACTCAGGCAGGAACTCAGGAGCAGCAGCGATAGTCTCCATACGCTCGATCTTCTGATCAGTGGTCATGCTCAGGTCGATCATCATGCTACGTGAACGAATCGCCTGATCAATCTTACCCTCATCCATATTGGAGATGAAGATAACACGACCTTCGAAGTTGAACGAACGTGGCAGGTCATCATCACGCATGTCAGCGTTCCAGCTGATAATACGCTTACCGTAGCTGTCCAGAGCAGACTTCAGAATGTTCAGTGCAACTGGATCTTTCAGAACCGAGTCACAGTCATCGAACACAATGATCGACTTGTTGTTCTCGAACAGAGTACGATACAAACCTTTCGGAGTGCTATAACCTTTGATGAAGGTAAAGCATTTACGAATGTTCATGACCGAACCCACCTGGAAGTCAGCCAGATCAGAGATATCTTTGTAACCTTTGGACTCAAGAGTCTTGGTCACAGTATAGGTCTTACCCAAGCCACCTTCACCAGTGATAATCGCACTTGGCTGAACACCATCAGCAACCATCGAGACCAGTTTCTCAACGAAACCGAAGCGAGCATTAATACCGAACTTATCTTCTTTTGGAGTGTATCCAGCAACGATCTTGTTATAAGGCAATTTGGTTCCAGTCAGTTTGTTGAAGTGATATTCTACGACCTTCTCCAGATCGACACCAGTCTTGCTGGTGGTAAAGGTACGATCACCGATGGCAATCACGGTCTTACCAGTCTTCTTATCGGTCGAGAGGGAGGCTTTCACTGTAGTCATTTGGGTTTTCCTTAGTAGTTTCAATCAATTACCAGTAAGTATACCCGAATTTGCATTAATGTAAAGGACTATTTTCACATAACCCTACGTCCTGTAGGGGTATCTGTAAGTCATTGATTTGTAAGGGTTTTCTGATCCTTAACATCAACCCCTACACCGAGATTTTACTCCCCTGTCAAGGGTTTGTCAAGATTGCAAGATAAAAAAGATCAGTCATCCTGGGTCCAAAGATCGCGACCAGAGACAAACTGATTGTTACCGATCGGGTCAGGCACCTGCGGTAATGGTAAACCTTCTTCGCGTTCATCCTGAGATGCTTGAAGTGACCATATAATCTTCTCCGCAGTCTCATTCCCTGATGTCATGAACTTACTCATCGACTCCGACTGTTTCTGCTTAGTCTCCTGGGTGACGATGCGTGCTTTATTAGAACATACCTTTGAACAGTATGGTCCACGCTTGCGATGCTCAGAGTAGCACTCGGGGCACACCTTCTTTTTATACACTGAAGGCATTATTTATCTCCTTTGCGAGAGCGGAACAGGAAGAACGCCAAGATCAAATTTGCCTATTTCCGTTCACTACCCTTCCCCTTTCGAACTTTCTTCTCTAGATTAGCGAGAACAGCATCTTGGTACTTATCCTCATTGGTTCGAATGTCCTTTTCCTTATAGGTATGACCGAACAGCTTATGCCCTGACCATGTCTTCTCAGTCTTTGTTTTTCTCATAGTGATTCAACCAATATTATTCATATTGGTCTTCCTTTATTACTCTCTCAACCGATCTCAGCCCACACCAGTGACACCAATAGTGTACCTTCCCTGGCTCTATATACGGATTTCGTTCCATCTTATGCCAGTCATGCCTATGGGCAAATACCATCAATCTTCTATAGAGGAACTTATAATAGAGAGACTTAATCATTCTTCTCTCCGAATTCACACATACAGAACTGCCACTCAGAGCAGGTTTCATCTATGGGTAGATAATCAAACTCAGGACAGTAATGTTTAAAAACACCCTTCAGTGGCTTACCATAGTGATGAATGCAGTCTTGTTCAAATTCGGTCATATGCCCTGCTCCATTACGGTACGGAAGTCGGATGCTATTGGTTGCTTCATCTCAATCTCTAATGATACATAGGGTGAGCCCAGTTCTTTCCATGCTTCTACTGCCCAGTCATGAGAACGATAAACATCAGCCACATAGCCAATGATGCTCTGATACTTGACGCAGTCCATATAATCTCTGGTGACTTCCTTGGCTTTCTCTAGATCCCAGGTCCAATGATTAGCGTCAACTTCCTTGGTCTTATCGCATACGATCAACGTATCATCTCGAACTTCCAGAACAACAAAGTATGGACAAAACATCTCATTCCAATAGTCTCCTGGTAATGGATTTGCCCATGCGATATTGTTCTTCTGATCGCTTGGCTTCACTTCAGTAAACGGATTATAGTCATCACTCATGGTAATTCGGGTAACGGCATCCAGTGTGTTACCTCTCCTCCTCCGAAAAATCCACTCTTGCTTATAAATGAACCATCATCGTAGTAGCCGATCCACATCTGCGGTCCAGTTTCAAATATGCCTGGAGCATGATATAGAATCCACTGATCTGATGGTGGTAGCCTATCCTTTGTTGATATCCAATTAGACATAGTACACCATGTTGCTTTTTCTATAGATTTCTATTGTGTTTAGCATTCCCTCAGCTCTGGCTATTGCTCGTTCCTTGGCTTCAAACTGATTACAGTAGTGGACTGGGTTTCTTGGATTCTCATCCCACTTATAGCAACTGTCATACTTCCAGAATAGAAAGGTTTTATATTCAACTTGATACTCTTTCCTGTGTGCATCGAGCACGACACGAACGCTTTTATACAAGGGTTTCACTGTTTTACCTCCACTGATACAGGTTTGTTGTACCACTTAATAAATTCCATCACACCACCATAGGCTAGACCAGCCATGGTTATAGCCAGCACTGGAGCAATAAAGACAATATAGAACAGAATGAATAACTTACTGAACATCGGTGCTTTCCCATGCCCAGTTAACAACCACCCAGTCATCGATACAATCCTGAAAGGTATGAACCTCTGGATCTTTTCCTGCTTCATACATACGCTTACACCAGTAATCCCAGTAGCGATCTAGAATTTCTTTTTCTGATAGCGTAACGACATAACCACCAGTCTCATCGGCTAGTGGTGAGTCAGGATCATATTCATTGTAAGACCAGTATTTCATTCCATCCAATTTGTATTGTTGTCAGCCCAAACCATTGCCTCATGCTCATTGTTGAAAAATGGAGACACGATCTTTTGACTAGAGTTTTCGTTGGGCTTCGGTTTATCTGTTTCTCTTACCCAGAACCAAGTATAGGTCGGCAGTCCTGGATCTCTTAATGAAAGAAGAACATAATGCCCTATACGCTTTTCCTCTTTCATTTGCGCTTTCCCAACTCATAACCGATAAGAAACTCTTTGAGTAATCCCCTTGCTATCATTGTAGTTTCCTTTCTAGATTTGGAACACCCATCTCCTCTAGTTCTTCCTTTGAGCAGAGAGCATGGGCTAACAGCTGCAGCTCATCCTCACTGAGTTCATCTAGATCAAGAGGACGACTCTCAAGTTTCATTTGCTCTGGTGTCATGTTTTGAAACTTCTCAGTGATATCCTTCATTAACTGATCCAGCTCTTCCTGTGTTCCTTCGAAGTCATCAAAGCAACCAGGAGCAAATTTAATTTGAATTGGCTTTTCTTGTTCGCTCATCTTCAACCTTCTTTTCTACCTTTGTTTCATTTTTTGGAAAGTATGGTTCTATTACAAAATAATTGGCACTCCACCAGCCAACTGCACTAAAGAATCCCCATACAAGTATTTCAGCTATCATGTTCCTCCCATCTTCGTTCGATTGGATTCCAATGACGGTCATCATAGAAATTTATATCACCATACCAACCTAGCAATCCGAAACTGATACTTAGACCAGCATGGTCTTGCCTATGTGTCAGAGAAATTCCAATATCAAATAACATTCCTCGATGTCGATAGAAACCAACATCGAGGTGCTTGTGCTCGCCTTCCTTCAGTAACCAGTGACGCTGCCAAATTTCTTTATATTCAGTTTGACGTGTCCATGGGTTGAACAGGCTTATGGTAAAATGTAGCATATCAGTACCAGAACAGTGCAGGTATCAAAGTCGCCAAAGCTGCAACAACCAGCACAATGTCTTTAAGAAAGAATGCCAAAACAGCAGAAATAACAGTAAGGATTAGAAGAGAAATCTTCATTAGAACGCATCCCAATGCCAAGTCTTCTGCTGTTTACGTGTTAGAACAACTTTGTTCTCGTCATCACCAAAGATAAACTTACCTTCTTTGGGGTGCATTTCTAACAAGTGCTCCTGCGTCAGATAGAGTGACTGCCAATCCACTTCGTCGTTGCCTGGATCCAAGTCGAAGTCCAGGCGAATGCCCTTTGGGGATAGTGGGCTGCCCTCCCAAACAGAAGGAGCGATTGTTTCAACAAGTTTAGATTTATGGGTAAGCACAACATCAAAACTAGAACCACCATCAAACTCAACCTTCACATTCAGCATACGCAATGCTTGCTGAGGTGTTTCATTGTATCGATTCATTTCCTCAACGACTGCTTTTAACATGTCGAAGTTGAACTGATCAAACAATGCTGCGATTTGAGTCAGCTTTTCGATGTGCTTTTTGTCTTTCAGATTATCATTGCAGTATTCAACAATGAAGTCAGCATCAAGACCCTTATAATCCAGAGCATAATAAATCCTACCTGGACGATTACGCATATGACGATCAACACGCCATTTATCATTGCAGGTTAGAATGAACAGCTTCTGTGTTGGATAAACTCCATCAAGTAAAGTCAACATTACTTGTTGTTCGTCCTCATCGTATACCTTTTCGAACTCATCGAAAAGAACAATGCAGGGTTGATCAATATCTTGAATTAGTTTATTGAATCGGTCACCATGCCATGGTTGGTTGATGACGATTGTTGGGATACCACCTAATGCTCCGTGAATAGAAAGCATTTTAGCAAGCAGAGTTTTACCTGAACCCTTCTCGCCTGACAGTAGTACACCTGTTGATGCATTGCGATCAAGGAAGGTACGAATGATACGCTCTACGTTCTGTAATGTATCACCATAAATTTTCTTTGGTGGTTCAAATGCGTCAATTCCCTCAAGAAACAAATTTCCGTACTCATCTGATTTAACAGTATAAGTGCCGATGGGCAACTTTCGATGAATGTCTAATGATGCCTCATCGGCGACACGAAAAGTATTTCCATTACGAATAAAGTGTGACATAAAAACTCCATTAAAAACTTGAGGTAATTATACCTCGACAAATGCCATTTGGTCAAATTTCTTTTCTTGAATAGTTTTTTCTTTGAAAAACTTTCTTGGGTTGCCACACATTGCACACTTCGAATCACCGCAGTTCAATATGTGTTTCTTATGATTGCGATGCGGTTGTTCAAGATACTTCCACTTCTCACTCATATGGTAGCCTTTTGCAATTCTAACCTGTCGAGCAATTGCACGCTCATCAGCTTGAATACGTTTTGCCTTTTTTGCTTTGCTATAATCATCACTCATAGTTATCCCCTTAATGAATGAATTTTTGTGTTGACGGAGTTGCTACATCTCCATCAGCTACCTTTCTCAAAAGATTTTTAAAATCGTCTTCAGAGCCAGTTTCTTTTGTGAGCCACATTAATCGAGCAAGCACAATCGAAGCAACAGACAACGGAGGCAACTCTGTTATCTCTGTCATCGAGAACAAAACATTATCAACATTCTGCGCGATTCCTACCATTTCTTCTTCTGTTAATTGGTCAACTCTCATGACCTCTCCTTATAGTATTTGTACAGTTTGAGATAGTACGCAAATCGTTTAGGTTCTTGCTCAGGATTTGGTAGTGGACCAAGCATTCGCTCCATATCCTCTACCAATTTCTTTATTTGTTCTTCAGTAATCATCTACCCTGTCCACGATACCTTTTGAAAGTACGCTTCTGGGTCTTATTCATTGCTGATGTTTTTGGGTTTCTACCACCCTGTGATGTGTGCTTATGCACACGTTTGTGACCACTACCAGATTTGGTTGCCATAATATCTCCTTAGAGTTGTTGAACAGAGGGAGTTACCCCTCTGTTTTTATTTAGACATCGTAACGTGGGATCATCACTGCCTTACGCATTACGCCTTCAGGAGTGAAGTTCTCCGCATTACCAGCAAGAACTGCTTTCATGATTGCTGGGCTGAAACCAGAAACCAATGCCGCACCTTTCTTGTCATACTTCACTGGCACGTTGTCGTGCGAGTTCAGATTCCAGAAAACAATTTGAGGAACAGTGTAACCTGCTGCTTCAAACTTACGTTCGATCATACGCATTGCGCTGTCATCGAAACTTGCACATTGGTCGAACTGCATATCAGACAGAATCAACAGCATGCTTGGCATTTCTTCTTGAGGAACATTACCTTCTACGGCAGTCTTCAGGATTTTATCCATCGCCTTAACCAAGTTGGTATTCATTTCCCAGTTAGAAGATACCATTTGCTTTACCTTCTGAAGAATAGTACCCTTCAGATTCAGCAGTTGTGGGTTGCCAGAGAAAGTCAAGAAAGTATCCTTGAACTTACCTTGGTTCTTGTCTGCTAGATATAAACCCAGCGACACTGCTACAGTCAAGCAAGTTACGTTTGCGTTCTTACCTGCTGGGCAAGACATAGAACCAGACACGTCAACCAGTGGCAACACATTAGCATCACCAACAAAGTTTTCCAATGCATCCCATTGCTTTTCAACAAGATCAAGCTGAGTCTTGTTGTAGCTAGTTTGGTAATGACCGATAACACCCTTCAGTACATCATATGGATATACTGCGCCAGCATTTACCTTGACCTTTGGGTCATCGCCCTTAACAAGAGCAGAAACATATTCCGCATACTTTTCAGTGTTACGGTAGAATGCCTTCTTGTATCGAGCAGCAGCAACAGAAGGAACATGGCTGAAATTGATTTCATCCCAACGCTTTGCGCACATGTCTTGTTCAACTACCTTAGTCATTTCGACTAGGGACTTACGATAGAACTTTGGAGACATGCCGAAAAACTTACGGATCTCAGCAGCCAACTTACCTTGACGTGGAGTCCACTTTGCTGCTAGACCATTGCGTTCACGCAAGGCATCACCAAGCATAGTGAATGCAGTAGCCTTATTGGTTTCAACAACAAAGATGTCATCCCAGCGACCGATCTCTGGCACCTTGCGAAGCAAGATAGCAGCGTCTTCAGGGTTGTGCTTGTCTAGATACTTTAAGATTTGACGGAACAACTCACGTTCGCCAGCACCACCACGTGCATCACGTGCCCACTGAGCAATACGCAATGCCACTTCTCTGTCTTCAACGTATGCTGCGACAAAGTCTTTGGTGATGTCCTTACCACGAGAGGCACCGATTTTGAAGAACAAGTCTACACATGCAGATGCAGTAGACTTACGAGCACGCATGCCGTTAGTAGTGCGTGCAGATTGATTTTGTACGGCAGATACAAAAGTATTCACTTCATTTCCTTTCAACAGAATAGTTTCCTACTTTTTGATTAGACTGAGAAATTCGAAACTCAGTATCTTTGGAGATGGCATTGCAGCCATCAAGTAAGTTGTTGCTGTACCTATTCTAAGCTACATAAACTACGGGATGATCGGGTTGATATTGAATTGGTTCTTTAACCACAGTGTCCCTTTCGGCAGCCCCACTGAAAGCAGATAGTCTACTATCATCTTGCTGTCTTTCCAGCGCCAGATCTTGATTCGGGTTGATCACCCCTAGTCAGTTAAAAATTGCACCTTTCGGTGGTCCTCCTGTTTACTGACACTCTCTTTAGCGTTATCTAAAGTGCTGTACTCATCCCATTTCCATACTGTAAGTATATTACTTATATAGATTTATGTCAAACTTGCATAACTTTAACCTCACATTTTTCTAAAAATTTCACACCATCATCATTGCGATATTGTTGTCGATAGTACACATTCTTAATACCTGCGCCATAAATCATTTTAGCACACTGTACGCAAGGAGCATGAGTACAAAATAAACTGGCACCATCGCCTCCGTCATTAGACTTGGCAAGTTTAAGTATAGCATTCGCTTCAGCATGAATCACCTCATCTTTGGTTTTAAAATTTTCATCTTCACATACATTAGTCCATCCTGCTGGCATGCCATTGTATCCGATAGAAATAATTCTATGTTCTTTAACAACGACAGCACCAACCTTCAACCGAACAGCACTAGAGAGTTGAGCAAACCTCTCAGCTGTGTCCATATATGCAGCAATCCATTTATTCATCGTATATAAATCTGTACGTTGTTGATACGCTTCATCAGTTCATTGTTTACATCAAACTTCACTTGCATCTTTTGCGACTCTTTCTCATACACCATAAATGCTGGCTGATTCATAGTCGTCTTATGCTGCGGGAAGAACTTATTATACCTCACGTCACCAGCTGAAGCAAACGTGTAAAGTTGCATGTCAACATATTGTTCATAAAGTTGTATTTGCTGCCCATCAACAGTCGCAATCATGACAAGTTTAGGATTTCTTGGGATATATGCAAAGTCAACATCGATGTTATAACAATCAACAGTTGAGTTGCGATATGCGCCAAAGCAAACCATTTGGTTATCACGCCATTCTGGCGCAGGTGCAGGTTTCGCAGCCTCCCACGCTAACCAGCCAAGCAAACCATTACCAGTAGCACTCTTCACCGCATTAGAAACACCAGCTGCTATCTCACCATGAGTATTAGTGCTAGTAGAACCTTTCTCGTTGATCGTTGTGCTGAATGCACGCATATCAGAAACCCACTTCTGTTGCCATGATATAACTACGTCAGCATAAACAGTAGTGTTAGTGCGACCAATCTTGTAGTTTGGATTCTGTACATCAGCATACAATGCATGACCCACGTTGTCTAAACGACTAACAATCTTTTCTCTACGCTCATACTCAGTGAAGTCAGGAGAGAAAGATGATTGCTTTCCCTTCTTGATTGTGTTATCTTTAGGAACAACATCAGCAATGATAGTTACCTCATAGCCAAGTGTGTTCTGTTGCTTAGATACGACTTTATACGATTTGATCACACCACTGGTGTACTCATCAATACTTTCGGTGACATGATTAGATCTAGCATTACGCTCGCTCATAACGAAAGTGCTTGCGCCTTGCTCTAGTGCTGCTACCTTTGCGTTCTCCAGAGCAGCATCATAATTAGATCCATATCCAGTAACCTTCACCTCTGCCGCATTGGCAAAGGTAGCAGCAAACAACAGAGCAAGTGCAGTCTTTTTCATTTAGAATCCATTCATCATTGTACGAACTTGAGCAGCAGTATTCATGCTTTTCTTAGAAACCATAATGGTCACAGCTACCATGTTACTGTCACGATCAACATCACGTCGTGCGACATAAGCACCCTTCAGAATAAACTGAGAGTTGTCGCTGATTGTTTCGGTAACTGATTGAGCAATCTTACTAGCACGCTTGCGTTCTTCTTCGCTATACATACCACCTGCGACATCACCATCACTACCGAACAGTGAATCATTTTCTTTCTTAGAATCACGACGACGATCTTCAGTGTTCTTGTTGCTAACGATATCACGCATCGCAGTCTTAGTTACGTTCTCTGCTACTTTACCAGACTTAACATCGTTGGTCAGAAACTCAACGAGATTACGTTTGGCACGCATAGTTGCCAGCATGAACGCATCCTCACGACCCTGCGGATGGTTGAAGTTGATTGGTGCAGTACCAGTTGTTTTGATAGCAACCCAATCGCCATCTTCAGAGAACTGAAGTTGTAGAGTGCCCGAAACTTCCAGGAATTCTGCTTCCGCTTTCTTGATGTCAGGCTTTTGCTCTAGTTTATTCTCAACCTTTGTTACAGGCTCAGGTTTATTAGACGCACAACCAGTTGCTAGAGCAGCAACAATTGCGATCGTCAACAGTTTAAGTTTCATCGTTCTTTAATCCATTTCCCTGCTTTTTGCAGATCTTCACCAGCACCACTAACCAAACCACCTGCTGTTCCGCATGCGGTCAGCATAGTAGCAACCATTACAGCTATAACAAACTTCATTGAACACCTCCCAACGTAAACTTGCTCAGATATTCTTGCGCTTCAGTCAGTTCAAACTTACCTTCCTCAAGCATAATCTGTTCTTTTTCTTCTAGGATTCTGATAACTTCACGCATGCTTGCTGCTTCAAGCAACTCGATAGCATAGTCATGGTCATCTTCATCAACATTCTCATACCAGTCAGCAAGAACTTCAGGCGAAGAGAGAAGGAGAAACCTTAGATTCTGAAAGTCATGTTCATTCATTATTCAACTCCAAAATGTTCTTCTAACTGTTCTGCAGCAAAATGATCATCTAGATCATCTCTCAAAAAACCAGCACATTCATGTACAATCAATTCAGCAAATCTTTGGTAGGTAGCTTGAACATCCATAAGTCTGCCAGTCTCTGTCATTGCCTGGATCATTAGTTCTTTAATTCGTTCGTTCACTTCGATGTTTCCTTCATAACTTGTTGCATCTTAACAACACCATGGTCAGCAATCTTTGCTATGCCAGCGAAGCCAACAGTACACACAGCGACACCAAGAATAAACCCAACAATCAAATTACCCATTGTCAGCCTCACAAAAGTTTTCAAAGTCTTCAACATTACCAGCGAACAAAACATTACCACTGTAATCTTTTACCTTCACTTCGATACCTTTGTCAACGCAAGCACGAACGTAGTATTCATAATCTTGCCAAGCATCAGTGGTAGTAATTGGATATACATAGATACCACCGACACCATCTTTAAGTTTGGCAATCAGTTGAGCAGCCAAGCAACCAGCACCATTTGCTATTTTAGCTGGTCCATTGCTAGGAATACCATTGACGATAGTCATGTTCTTTAGGAAAAAAGCAAGTTCAGAACCATGACCAGATGGGTAACCATCAAACTGTCGATAGATACAAACAAGTTTCTCACCGACACCATTCTCAACATAAGTCAAACAACGTGTACCCATAATCAACCCCAATCTTTCTTATCACCAAACTTTTCGTTGTACTCATATCCAGCCATGTACTCAACAATCTGTTCTGGGGTCATATCTTTACCCTCTACACGTTCAGACTGAGAAGTTGCGCCGACGTAGTAGTGAATATCGATACCACGACCATAGTAAGAATCAGCCGAACCACGATCGAATGGACCACCGTGGCGAGTGTCGTATAGTTTGCCATTATAAAATCCGTACATCATTCGTCTCCGTAGTAGCCGTAATCTTCATCAGTACCGAACCCTGCCGATGCCATTGCTGAATCAAAGTCACCGTCCATGCTGTCATCGTAATCAGAATCAAAGTCATCAACGATGCCGTAGTCAGCAGCGATTTGATCAATCGTCTCAACCTGCTCGCCGAAGTAGTTCGCTACTTCGGTAGTAGTATAACCTTCGCACAGCATAGTAACGATGTCAGTAACCTTTTGTTTCATCACACCCATATTAATCTCCCGAATCAATTTGATAACGATCACCACAATGTTTGCAGGTATATTCAGTCAAACAACGACCAACATTTTTGCTAGAATACTCATGAGTGCAGGGAGTACCATCAGGTCTAGCATTCACTTCACCAGTAGGGCGACCAAACATATATTGACCACCGCAATTAGTACACTCAAAGGTATCAGTTACTTTATCGTAACCAGCGATAACGCTTTTATACTTGTTATCACCAGCAGGTACACGACCAGAACCATTACAAACAGGACAAACACATTTCAACATCAAACTTTCTCCATGGCACGAACGCCAGAAAACATAATCAATAAACCTACCGAAGCCAACGCAGCTTGAACCAGAAGATCAGCATTCGGATCAAAGTCAAGAGTGCCAACTGCACCGAATGCGATCAGGAAACCAACAGCCAAACGAATAGAACCCTTCATTATACAAACTCCTCATCGCGAGACATCATCTCAAACTGCTTTTCGCGTTCCTCATAGTTCAAGCGAGTCTCAAACTCATCGATAGATTGCTTCAACATCTTAGCAGCAAATTCCTTGTTGGTATAACCATCAAGCAGGTTAGACGTCAGAGACTGCAGATAACCAGAGGAATGAGCATAGTTACCGTAAACCTTATACGACAGGTCAACAAACTGCTTCACAAGATCAGAGTAGTTAGTCTTCATTTTCTTTTCCTTTTCAACTTTCATGCAATAATTATACCGCAACCCTGAATTAATGTAAAGCACTTTATTGCGCATCTCCGAAAACAGCCGAGCGAGTCGGGAAACCAGCAGCGATGCCAGTTGACAGTTGGAAAGTTTTTGTTTGCTTCGCACGTGCCTTTGACTTTGGCGCTTTGCGTGGTTTGTAGACCGTAACCTGAACACCCAGTTCTGGGTCGGTATAGGTATAGAGGACGTTTCTTTGTTTACGCTCAGACATTTTTGCATCTCCTTTATCAACTTTCATACCTATATTATACAGGAAAGCCGAATTAAAGGCAAGCAAAATGTAGCATACCCCTACGGTTTGTAGGGGTATAAAAGTCCTTTAAAATCAAGGACTTGTGTGGGGGTAAGAAAAAAACCCCTGCAGGAAGGTAATCCAACAGGGGTTTTTATAGCCAAAAGGGACGGTGATCCGCCATTGGCTCGGTTTTTGGTGCCCCAAGCGAGACTCGAACTCGCACGCTTGCGCACTGGCTTCTAAGACCAGCGTGTCTACCAATTCCACCATCGGGGCATTTCCTGGTGCTGGTTGTCGGATTCGAACTGACGACCTACTGCTTACAAGGCAGTTGCTCTACCAACTGAGCTAAACCAGCATTAATCTTTTAAATCTTCATCATCATATTTTGTTTCATCAATTGGTCTTCCCATTAATTTCTCGCCATCTTCATTTCGCTTATCTTTTTTCTTGAAGATATTGTTCCAATTGTTGTCGAACTCTTCTTTTGATACGCTAAATGGGCGAGGTGAACTTCCCTTTCCACCGTCACTCATTTTTTACTCCTAAAGCATGGAGCGGATAGTCGGGTTCGAACCGACGACATTCTGCTTGGCAAGCAGACATTCTACCACTGAATTATATCCGCACTAAATTGGTCGGAGTGGCAGGATTCGAACCTGCGACCCCCTGCTCCCAAAGCAGGTGCACTAGCCAGACTGTGCTACACTCCGAATGAACTTTTATTTATATCTTACTTCAGCATTAAATGCTAAAGAAATTCTATCATCTTTATTTTCGTTTGGCACTACATAGTGCATCAACCACGAAGGAAAGATAATCAAACTGCCTGTCTTTGGTTGAACCGAAACGACAGACTGCGTAAAACTATTTTGTTCTTTGATCATACTACTATACAAAACATGGTGATGCGCATTGTTTGGTGTCATGAATTCTATCAACGAACAACCATCTTCTGCCTTTGGATAATACACACCAGAGAAAACGGTATTCGGTCTCTCACCATGGTTGTGTGGTATACCGATATACTGATTACTGTTTATGTTAGCCCAAGCCATATAGACTGCCTGGTATGCCTTATCAGTCAAACCAAAATGCTTATGAAGACCATTTAATCTAACTGTTATTTCTTGAAACAACTTGTTGAGCTCAGGCTCAGCACCAGTAAAGTAGATACTTGTTTCTGATGTTTTCTGTTTCTCGTAGCACAACTTAATGATTGAATCGTTATCTATATTCAAATCATCAGAGGCAATAAAGTTAGTAAATATATGTTCAATCTGCATAAGAATTTTGTTGGTAGGGGTACAGGGACTCGAACCCTGAACTTATCGGTTAAAAGCCGATTACTCTAGCCATTGAGTTATACCCCCATATGGTCCCTGCGGTGAGAATCGAACTCACTCCTCATTGATTAAGAGTCAAGTGCGCAAACCTTTACGCTACACAGGGTTGGATCGTACTGTTTTGATTTTACGTGCCAACCCTAGACCATACGGGAATCTAGAGTGACACTAGAGTTTACCTCGTTTCATGTCATTCTCCTAAAAATTAAACTACTAAAACAACAGGATGTCTTTTTGCGTTTTACAATTACAAGTTGTATGCATTTTGATTGCTGCAAACATCCTAAAACTGGTAGCGGGAGCAGGAATCGAACCTACCTCATTCAAGCGTATGAAACTTGCTAGTTACCCAGAACTATATCCCGCAACAAAATCGTGCTATGTTCAACCTTGCAAGTAGAACTCTCGTCGCAGTCTGAGAAGCATCCATCCTAGGAAGGAGAGGCTATCCTGCCATACCGTAAAGCGACGGTATGCATCTTGGCGGTCCCAAGGGGTAACGATCCCCTTCTTTATGCGTGACAGGCATACGTGCGTCCATGAACACTTTGGAACCAGATTCATTTTGTTGAGTACTCTGCACTATATGCCTCGCTCAACAGCTTTACTCGAGTTTACTGTTTATTGCTTCGGTTACATAACGCTTGATCATGCCTCTGTGCTTACAAAGCACTCAACAAAATGGTGGAGGATAACGGGATCGAACCGATGACCTTTAGCTTGCAAAGCTACTGCTCTCCCAGCTGAGCTAATCCCCCACGGTGTTCGGTCAGCCCCACCAGCGCTACCGAACAGATGTCGTTCTCACAACGAATCCCCACATCATGCCTCAAGCGTAGTTTTCGACCCACGACTTAGAGAGGACTTATCGAACTATACAAGTATTATATAACAAGTAGCATTTAAAGTCAAGCATGCAATCTACTGTTTTTTGGCACACCTGACAATAGATACTCCATTTGGTCAGCAAGAATGTTGCGATTCAACAGAATCATATGTTCGTAATGATTTGGTTCATATGGAACATACAATAATTTCATGTTGATGTCTTCAAGCAATCTCCGACCTTTCTTCATGTTACATGGTTTACATGCAGTAACTACGTTAGTCCAAGTATCTTCACCACCTTCACATCTAGGTATGACATGGTCACGAGATAGATGCGGTGTAGTAAAATGATCACCACAGTAAGCACAAACATGTTTGTCTCTAGAGAACAAAGATTTGTTAGTTAGCACAACTCTACCAAACTTTTCGATAGAGAATCCGCTACCCTTTACCGCAATGATAGATGGTGTTGATAACACAGACTCAACCCCATGGTTGTTTACACCACCACGGAATGTTGCTAATGTTTCACCGAGAGACCACACAACCATGCCTTTCGCATGATACGTGATAGCATCTTCAAAATTTATCCATCTTCTAGGTAAACCAGAAGCGTCTAGTGCTAGGACATTCATCTCATCTCCTTGTTCCTCTTAAAGAAAATATTTATTGGTGGTGATAGTAGGATTCGAACCTACGATAACTTCCGTATGAAGAAAGCGCATTACCACTTTGCTATATCACCATGGTTGCTGATTACTTATCCTACTATACGCCATCAGCAAAGGCGAGTTCTTTGGGGTGTCCTATGGGGAACGATCCCATACTATCGCTTTCACAGAGCGAGGTGCGAACCTCTACACTAAGGACACCATAGATTCGAAAACTAACAAGGAACTGACTATTACATGATGCCGAAGTCATTACCACATCAAACCCTTGCTAAACTCTTTTCAGAGACGGATCGTTTCTTTCCGTTTTATTTTTGGCAGGGATGCTAGGATTCGAACCTAGTCTAGTTGAGTCAAAGTCAACTGTGCTCGCCGATACACTACACCCCAACAGCTTGGCACCCCATGAAGGAATCGAACCTCCACCACGACGTTCGTAGCATCGTATGATTATCCATTTCACCAATGGGGCAATACAACAGGATTCGCTTTTGCTTTATTTCCAGTAAAGTTATTTGTATGCTGAAAGAATCCTAAAACTTGGTGCATCGTGAGAGGGTTGAACTCCCGACCTCCACTTTGTAAGAGTGGCACTCTACCACTGAGTTAACGATGCGAAATTATTGCTTAGGCTACGTGGTTTCTAGTCATCGCCCCTATGCTGAGTTGTTACTCTGTCCACATTATGTTGAATATCTGTCACGCATAATGAACGCTGCTATGTTGTCTGCTCTGCATTGCGCTGACGGTGCCATAGCCACCGAGCTACTATCGTCGCCACACGCCACTTTCAGGAAAGTGGTAACCAGAACTGGCTGCCAAGGTAGGGATCGAACCTACGACCAATTGATTAACAGTCAACTGCTACTACCGCTGAGCTACTTGGCAATAAACTTTTGGTACCCATGGGTGGGAACGATCCACCGACCCTCGCCTTATCAAGACGATGCTCTACCACTGAGCTACATGGGTATTGGTGGGTGGTGATGGTAACGCTCCACGAACTCGACTTCCTATCTCTTAGAGTAACGGTTTTACAGACCGCCGACAGGGGCACCACCCAATAACCATACTAAAGCACACTATCTCAACTTAATGTTTATCAATTCGCCGAAGCAGTCTGACACACAGTGTGCTTTAGTATGGTACACGGTACGGGAATCGAACCCGTCTTCCTACCTTGAAAGGGTAATGTCCTAACCAATAGACGAACCGTGCATTGCGTATCAAATTTTTAAAGAATCTTAACAACTTAGACGATAGTATATACGAATTAAAAATTAAAGTAAAGCACTTTTTTGGAGCACGCAGTAGGAATCGAACCTACGAACATCTGTTTTGCAGACAGCTACCTTACCATTCAGTCATGCGTGCATTATCGTATATCTTTTATCACCAACCACAACATAAACAAAAGGACTAACACTACCATTCCCCCATGATTGTTCTCCTTGTTAGTTGGTACTCCCGACAGGATTCGAACCTGTATCATCCCCTCATCTAGAGGCATCGCCGAGGTATAAGCTCGGAGTTTTACCGTTAAACTACAGGAGCACATTTGGCGGTGAGTGTGGGATTCGAACCCACGGTCCACATTTCTATGAACGACAGTTTAGCAAACTGCTGATTTAAGCCACTCATCCAACTCACCAAAATAACAGAATCGTTTTAAGGTGGGAATCGAACCCACTCCGTTTGCTTGGAAGGCAAATGCTCTACCGATGAGCTACATAATTGTTTGCTGAACCGATTCTTAAACTTGGCGGAAGCGGTGAGATTCGAACTCACGGAACATTTCTGTTCGTCTGTTTTCAAGACAGGTGCAATAAACCAGACTCTGCCACACTTCCATAAACAACAGGATACTTTTTTAGTGCACTAACCAATTGTGCTATTTTTCCAATGGAAAAAGTTGGACTCGAACCAACAACCTCTCGCTCTATATGCGAAAATGTTTTTGCTGCAAGTATCCTAAAACTTGGTGCGAGTAGTGGGACTCGAACCCACATACCTTTCGGCGGCAGATTTTAAGTCTGCTGTGTATACCATTCCACCACACTCGCATATATACTGGCGTGACTGGCAGGACTCGAACCTGCGACCCACTGCTTAGAAGGCAGTTGTTCTATCCTCTGAACTACAGTCACATAAACTTTGGTGTCGCCTCGTGGAATCGAACCACGTTCCGAAGCTCTTCAGGCATCTGCTATGACCACATCAGCTAAAGCGACATTGGCTACGGTGGAGAGACTCGAACTCCCACTAACAGTTTTGGAGACTGCAGTGCTGCCATTACACCACACCGTAATTGTATATACTAACGTCTAAATTTTTAAGGAACGAACTGCTATCATATAGCAGTGGGAATTTAATGTCAACTCCCAAAACAAAAAACCCTCGAAGACTTTCATCATCGAGGGTTTGGAATTCTAGTAACCTGTTACGTTACATTTTCAAACCCTCAGCTGAATCTCTACGTGATGCATTCCAGCTACCTGTAAGATTAAAAATCTCAGGCTGGCAATAAAAGGAATGTAACTGTATCGATTTCATAGAAGTAATTATAGTCCAGGTTAAAATTAAAAGCAAGCACTTTTTCTTGCTTTCATCTATTTATATGATTTATTTCCTATTTTTTAACTTTTTTTAAAAATTTTTAAGTTTTGCATGCACCATTGACACATCGATCAACAGCCCAGTAACCACGTGGTTTTCTAACACGCTCAACTCTTTGAGGTGCTACCATGTTGAACACAAGATCGCCACTCACTTCAAATTCATCATTCTCATAGTTCTTGCTCTCTTCATTATACGACATAGTAATCTGTGTCATCTGAGATGCATCGAACGGTCTATACATTACAAGGATGTTTCTCTTTAGTGTTACCTGTCTAACCTCAGTTACGATAACACTGCCGCCATCTTTCTTTGTAATTTCTAAGATCATAGAAGTCCTAAGTCTGTTACCAGTTTCTTTGTAATTTTTGGATACAGCTTCTGTAACTTTTGATCCTTGACCGCAAGAAGAACCTTCGCTTCAGATTGCTCAATGGATTCAAGCAAGTCTATAAACAGCTGTTCTCTCTTTGGCTTAGTCAAGTCTTTTCGAGTAAATACATATAGACGTTTAGACTCGAAGATCAAAGTTGTTGGAGCCATACCAATTGGACTTTTATCTGCCTTGTACGGAGGATCTGTTTCAGGAAGAAGGAATTTCTTCTCTGGATCGAATGCGTACTGCAAAATAAGTTTAAGTCCAGTTGTTGTTTTATATTTAGTAGTCAGCAGGGTTGTGTCCTTACTGACATCATCTAAGATCTCGTTGATCAATTTCGACATTAAAAATCCTCCAATTCATCTAAGAGCAATCTGCAACGATGCTCCATAAGATAGTTCATAATCGACATCTTGTCGCCTTTAGGACTATTTAGTTCAAAAGACCCAAGGATCTCTTTCTGAACATCCTCAGGGATAAACTTAAAGTCCACCAGAGTTGCATTACGATGCCAGTTGCGACGCTCAGAATCATTACGACAAGCAATGAATCCATTATCAATAAACTCTTGAAGACGTTTAGAAGAAACTGGCGCTTGACGACCCTCAACAAGAAAGATGTCATCAGGTGACAGAATGTTAGGAACACCATCACCAGCATCACCCTTCACGATATGCTCAATGGTGAAAGGATGAATCTCTTTCTTAGCAATTGTCACTTGCTTTTTCTGCATAGGTGACCACTGCTTCACATTGTCATAAGCATGAAGTTGCTTGAAGTCTTTATCGCTAGAGACAATCATAACATCTTCAGCTGTCCCGAACTCATTGCATCGAGCAGTCAGAATTGCGATGATATCGTCCGCTTCGGCTCGTTCAATATGCATAACCTTATATGGGAAATGCTTTGCCAAGTCCTCACGAATTTCACTCAATGTGTTAAAGATCAAGTTCCAATCAAGATCGGAATCTTCACGACTCTTCTTACGTGCTGCTTTATAGTTTGGAAAAAAGTCCTTACGCCAATACTTTTTACCGTCGCAACAAATAACCATCTCACCATACTGCTTTGAATACTTTTTCTTGTAGTATTTCAAAGTAGAAAGTGTAGTGTGACGAATCAAGTTTTTGATATCACCTTCGCTGCCCTGCACCAAATCCTTCTTAAACGAAAGGATGTTGGCAAGAGCAACTTGACTGTAGTCGATAAGAATCATTTTAAAATACCTTCAGAATAATGCACTCTTCATTAATACGACCATTCGGCTGAGACGCTTTAGTCGTCAACTGTTTGAACGCACTGTTCAGTGCACGTTTACCCATAGCAGCAAAATCTTTCACGACCTCAGGCTTACGTAATGTTTTAGTAATAGAAGCAACAATGTCAAAGTTAACAAGAGTTGTTCCCTTAACTGTCATCAAACCATTGTCAGCAGGTTTATACACAGTCAGACGACGATACTTCGTGTTATAAATCCAGACTTCCTCAGAGTTAACAAGTTTACTAGCATGCTCAGACTTCAAACCAAGTTCAGCGAACTCGGGCATATACTTAACCTTAGATGCTACCACACCAGCAGGTTTCTCTTTGCGAGCACGTGGTTTACGTTGTGCCTTAGCACTAACCACACGCTGCTGACAGTCTTGAATAACTGACTCAATGAAAGCAAGCAATCGCTTCAACTCCATTTTCTTGAAGTTGCTGTAACCTTCAACAAGTTGCTCGTCATCGCCTTTGATAGTTTGTTCAAGTTCTTTCTTCAGAGGAACCCAAGCTGTTGACAAATACTTAACGATCGGAGCACCATAACTCTTGATTGGTGTCTTCAGTTTATAGCCTTTCGGACAACCAGCAGCAATAAAGTCATCAATCTCACCTTCAATTTCGCCAGCAACTTCACGTGCCTTTTCTAGGATACGATCTTGAATCGTAACAACCTGAGCAGAAACAACCTTCGGCTGATCAACTTTCGCAGGAATGTTTGCTTTAATTTCAGCAAGCATTTCATTCATACGCAACATGTGCGCATCAGACAAAATCTGTCCTCGGCTCAACAAACGTGCGAGAGTACCATAACTACGGAAACGCCAATCATCAACTCGCTCTAGGTCGCCAGTGATCTTAGGATTAAAAGTTGCGACATAATTAATCGCCCACTTTTTCTTTTCCTTGTTGTCATGATTTGCGTTGTAATAATTCAGCGCAAATGTCACGTCTTTGTTGTACGACTCAGTTGAGAGTTTCGGCTCGTTGTCAACCTTTGCTTTGGTCACACGCTCAACAAACTTTTTTCGCTTGGCTGTATTCATAGACAATCTCCTAGTTTAGATTATAATTATACCTGATTCCTGAATTAAAGGCAAGCGAAATCTTGTATAACCCTACACCCAGTAGGGTTATTTGCGGGACTTAAAAGATAGGATTGGACCTGTCAGCAAGCCAGTTATCCAAAGCGCAGCTGCCCATGTGGCAGCGTTGTAAGGAATTGCAAGAACTGGGAAAAGCATGTTCAGAGACCAAATCGTAACAAGTGGACCAGCAATAAAAATTATTGCGATGACTGCGATTGCCAAAAGAATTACTGAAAGGTCTTTCATATTACCACTCGATTCGTTTCAAATTAGAGATGTTAAAGCTACGCCATTCCTGAATGTCAGTGTCGAATACACGAACAGCATCAGTTGTTGATTTCTCAAGAGTTCCCTTTGGTTGCTTATCGCTGGGGATAGAAGAATAGTTGCGAGTGCACTTCATAATACGATCGCTACCATCTTTCTTGGTGAAGTGTACAGTAAGTGTGTTCTCTGAAAGATAGTCATCTAACCACTCACGAAACTCTGGAGTTTGCATATGTGTTGCAGGATCAACTCCAGAAGCACGCATTACTGACATAAAATCTACACTTGAATTGCTACTAATCATTTCTCTCTCCCTGTTTGAAACCATAAAAAATTTGCCATATTACGAAACTGCGCATCTTCCAAAAACATTTGAAACTTACTATCAACTATGCTACCCTCAAGTTTCTTATGAAAGGTAACATGGTGTAGATCTCCATGTTTCTCATGCGACACAGTAATTGTGTACGCTTCATCCGAAAATCGAATTATATGTTCACTCATGCTTTACTCACTTTCACTTTGATTGAATCTCTAAGGATGCCATTGGTTCTTAATGTAACTTCTCTAGTTCCTATCTGCTCAAAATCAGCAAGTGCGATATACGCATGTTTCGTTTTAGTGTTAGTGATTGTAATTTCAGAATCACGAACCTTTGGTCTGAATAAAGCAGGTATTTGTCGATCGTTCATATTAGTCCCATAGTCCTCTGTAGTATTTACCGAATAAGCGAAGCCCACTTTCAATTCTCTTGTTGTGAGCAGTTATACCATCCCAATCTGCTTTCCATGTATGATTTGGTCCATCTTCCATTTTAAACAGTTTAGGTTTTCCGCTTTCGTCCCACTCACAGGGAACCATCTTAGTGTCATGGTTGCCAGTGTAGTACTGTTCTTCCCAATCATTGTCTGGTTGAAGTTGTTCAAATGTCCAGATCAATTCATTCATCACCCATTCCCAACGCTTGTGATGGTTATCGTCAATATCGTAATCGTTTTCTTTCTCTGGTGCTGCTGTTGAACGTAGATGCTCAGGGACATCCTCATCATCAACATGAGGAGAACCATGCTTAGTTGCTTGAAGCTGCTTCAGCATTGGCAGAATGATATAGGAAAGGGTTGAATCCATGCTCCAAGTATCATACTTGTCAATACGAATCTTTACCTTGCGCTTACGCTTACTGTCAATCCAGAGCATAAACTTATAAAGTAGAGATTCTTTATCGTCACCACCAGCCAACCAAGTGCCGAAGTTGTGAACCCACTCTGGCTTTGACATGAAGCCATGCTCATCTGGCACTTCCTTTACCCAGAAGCACAGAGTCTCAGCAAGCTGATATGGACCGTACCAGTTTTTATATGGACCGATATAAATCTTCACCAGTTTTTCCTACCTTTCTGTTCTTCTATCCAAGAAATTACTTTATGAATTGCTTCTTCTTTACTGCCAGCAACAAGTGTTATCTTTGCTTTGTTATCTTCACCAATTTCTATATTATACGGTATGACTCCATTAAAAGTAAAGTCATCTGGGAGTTCTACAACAATCTCCCAGGTTTCCAAACTTTTAATGCGTTCCCAAATTGGAGCAAATCCATTACTGATCGTCATCCTCTGCCCACTCACCAGTTTTGTTACGATAGTGTGCAGCTTCTTCGCCGTATGCTTCATCAGCATGTTTATCGCACAGAGTGCGATGCCAACCAATGCCATAATGCCTACCTTCAGCACCACATTCTTCGCAAGTGCGATAACTCATGCTCTCAGCGAAAGTGATGTAACCGTAATGCTTATCGGTAGCACGATCTACATAAAAACGCAGACCACCAAATTTTTCTTTAACTTGAACAGCAACAGGAACACGCTCACGTGCTTCTTCCATGGCTAGTCGTTTCTCTTCGACTTCCTCAGCAGTAATTTCTTTACCACCTTTCCATGGATATTTACCGTCAGCATCAAAGTATTGTTTTGTGTACTCATAGCGGTCTTTGGCTTGACGATATTCACTGCTAAGCAATCCACAGAGAACATCAATAATGTTGTACCAACCATCACCACATGAGAAACCCCAACACATAGCAGTTTGTGTCATAGGTGCACGACGATCTCTGAATATCTCGGGATACTTTGCGCATAGTGCGCTATCAAGTTCTTCTCTCATAATTCTTCCTCGTTTGATTCTTTCCAATATTCATGCTCTTCACGAAGTCCACCATATTCAATCAGATCTTCAGGTAATGCTTCAATAGATTCTAGATCCCTGATATCATATTCAAACGACTCATCAATACCATCTATGTACTGCCCAATATAACCCATTCCTGGCTCATAATATTGCGCTTCAACATTCCAACCATCATTAGTAACAGTATCATAAAAAGCAATCGGTGGTGACCATGCGGTATCGAATGAAACAAAGATTTCGTTATCGCTTGTTCGTTCCCAATCGATGATACTTGCTTCCCATTTCGTACCCCAGTTAGTAATATTCCAGTTGTACCAATTTTCTTCTTCATCAGCAGGGCGAGGCACAAGTAAGTTAAACAACTGATGATCTTCTTTCTTCATCAGTTGTTGCTCAAGCGCATCCACCTTAGTCTTATCTTCATTGCGAATGAATAACGAATTACTGCACCAGTTAGGCATATGCCATCTCCTTAATTTCACGTTGGTTAGTACGCTTGTATGCTTTCTTGCTGGTCTCTACACGCTTACGATATTTCGGAGTGCGCAGATCCATAGCAACAAAGTTGCGTGGTTTCAAGTTTTTAACAGTTATCTTCATAGTAATATTATACATCCAACGTGAATTAAAGGCAAGCGAACTTGCAATTATCTCCAAGTTCGATGTTCCTCTGCTACATGTTCCAAACCATCATACTCTACGATATGCCAGTTTACATCTTCTGGAATTTCGCAAACCTTGAGACTAGACCATTTTCCATTTGCTTTCCCACCAAGTTCTTCAACAGCTTGAACAAGAGCAGGATCGTCTCTAGAAATGTCATTGTCAAAGAAATAGTTATCTTCATCAATCTCATCTGTGTAGTAGTCGTAAGGGATAAGAGAATTATCCCTCTCAACTGAGATTAGTTTGATGCCTTTAATCTCAGCATAGCGAAGCATTGCTTCATGCGAAAGACCAAAGCCACCAAAGTCAATGTTAATTACAATTTTTCTCATTTCGTTACCTTCACTGTATCCGATCTTAATTTCTCTAAATGTCGTGCGAGTTTGCTATATTCCTCTTCAGTAATATTAGCAAATGGGTCATTTGCGTTTTGCGGATGACTTGCGAACAAGTTAAAACTCTCACGTGTAAAAATAGTAATCGGTTTCCAGTAGTTGGAAATAATGTTGTTAATTACTACTGCGCAAACCACAATAGAAATTAAACCCAGCATTATAAGAATAGATGCGCCCAACCAGATTGCTGCTTGATCCATACCAATCATGTTATCTCCTTAGAATTATCTGCACGATTTTTGTCTTCGCGGATTTCGATAAAGATGGGTAAGAACAAACTTTCTTCACCAAGTTTATTTTTAATCCGAGCATTGTATTTGACAGAGACAATCTTGCCCAAAAGATCCTTCTCCTTAAACGTCTTGCGATGTGTGTCATTGAATCCACTTCCCACGTTTACTTTAACAACACCATCGCTCGACTCACAAACGATAGCACCGAGCATACCTTCATACTTCCCAGTACCTTCTTCCACTGCAACAATCTTCAAATCGCATTCAAGTTCACCTTTGAATTTGATTTGATGCTTTGCTCTTTTATCTTCCCATGGACCAGAGCCATCTTTTAGAATGATACCCTCAAGACCTTGGGTGAGATATTTATTAAAGATTTCGTTGGCTTCGTCAAGTGTGTTAACGATATCACTAGTAACCAACCAAACCTTCTTATTCTTAGAACTCTGACCATCGATCAAAGTTTTAACTGAAGCAAACCGAGTGCTATATGGAGTGGGGCAATATCCGTCAACAAAATACATATACGGAATCACATCCCAAACAGTAGCGTGAACCATTGCTGCTTCTTTCGCAGAAATAGTTCCTTTGTTTGCTTTGTTCAAAATGCCATTACCTGTTTGACGATCTAGGAATTGGTATCCATCAGGATCCATTACCATGAGTTCACCATCAAACACGCAATCAATACCATTAGCAAGAGCAGTAAACTCAGCCTCTAGATTACCAAGAAGCTGAATCTCTTTTCCATTACGTGAACGAAATTCTACCTTGCCTTCCCGCACGATGGCGTTGAATCTCATACCATCCATCTTTAATTGGACGTATGCGGGGAATTTCACCTTGTCGATCAACTTCTGTTCGTAACCAGAGCACAGCATCACTGGATACTCTTTGATTAACCCACCCCACACTGCGTTTGCGGTTGAGACTTGGACGCCACATTTTAGATCCTTTTGAATAATTCGTTCAATAACTTTAGCATCATCAGCAGAAACAGAACTGAGTAACATACGGAGATACTCAATTGCTGCGTTACCAGTGACGATACGCTGGGACAACTCAAACAAACCACCGATTGCGTTTTGCAGACTGGTGATCTTGTCTGATGTTTCATAAGATGGAATCTTACGAATATAAAACTGAGTGAATGGATCGAGAGCCAAGCGCACAACTTCACGCAGGGTTTCGTTATCGCTGTTCTTTGTTAGTTGCTCGATTTTGAAATTGCGAGAACTGTTGGCAGCGAGGCTCTCAAGAAAAACATTTATGTTCATGTTATTTACCAAAGTAATTGTCAATCAGATAAGTAATTTTCTTCACAAGTTTCTTGTTCTTCTTCACATCTTCTTCATGAAGCCATTTACCTTGCGCATATTCATCGAGTTCTTTTTGAAGATAATCACGATGGTCTTTCAGCACAGTAAGGCAGATGCTATCAGCAGCTTCACATTCAATCCTATATCCGTGCTCAGGCATAATCAATCTCCATAAAATTTGTATCTTCAGCTAACATACTCATCAGGAAAGGAATCTCACCAGAGTTTTTCTGCTTGTTCCACTGATTGTATTTGTCTGACATAATCATGTTAAGACCATACGCACCTTTGTGACAGCGATATACACTACCGCTAGAGCCATGGAAAAGATAGCACTGACCATCTTCCTCAACCTTAACAACTCCGCTGTTAAGTTTCCATGATTGACCCTCAAGGTAACTACCCGACCAACCAGCAAGAATCTTATACACAAGTCCTTCATCTGAATCGAATCTTAACATTACCCAGCGATCAGGTGTATATTCATTCATCTGCTTTTACCTCTGTTTTGATATTAGACCATTTGTTGAGTTTCTCTGACTTGCGAACTTTCGCTTCCATAACACGCTGACCATCAATCACACATTCTGCCAGCAGCAAGTCAACCATACAAAGCAGATCGCCGATCTCTTCTTCTAAACTCGATAGATTGCTTTTACCTGTGGTTGGATGTTTGCTTGAAAAACCAAATCGGAAAACCTTGCTGATTGCTTGCGTTACCTCTGCGCATTCTTCTTGCGTGATCAATAGAATCTCATGTACGTTGTTGTTCACTTAATATACCTCATTTGAATGTGTCGCTTTGCATCAGAAACTCTATTGAATTTCTCCTTATCAATGGTAATTATACGTCCTTTGATAATTAAAGTAAAGGCATCGGTCTTGTATGTGTAAACCTTGTCTTTACCTTGCATACTTTTCTCTTTGGTGTAATTGAACCCACCGAAGAAAAGAGTTTCAACAAGTTCATCAGATGCCATCTTGGCTAGATATGAGTTGTTCATACTACGAATCCTGTTTCATCTTTCTTGGCTTTGCCTTTGGCTTTCAGACCAACGACCACGTTTGACTCATCAAGGAATCGCAGGTCAGTTTCATCACCATTGATAACCTTGCGACCGAGATAAGTGCTAGGAACAACTTTGAACACCACAGCTACGTTCATACCAGCACTCAAAGCGAGACGAACATCCATATCGTTACCATCTGCTTTAGAGAAAGTCAGGTGATAATTTTTGATGTCTGAAACCTTGCGACCACGTACTTTCGTGTAGTCATAGAACTGCACTTCTGGGAAAATTTGGAAAATGTTAAGACCAGTACCGTTTACCTCATACTTTTCCCAAGCGAGATCGCTAGTGCCATTCAAGCGGAACACGGGAATAAGACCCATCTTCTTTGCTTTAGTGATAGCACCATCAATATCGTTGGTCAAGTCATTGAAAAACTTTTCACGGTCTTCAAAGAACAACTTTGTACGACGAATACGTGCTTCTTGAATCTTGTTAGTAGTTTCACCTTTCTTCATGATACCACCACGACCAGCAGTATTCAAGCAAGCAGCAGTGCAGCCAGCAGTTCGTTTCGGGCAAACTTCCTTACCTGAAAGATCAGCGGGAGCCAAGTGAAGAACGAAAGACAGGTAGCCTTTCTTTTCGCCTTTGAGCAACTTCGGGTTACCAACAGTTAACAGCTTCATAATATAGTCCTTATCATCAATCACTACACCGATATTATACACCGAATGTCAAATAAAGGCAAGCAAAATGTAAAATACCCCTACGGTTTGTAGGGGTATCTGTAAGTCATTGATTTATAAGGGTTTATTTTGAGGGAGGAGTTATCATCCTACATAGGTTTGCAAACTCGTCCTTGCCCCCAATTATCTTATAAGGCAAGAACCACATCTCCAAATACAACTTTACCCAAAGATCAAAAAACATCACTTGGTATTCTCAGCTGCTTTCTTTTGAACAGCAGGTGGTGCCTTACGCTCAACCTTTGGTGGTTTCTTAACTCCAGGTCTTACGTCTGATGTTGGTGGTGCTTTACATTCTAATTTGCCAGCATTTTTCTTTTGCTTGCAATCAATCTTTGCTGGTGCTTTGTCAGCTGCGAATGCTGCTTTACCCAAAGGTAAGAACAGCAATGCTAGAATCATACCACCAATTGCTAGTTCCTTCTTCATATTAACCTCCGAAAATATGTACTGCTTCATTGAAGTGCTTAATACGATCATCAAGTCCAATCGTACCACCGTTGATGCGTTTTGTCATGCCAACAAAATCACCTGCGTCAGCATAGGTATTTAGATCGTTAGCATACCAGAACCAGCAAGCTGAGTGAACAGCACCACGTGGTGTTTCTAAGTATTCTGCTGCATCTTCTGGGGAAATCTCAGCATACTCAGCGAAACGTGAGTAGTTGTCTTTACCAGTAAGTTGAATTAATCCACGACCACGATACTTCCAACCATCACCTGATGTCTCATCACCGTTACCCATACGATTGCGATAAGCACGATTAGCGATTGCTTGTGGGTTACGGTTGTACTTGCTTAAATCTACACCAGTGAAGTGCTTTGGCCAAATAGCTGGTAGTCTATCACCAGCATAGTTTAGATTCTCTGTTAAAGCACGATATCCACCAGACTCATGTGCTGTTTGCGCTACGAACGCAGCAACACGAGCTACTGATGTAACCTCAAATACTGGAAGCATTTCATTTAGTTCATTGAACCAAACATCAACTCCGTAAGCTGCGTTAGGAATAATTCTTCCCAACTTCTCTGCGGTAAAATCAAATTCAAAAGACATTGTTACTCTCCTGGTTTCTTAATTGAAGGGACACTTACCTTTGGTACTGGTGGTGTTTTAGGTGCTTCATCATCCATGTATGCATCTAAACCTTTTAATAGATCTTCTTTAGGTGCTGTTACAGGGGTAGTTGAAACTGTTGGCGTAGGCATCATTGGCTTTGGTGGTGTTGATGGAGAAGAACCACCGCCAGTTGGAGGCATTGGGCTTGGTCCACTTGGACGTGTCGCTGCTCCGATTGCTTGCGCTTTTAGATCTTTATCATTACCAGCTAACATAATACCAGATAGAGTACCAGTTAAGAATGTAGCGATAGGAATGATTAGTTCAAAGAACTTTTGATCAATTGGTGCCATTGCGTTTAGAGGCTGTGTTACAAAAATTAGAGAATATAACACAACGAAAACGATACCGACTAATGTTAATGCTAGGCAAATGCCGATGAAGAACTTCAATCTCGCCATCAATTGTTCTTCAGTGTATAGAAATGATTCTTCTTTATTTTCCACAGTTTGCTCCTTTATCCAATGCCACAGGCGCAGCACCTGCTGGTGCAGGGGTTTGATTAATAGTTGTTTTAGGTAGTTCATCTTTTGGTGGTCCTAGTCTAGGGTCTCGCTGACCTTTAAAAATATGTTCAGGACAAGTTCTAGTCACGTCACAAGTCGGCAATTTGCATTGCTGAGAATCCCAATTCGCTGGATCTTGGCACGGATATCTAAATCTGTCCCCTCCAAATATTGCTAATGCTAGTGGTGCTATTATTAATAACAACATCCATTTCGCCATCTTTTTGTCTGACTCCATTCGCCATCCTTTCAAAACACTTACTGATTTGCTAGAGGATTATCTAACGCTCTTTTTATTTTTTTATCTACTTCACTTTGTACATTCTTAATTCCTTGATCAAGTTCTTTAGAGTTCTTTCTTAGTTCTGATTGAACCTCTCGAACTTGGGAGTCTACATCACGCTGTGCTTGTTTTTGATTTCTCTCTACGTTTTCAACAACACCTTCTAGTCTACGTAGATCGTTCTTTAAATCATTTTTAATATCACGTGTGTAATCTGCAGTTTTCTGTGAATTTTCTTCAATAACCGATAGTCTCTTATCAAACTCTGATAAATCTGGCGCTACATACTTGGCAATCTTTTCCTTCATGTCCATATAATCTTTGTAAACCTCAAATGCTCCATAAAGACCACCAAGAACTGACGATACAATACCTGCGGCAATCATTAGTTTCGCTGGAGTGAATGAATATCCACCAATACTAATAACTGTGTTTTCGCTTAGGTATTTCTTTTTTGCTTCTTCTAGTTCATCAATCTTTTTGTTTACATCTGTTTCTTCTGCCATCTTTTTCTTTCCTTTTATTTTCTAGATGCCCATGCTGAGAAACCAACATACGCACCAACTATACCTCCAAGAGAAATCCAGTATAGTTCTAAGATACCATTTAATTGTGGTAATCTTGATTCGGGAACTAAGAACATTAAACAGAATCCTGAAGCGATTAATGCTACTAGAGAAAGCCAAGCCATTCTTCTTCTATTTTTCGCTTTCCTTTCATAGACCATCTGCTCATAACTGTCAACAGTGCCATCTTCGTTTAAGTCAATGTTCATGTTGTGGTTATCGTAGTTTGCTTCAGGTTCTCTTTTCGGTGATACTACTGGTATGTCTTTCATTTGCTCATCTCGTATTGTTTATTAACCATCTCTTCATAGCGAATATCGCTTTGTAAGTTTAATATTCTTTCTACTCTCTTGTTGTCTATGACCTTCTGATTCTTATAGATTTCTTTTGGTGCATACATGTTTCCATCAGTCAACTGACCCTTCAAGTAAGCATCAAATCCGACGGGAGTCTGTGTAAGAGCAGCTATGGTAGTTGCGGAATCCATTTCATTTGGCTCGCCCTTTCTTCTAGTAGTCTGGGTTTGCTTTTCGGACTCTGTAGATATATTTTGCTGCTTCTGATCAACGCCAGATAAATTATTTGCATTATTTAATTTAGGGTTTTCTTGTTTTGACTCATCCTGTCCAGTAGGATTTGCCGAAAAATTAGCCTGTAAACCGATGCCAGAGTTAGCCAAACTTAACCCTGTGCCATCAGATGGATTAGCATTCTCAGATCTACTTTCTTTTTCTGCTCTAGCTGCTACATCTAATGCTAGTTTATTTTCCCTCTCACGCTGATCTCTTAGTAGAGACATAATTAAAGAAGAAGGCGCTGCGGCAGACTTTTTATCTTCTGCTGCAGATTCTTTAACAACCTGAGGTATCCCGTCTGGAATAACAAGCGAGCCAGTAGTTGTTGTTTCTACACCACCAAGATCAACCCTCGTTGGTTCTTTAGTTGGATCCTCAGCAACTACAGCTGTTTGTGTTTGTTGAGTAGTAGGTTGCGTTGATGATGGTTCTTGTTTCTTTTGTTGCTGCTGCAGTTGTGCTGCCATAGCAGCGCCATAGCCAGAGCATTGAAAACTATAAAGGGGATTTGCGGTACACTGTTGTAGTAGGTACGCTTGAGCATATCCTGGGCAAGCAGGATCGTATAAAGAATTAATCGTACACTGTTGACTAAAATATGCCTGTTGATATCCTGGACATGTTGAATCGTATAAAGGATTTAAAGAACATTGATAACTTTTATACGCCTCTGCATATCCTGGACAGGTTGTGCTATAAAGAGGGTTTAGTGCGCATTGGTCAACTGAATATCTTAAACTAAATGAAACATTGTTAACTTCTGGACCGTATGGACCAGCCCAACCGTTGTTATCTCTACCGATAAAACCATATTGAACTCTGCCTATCGATGTTGCTGAAAGTGGTGAGGCGAAAGTTTCGCTGTAGTTAAAGTTTGTCCAATCAAACTTATAATTTAAATTATAAGAAGTGCCGTATAATAAATTACCTGCTGCTTTATTACCAGTAGTGTCCCAGAATCTTACTAATGCTGATAATTGATCAACTCTGCCATCGTCCCAACCATTACCATTCTTAGCAGTAAATCCAAAGTTGTAACCAATGACTTTTAATCCAGTTCCTGAGTTTGGTAGTATAGATGCTATCGCTTGCTCTTGATACAAATATGTTGAGCCATAAGAAAAGTTGATATTATTTCCTGGTCTAACAATTGCATTTGGACCACAGTATCCTGGCTGTCCACCAGACCAACATGTTAAGTTGTCTTGATAAACACCACCGACCCAAGGTGTTGTGCCACTACCAGCAACTGTTGGTAAAACAATGTTGCCAGTAGTGTATTCTTGCGTCGGATCTAATACTTGAGCATTAGAATAGTGCGAACATAAGGATGCCAAGAAGAGCACCCCAACCAGTTTTCTTATAGAAATCATCTTTCTTTGGTTCCTCTTTTGCTGGAATCTTTTCTGGGAAAACATTCCATAATGCTTTTGCTTTCTCTCCGATCTCACCCTCGAATGGGCAAGGAGTTCCTGCATTCCACATCGCATCCCAAACTCTACGATCTTGACATAGTGTTGCTACGGCAGCAACTTTCATACCCATATCGTAAAGTGTCTTAGCATTCTTAAGACGTTCGCAATTCATATCTCTTATTGTGCCACCACTAGAAATACCAAAGATTTGTGTTTGTACTGCTGCTGACGACCCAGTAGTACATAAATCGTTGTTACCACCACTCATCATTGCTGGAGCAATGGCAGTTGGTGGAGGAGAAATAACTTTTTGTTCTATCTTATTGTCGTTTATATTTCTATTAGTAACATCACCGCTCATTATGTTTCTGTTGATGTTATCGCTAGTTGAGCTGTTTACATTGTTGTTATTGTTGGTGTTAGTATTAGCACTTGTAGTATGCCCATTATTGATGTTTGTGTTTGTGCTGGTGCTGGTGTTTACGTTTGTGTTGAGGTTAGTGCTATTAACCGTTGTGGTGTTGATGTTGTTGTTTGTGTTAACATTATTGCTATTACTGTTAACTGTGCTGGTACTTGTAGACGTACTGTTCGTGTCTACTAAGGTTTTCGAATCATAAGTGGTTTGGGCTACCGCTTGTAACGACGCCATGACGAAGAAAATAGGTAATATTTTCTTCATGATTTCCTTTTTATTTTATTTTTGTTAAGGATCGCATTTTATTGAATTGTGTGTTTAAGATTGCCATCTTTATCAATTCAACTCGGCTTGATTATTTATAACTATTGACACTCTGCCCAGACTAAATTTGTCCACTTTTTATACAGCCAACTTCCCTTTGGTGGAACGCAGTTACCTAATTCTGGGTAACGCTCTATTCTGTATTGAATGACAGCATAAAACATCAAAAACAAGACTATGAGGAAGCTAAGCACTAAACTATAACATGTAGCTTTATATACTAGACGCTTTTTCTTACGACGAGCAATCCTAGCAGCTTCCATTTGACGACGCATTTGATTAGCGATTGCTCCAGATTGTTCTTTGCCGACCTTCTTCATCATCTCTTCGACTTCAGTCCATAGCGCACCTAATTCTGGTGGACACTGATAGACCATAATTTCTCTTAACTCTTTACTCATAGCCTCTAGCTGTTTTTTCATCAAGACTCTCTGTAAGGCACGTTTGCCTATACTGTCTTCACCAGTATAGACTTCGTTCTTACTTCTTTTCTCTTCTTCTTCGAAGACAGCAAGACACTTGTAATAGTTGTCGAAATATGTTCCTAGATGATTGCCGATCTCTGTGTAGATATCGGTAGTCTCGCCCTTCTTTTTGTTAAGCTCGATTACACGATTCTTTTCTTGAATGTACTGATTCTTCTCAGCAACAGTTGGTGGTTTGCTTGGTGGGTGTTTTTTACTGAACTGATCCTCGAGATCCTGTAAGATCCCCTTTATATCACCAGATGCACCTTTGATTTCTTTATATAACTCACAACCCTTTTTGACAGCTTGGACTGCTCCGTTTGCGAGCGCAAACAGGGTAAGTGGATCCATCTACTTCCCATTCTTATTATTTTTGTGAGGATTGGGGCGACCTAATTTGCCATCGGTCGCCCACGAGACTTATTTATACTTTGGCGGTCTGCCAGATATTGGCTTTCTGACTATTTCTTTTGTGTCAGATGGTGGGGACAGTGTAAACTCATCTTCCTTTGCGGAAAACTCACTGGTTTGGACTATCTTAGTTTCTGGTAGAGGCTCTTCCTTAATTTCCTCTACTTTCTTTAAGAACTCTTGAGTCTGTTCTGGAACAGGGATACCTTCTACCTCTGCTCTCTTATAAATCTTCTCATCCCAGTCGTCAAAGATCTTTGGTTGTGGATGTGGTTCTTCTGGCTTTGCTACGATCGGTCCAACTGGATCTACACCAGGAACTTTCCATACCCACTTCTTTCTAAGATATGCATGTTTATCAACTTCAGGTTGATCTTCAACAGTAACATGTTCTTGGTGCTTTTCTGGTATTGGTTCATTTTTATCCAATGCCTTAGCAACTTCTTTTGCGCGACTAAAGAATTCTTTTACTGCCATCTCATCATCTAAAGCATTCTTCTTCTCTCTGTTCCATGCAATTAACATAAGAACAGCAAGAGGATCAAATACTAGAACGATGAGGATAATAACCCAGCGAACAGCTTTCTCTAAAAGGTCTTGTCCTGGGTTATCACCATAGATTAATGCTGCTATGTATTTAATCGGTCCAACTTCTGCTTCGACTTTTCTGACTTCGGCTGCGATTGGCGCACGTTCGTTATTGAGTCTAGCGATTTCTTCTTGGGCTTTTTGGATTTCTCCAATGAGTTGGTTTCGCTCTTTGGTTTGATTACGTCTAATTTGGACTGATCTTTCGGCTCCTCTATCGTCACTTGTTCGACTGAGGGTTTGATCAACTTGCGCATCCAATTGAGCAAGAGCTTTACGAGCTGCATTTACATTCTCCTTTTGAGTTGTTATCTTTTGATCTATGATTTCAAGTTTAGAAACTACATCACCAGTAGGAATTGCTTGGTCTAAGTGTGCCTTTGACAAGTAACCAAAGATACCCATGCTTGTTAGTAACATAAGAATTACTAAAGCAGTGGTAAAATAAACTTTTAGGAGAACTGGAATCTCTCTCCAGTTGCGATATAGCCATGAGGCTACTACGAGTTTCGCTGCTTCCAGTGTTCCACCCATAATTGCGATTGGGATTGCTGATGCAGCAAAAATTGACATGAGTCCAACAACTGCGTAGAACGCAGCAATAGAAGAAAGTGCTATCGCAATTAAAAATAACAAATAACTCATTTTAGTCCCTTTACGTGTTTTCTGTGTGTCTTTACCATAATCCATTCATTATACCAATGTTCTTCAGTTAGAACATTATTATCAAATTGTAACTTCGCTTCCCAATATGAACATTCACCTTTAGAAGCACACAACTTAACTATCTCTCGTTTGAAGTGTTCTTTACCTTCACGCTGAACATCTTCATTCAATTCTTTATTAGAACCGTAATAGGTCTTCCAGTCACTTTCCTTTACGCTTCTTCTTCTACGTGTCTTTCCTTTCAGCGGTGGCTTACTAACCTTGCTGTAGAAAAACTTCTTACCAATATACTTCTTGTTGGATTTTAAATTTGTAATTATATAAACAAACCCATAGAAATCGTCAGGTGGATCTAATACTGCAGCACCATCATATACCCATGGGTTCTCATAAAGTTCATTCGTCGTCGTCATCGTCCAGTTCTTCGTCGTAAATGTCGTGCCCACAAACTGGGCAAAAGACTATATCTTCATATTTATAGTCATCGCCCTTCACGACAATTTTACCAGAAGAACCGCAGTTATCGCAGTCGTAGTGTTTAGTAGTGTTTGCCATTATGCAGCTTTACCCCAAACATCATCCCAGTTACCAGACAATGCGCCTTTAGCATAATCGGTAACACGATTCTCGAAGAAGTTACCATGCGTTGGAGCATTGATCATTTCTTCAACCCATAGTAACGGATTCTTCTTAATCTTGAAGATTCCCTTAAGACCAAGCGAAATAAGACGACGGTCAGCAATATACCTAATGTACTTTTTAACGTCTTCAGCTGTAAGATCTGGCATGTCGCCCATACTAAAAGCAAGATCGATAAACTTATCTTCGAGCTCGACCATCTTCTCAGCAATCGTATAAATCTTAGATTTAAGATCGTCGTTCCAAAGCTCACGATTCTCCTCTACGTATGTTCTAAACAACTTGATCATGTTCTCAGCATGCATCGTTTCATCAACGATTGACCAAGTAACGATCTGCCCCATGCCTTTCATTAAACCATGACGTGGGAAGTTCAGCAACATAATGAATGACGAGAATAACTGCATACCCTCAGTAAAAGCAGAGAACGCAGCAATATTAGCAGCGACTGATTCAGCTGTACCGTTCTTACTTGAAAGATCCATGAAGTAATCATGTTTCTCTCTCATCTCAGCGTACTCTAAGAACTCAGCATAAGTTGACTCTGGCATTCCTAGCGTTTCAATCAAGTGTGAATACGCAGCAATGTGTAGCGCCTCACGTGCTGAAAAGCCAAGAAGCATCATTCTAACTTCTGGCTGTTTAAAATATGGAAGATAGTTAGTAACATAACCACCAGCAACATCAATATCTCCCTGTGTAAAGAAGCGGAAGATATTAGTTAAGAAATGTTTTTGCGGTTCAGTTAGTTTATTTTTCCAGTCCTTTACGTCTTCAAGCATTGGGACTTCAGTGTGAAGCCAGTGTGCTTGTTCATGCTTCAACCATGCTTCATATGCCCATGGGTAATGAAATGGCTTAAATGAGTTGCGCTCATCTGTTATTTTTAGTTTTTCTTTTCTCGGTGCCATCTTAGTCCTTATTTCATCTTTCTCTTAAATGCGTCTACCATATCATGGAATGCAGTAAAGGCATCCTTATGCATATGGAATGTTGCTACTTCTTGATACTCTTTTTCTTCTTCGTCTGGTGTGTCTAAGATTTTAACTTGAGTAATTCCTATAACTTCATCATCAACAAATGTCATCATAAACTTATATTTCACATCAGAGTATTCAAAGGTGTCTGGATCACCAGCGCCAGTTTCCTGTCGAATAGGAACCAACTCACTTACTGTTTTTTCTCGCTCCATTAAATTATTGTCAAACGTCACCATTATATTATCCTCCATTATACGACTTTTAAAATATTCATAACAGCGAATTCTACTGCTGCTTTCATTTCCATATTTGATGCTTCTTCATAAACTTCATCAGTTCTGATGATATCTTGTAATAATTCTTGTAGCTCTTCCTTACTAATCTCTCCATTATCATACATTACTTTATACGAATTAGCAAGTTGTATCTTTTCTTCTGCCCATGTGCTCATTTACTTATTCCTTGATTGAAGTGCCTTTGCGATTGCATCAGCTTGTTTAGACATTAGAGTTACCTTAGCAAGACAAAATCCCTTGCTCATCTCTCCATCTTTTGCTTTGTTATGCAACCCCAAAGAAGTTTCATTGAATGGACGAATAAGTTGCAAAACATCTTTACTCTTGCGAGTATCTGCGTAAATCCATAACCACTCTTTTCTTTCTTCAATTTTTGTAGTTGTTTCTAACGCTGTCTTAGCATTAGTACAATCCATCTTACCAATCAGGTATCTGATATCAGTTACCGCTGCTGCTTCATTAGCATCCCAAGATGATGGGAGCATATCTTTCACCTTTTCAATAGCAGCGCACCCTGCTAATGATAGACTAATCAGTAGAATCGTTATTATCTTCATTCGTTTCCTCTTCTAGATAGAAGGCTACCGTTGCCCTTGCTGTTACTGGTATAATTTCATATTTCTCATTAGATGACAAATATATAAGATCGCCTTGTTTTAGTTCTTTTGTTATCTTTGTCTCGCCTATATCAATCTCAATCTTAGCTGCACCTAATGCTTGCCAGAAAATAATATCTCTACTTATAGATTTATTTCCAGTAGATTTTGAGCTAAAACTTAAAAGAATATCAGCACCGAAAATCTTTGTTCTTAAGAATGAGTTAAGATGTTCAATGTAGTAATTTATATCTCTTATGTTTTCAGCATGTGTTAACTGATAACTCATTGTGCCAATAGGAAATCCGATATTCTTTTCCTCATTATCTGCGCAATATTGTAGATAGTACACTGGTAAGTCCCAGCCGAACTCTGCTGGCATAACATCTTCAAGAACCAACCAAGACTTATTAACTAGAGATCTATTAAGGTCTATCTTATCAACTTCATTTAGTATCATTATTATCCTCATACATAACAGTGTTTGTGTCGCCCAATGCCCATTTAGGATTTTGTTCAACTACATACTTCTTAGTTGCTACTCTAAAATCAGGGAATAGCATTTCTTTTGGGTTGCTCGCCGCATCTAAGAATAAGCAGCGATTATTAGGTTGAGCAGCATATTGCCCATTCTCTAATTCAATAAAGTTAAAGCTCTTATGATCCTCTGGCCATTCAGCATAACTTGTGTCAATAATATTTAAATCTGGCGCTGAATGATCAACAGTAAACATATAATTGCCAGAATAGAACTGCTTATCTTTCGCATAAAACTTTGCTGTTAGATTTCGAAGAAATGCTTTCTGAATAACAGTGAAATCATAACTAAAGCAGTCCCAAATCTGTAAAGTATCTAGAGGTAAAAACTTTGTAGGGTCAATATTCTCTGTGCGTGATACATACGCATGGAGAGGTAGTTTGTCATAAAGTGCGCCATAGTTCGGTAAGTAACTTTCTATTCTAAATGCTTGTCCGCGAATGCTTTTGATTGAAACCCAAATACACGGTTCGTATTCTCCATGACCTTTCTCAAAATCATAGAGAAATTCTTTACGAATATAACAGTGTACTGGTGGTATGTTAGCTACTAGATGTGCCATTCTCAATTAACCTATCTACGAATTTTAATAAGAGTTCATTGTGTCTTCCATTATGCCAGTGCTTTGGCATCCAACTGTGATAGTCATACCAATATCTTTGACTCTCAGGATGACAACCAATCAACCCAATATTCCCTTGTATAATCGCCATAGGATCACCGTTGCTATAACTAGCCACAACGTCCACATTACCCCCAACCATACAAGCACCGTCATAGAAATACATCCTTTCTAATTGCCCTTCCCAACTGACCAATTGTCCTTTGGCATGAGGACGTCTTGTGTCTGAGTTTGGTCTTGTGATATATTGTTCGACTCTGGTTTCGTCGAGAATATCGAAGCAAGACTTATCAGCCCAATAAGCACCCATGCAAATACCGAGGTACGGCTTCCCGTTTTTGACAAGAGTCCTAATGCTACGCACGTGCCTAGCAAGAAGTTTATCAAATCTATCGGCATCACCTACTCCTCCTGGGAAACAAATTAAATCAACGTCATCAAAGAAATCATCTTCAATCTCATGTTTTGAAAATAATTTAAATTTATACTTTGAAGATAATGCTTTGATGACCCCATTCGCACACTGTATAGAACAGTTCGGATGTTGCACAAACAAAGCGATTGTCTTCATTTATCCCTCACATGCTAAACACTCAGCTCCTTCTGCCAATGCCTTTAAGTCGATCTCTTGGATAACTTCACGTTCAATTTTCCTAGCGACTTTATCTGCTTTGCCAATCTTCTCAGAACGGCAGTAGTACAATGTCTTTAGACCTTGCTTCCATGCTTGAAAGTGTACTGCGTGGAGATATTTGATATTTGAATCTGGTCTAAAGAATAGGTTGACTGATTGGGCTTGGTCGATATACTCTTGCCTGTCAGCTGCATGCTCAATGATCCATCTTTGGTCAATTTCCATTGATGTTTTAAAGGTATCTTTCTCAAGTTCTGTAAGGAACTCAAGATGTTGAACACTTCCATCGTTGGCGATAATACTTGACCAGACTTCGTTATAATCCAGCTTACTGTCTGCATCACACTTCTCCTTAATAATTTTATCCAGATAACGATTCTTGTTTAAGTGAGAACCCGATAGAGTGTCTTGGCGATAAGCATTAGCCCTATAAGGTTCAATACTAGGAGAGGTATTGCCCATAATAATGGAAGAACTAGCATTGGGAGCAATTGCCATAAGATGGCTGAAACGATTGCCAGTACCCTTAGCATCTGGCGCTTCACCTCTTTCAGATCCAAGTTCGATATTAGCATCATCGAGTTTATACCTTATGTGCGAAAAGATTTGATTGTTTGAAACTTTAGCCATGACACCCTCGAAAGGTAAACCTCTCTTCTGAAGGTAAGCATGAAATCCTAAGGCACCAACGCCAATACTACGCTCAAGAGTAGCAGAGTGAACAGCCCTGGAAATGGCACTAGGTGCGTTATCAATAAAATACTGTAGCACGTTATCGAGCATTTCAGCAATATCGCGAAGGAATAGGGGATCTTTTCTCCAATCATCAAAGTACTCCAAATTAACTGACGATAAACAACATACTGCTGTTCTCTCTTCATTCGTTGGTAGAATAATTTCGGAACAGAGATTAGATTGATTGATACGTAGACCTTTATCCTTCAACCATTGAGGCATCTTTCTATTAGATTGATCAATAAAATGAAGATATGGTTCTCCTGTTTGCATACGCAACTCTAAAATTTTCTGCCACAATTCGCGAGCAGAAACAACATCACGGTTCTCACCACTGTGTGGATCAATTAGTTGCCATGAGTCATCAGCATGCGGGTCAAGCATGCAGCGTTCAACGATTTCCATAAATGCGTCAGGGATATTAATACCATGGTGAAGGTTCAGAGCACGCATGTTCTGATCTCCAGTTGGTTTACGCATTTCTAAGAAAGGAATAATATCTGGATGGCTAATGTCGAGATAAGCAGCGTAGCTACCACGACGAGTCCTGCCTTGACGATAAGCCAAAGAAGACGCATCGTAAATCTTGAGGTGAGGCATAACTCCAGTGCTCTTGTCATCAGCCGAACGGATACCAAAGCCAATGCCAACACCGCCACCAAGCATAGAAAGCCAATTAGTTTCACTAAGATTATCAACTAAACCCTCCGCTGTATCTTCAATATAATTTAAAAAGCAAGATATTGGAAGACCACGCTTACTACGACCGAATGATAAAATGGGTGTAGAATATGATAACCAATGTTTGCTGCTGTAGTCGTAAAGTCTTTGCGCATGTTCTGGATTGCTGCCGAACTTAGCACTAACATATGCGAATCTTTCTTGAGGGGAGGTTTCATCCTCTCTCATATAACTTTCTCTTAATCTAATCTTTCCTAGTTCGTCAAACAGTTCATCACGTGAATAGTCTACCTTGATGCCGTGAACAACACTCTCCATATATTTCTCCAATATTCTTTTTATTCTGAGATAAATTCCGTAGTCATAGGGAATACTTCAGCAATAACTTCTGCGCATGCCTTAGCAATTTCCATATGTTCCTTTTGCGTACCATTAGCGGAACGGAGTTCAATATAGTGAACCCAACTCCTCAAAGTTCCATTCATGTAAAGACGAGAGACAGTTAAACCTTCTGGTAAAACTGCTCTTGCTTGTTCTTTTGCGATGCCATTATCAACAGCCCATTTATATGCTTCTCTTGCTGCAGATATAACATTTATTTGTTTAATTTTCCACTCATGTTCTAGCTCTTGATCCTCAGTCTCAATACTGTTCTGTCTATTCTTAGGATCTTGTAGACGAGCTTCTCTAAGAGAAAAATCTAAATCTTTTGTTGGGTCAGCATAACGCTGAGAAAATTCTTGAAACGAAAAAGAGCGATGACGTAACATTTGACGTGCAATGTCACGAGTAGTTTCAATTTCTAAGCAAGCACTTACCATCTCAAGAGGCGACCAGTGCTTGTGTTTGATTAAATAACGAATTAACTTTTCTGATGTTTCAGTATTTAACTGATTTGATGGATTACTAACTCGAGCGCAGAATGCGATTAATTCTTGAATATCAAGATTATCTCCCAATTCTTCTACCGCTTTAGAATAACTAATTAACTTCACATTCATACTTTTCTCCAAGTTGCGAATCTAGCCAATGCATTTAAACCACTGTATGAGTTTTTATTTATGACGTCCAGGATTTCACTTTGCGTCATACCAGATAAAATCATCTCATTAATATCCTTTTGTTGGATTGTATCTGGAAACATACATACAGTATAACCTACTTTAATATATTTTTCAAGCTGTTTAACAATGTCTTTGTTTCTTGGTTCATTATCCATAACAAGGACACAGTTAGTCTTAACCTTTTGAATCTCTAGAAGATCAAAAGAAGCGCCACTAACAGCAAGACAATTGGGAAGGAAAAGAGAATCAATTTGCCCTTCAACAACAAATACTTTCTTTCCCCAGTCGATCCTGTCCATACCATAAATTTTCTCCCTATCCTCATCAAGTTTAATCGTAATGTATTTCGGTTCTTCTTTACCGAATGCTCTTCCACTGTATGCGAAGACCTTTCCTTCTGGTGTAAAGAAAGGGAATACCAAACGTGGAGCATCATTATCCTCATTAGTAAATTTGAACTTAATACTGTTCGACCATTTTTTAAATTTCTTACAAAAATAAATTAGATCGAGTTTATCCCTTGGGATTTTTCGATCTAAACAATACTGCACCGCAGGGTGAGTTTCGTCAAGTAAATCTAACCTCTGAAGTTTAGACAAAACTTCATCCTCTAGTAACTCAGTTACCTGTTTCTCTTCTGGGATTACTGCGCTAATATCTTTGTGCGAGTTATATCTAACTGCACCAGACTTATATCGCTCGATCACATACTCATCATATAAATGTGTGTCTATCTGTTTGATCAGATTGCCAAGGTTTGAACCATAACCACAGTTATGACACTTGACAAACAAATCACTCTTCGCTCTATAAATGTATCCACGTGCTTTTATTTTATTCTTGGAACTGTCCCCACAGATAGGACAAGAAAAGTTCCAAAGATAATCTTTCTTCTGCTTGAAATTCCTCAAACGAGATGAAAGCATGGATGCATATTTTGCGTCAATGAATAACATAACAACTCCACAGTGAACATGATATAATTATACTACTATTTTAGATGTAAAGCAAATTACCCCAAAACTTTCAAGATTGTTGGGATTGCTGAAATAATCCAACCTGCAAGAACTGCGCCACCAAGAACCATCCACTTCCACTTTTCAAGAACACCAATTCTTCCATTGATTCTCTTGTCCATATCATTCATTCTTTGTAAGATTCCTTCATGCTGTTTATTTGCATCATTAGATATGTCTACTAACTTTTCCATAATCTTTTCATTGCCCTCAGTAATTCTACCATGAACAACTTTCATTTCTTCTTTAAGTTCAGTAACATCTTCTTTTACAATTTCAACTGTCGTTTCAAGTTTAGCAACTTGAATCTCAACATTATCAACAGGTTCTCTTGCTGCAGCAACTCTAGCCATTTTCTTAATTCCTATTGTAAATTTTTTCTTGTTCTTTTACCCACTCTTGTAGAGCTTTTAATTGCTCTCTTGTTTCGTGACAGGTTGTGTAGTTCCCTGCGACTGTTGTTGCGACGGTAGAGAGCGCAACTCCGCTGGGGTCTCCATCAGTGCTGCTGGAGGCTTTGGGAACTTCATTTTTACTGGCACTGTCGTGGAGCACGACGAAACCGTTAGGCACATCGCACTTAGCATCAGACTCTTTAGAAATAAACTCTGGCACTTTTTGAATGATAACATCACCTTTCTCCTTGACAACTACCAATTTATCTTTATACTTTGTTACAATCTTTTCAGTAACTTCGGCTGATTCTTGTTCTTTCTTCGCTACTTCTTCTTTGAATCTTTCAACTTCTGCTAGATATTCTCTCTGTGTCCATAGTCCACCAGTAATAAAAATACCAGCTGTAAATAATAACACACCAATAATTCTAGGAACAAATCTAGGAACTAATGGATGATTAACAAACAAATAAGTTAAAAAACCTACGACCACTAGAGCGCCAGCGACTGCCTGGAACACCCACATTGGTAGTAGGTTTAGCATGAACATTAACACTTAGAACTCCTCTATTCTTGTCACCTGTAATGAGTTATCAAATTTAATTAGTTTAGTAGTCTCTTCACTCTTTAGAACCAAAATAGCATTTGGGTTCTTCTCAACATACTCATAGATCTTTAACATTTCCTGATCATTAAAGTCTAAGCATTCGCCAATATCAACTGGCTTCTTTTTCTTTTGAAATCTTCTAACAATGTCATTACCAACCTTGAAAGAACCGTATCTCTTTCCAAGTTTATTAACTCTTACTACTGGTTCATTAGTTGCTACTCCTGCTCCAGTAACATTAGCAACTTCTTCCAAGATCTCTTTTAGAAGAAGTTCTTCCTCAACAAATACAATATTCTCTAGATTAATCTTTTGAAGTATTGTCTTAAAGTTTTCTTCGAGCTTCGTTGGATTAATTCGCATCTCATAAGATTCTTTAACCAACCAGAAAGCTGCGACGATAGACTTTAATTTACTCTCACCACCAGGAAGGCGATTAAGAATTCTTTTAACATTAAACACTAATCTATGAAGATATGTATATGCATCTTTCTCATCAACAGTCTTTAAAGAACTTGTCTTCTTTAAGTTATTACCTTTATCGTCAATGATTCCCAACTTATATGCTTTGGTCTCTTTGAATGGAGTAACTAGCATATAGAGCAATCTAAAAGCGATTAAGTTGTCAACAATTTTTGACATTTATATTTTCCTTAGAGCCTGTATCATACCTTCATCTAGTGGGATATCTGAAAGTTTAACATCAGTATCTGGTATTTCTTCTGGCATTCTATTTAGATATAACAAAACAGTTGCCAGAATATCCCAGTATTTCTTATCTATTTTATAGAACAACATTTTAGTTGCGGCATCACCAAAAACATTGTAAAGGATAATGATGTGATTCAATATCAATCTTTCTCTTAACTCATTATTAGTTCTGTATCTAGTGCAGAGTTTTTTAATGTAGAGAAATCTCTTCAAATCATCTTCGAATTCTTGTACGCTATGACATTGTGGGTTGTCATAATTGTGCATAGCGTACAAGACAAAGTTATCCTCACTCAACTTTTGATTCAGCAGCGTCAACTTTTTCATCCTTACTTAGTTCAGCTAGAATCTTTTCAGCTTGCTGTAAAGCTCCGCTTAATAAAGTAATTTCGGCTTGCAAGTTTCCAATCGCAGCACGATACTCTTCGAGTTTCGATTTGTTTTGTTGAATACTCGCTTTATATTTTTCAATATCAGCCTTTAATGTATTTTGAATCTCATTCATAACGAAACCTCATTTCTAATTAAGTTGTTGTATAACCATTACCACCAAGGATGTGCCATGCGTTAGCAAGGTAAATCAAAGTAACTGATTCACCAGCTGCGTTTAGAACGATGGTTGCATAACCATTACGCTGAGTTGGTGTAATTGTAACAGTTTGAGTTGCTGTCAACACCAAGTGCTTAACTTGACCAGCAACACCTGCTGCGATAGACAATGAAGATGTACCGTCAACAGAAACAACAGTAACTGCTTTGGTTAGATCAACTGCAATGTTTGAACCAGAACCAGTAATAGTTTCTGGAGTTTGGTTTAGGCGAACGAAACCGCCAGAGATAGCAAGGTTACCAGCTACGTCTGCTTTTTCAGATGGAGCATTGGTACCGAAACCTACACGGTTGGTTGATGCGTCAACAAACATAGTATTCGCATCGGTGTCACCACGGAATTGAACATCGTTTGCTGGGTTTTGAACTTGGTTGAAGATAACTGGAGTGTTAAGGTTTCCTAAGAAATTCTCAACAGTTAGTTTCTTATTTGTACCACCCTGAACAATAGGGATTAAGTCTGCGGAAGCTGCGCTTGTTGCTGCGGTTAGTTCCGAAATTTTCTGATCTGCCATTTATTTTCTCCTATTCGATTATAATGGACTTAAAAATTGGGATGCTTTGTAACAAACATCCCACACCTCTAGGTATGATATTTAGTATTAGCTTACGAAGGTTAGTGTTGCTACGTTAGATGTAACTTCTGAAGCACCACCTGCCGATGTAATCTTAACACGATACTGGTCGCCACTGTTACCAACAAGTTGACCAGTTAAAGCCAATGATGCGGATGTCGCACCAGATACGTTAGTCCAACGAGTTGAACCAACTGCTTTCTTCTGCCACTGATATGCTAATGCACCACCACCAGAAGAAACTGCCGCAGTAACTGAGAAAGTTGCTCCACCACTGCTGGTGTTCTGATCAGCTGGCTGACTGCTGATAGTAATGGTATATGTAGCATCTGCTGCTTTAGTGTCATCAGCACGATCACCAGCGTTAGCTGCTGTTTCTGCCATTGCTACTAAGCATTCTGTTTTATAACGTGTAGCTCCTGCTGCGTCAGTATAGGTGCTGTATAACCACCAACCTGCGCCAGTGATACCACGCTTCTTATTTGTTTCTTGCTGTGCTTCGGTAATATCTACAAAAATTGCCTTAGCAAGATCTGCAGTGCCCAAGTATTTTGGACGAGAAGCATCAGCGTCTGTTTTACCCCATAGTGCCATTTGTTATCTCCTTGAAATGGATTGTATTATTATTTAGGCTGTCTTCTTTTATAAGAGCCTACTGTTGACCCAGCCTTACGACCTCTTTTCTTTGGCTCTTCGTCATCGCCAGTTTCGCTCTTCTCATACTCACTCTTGCCACGATACCCATATGGCTTTAGTCTGCCAGTCTTAGGATCGATAGCATCATCGGAAGAGCTCTTAGGTCTTGGGTTTGCTTTTGCATGTTTCTGCATAGACTTTAGTAGATTGATGTCGAGTTCATCAATTCTTTCAGATTCATCTAATTCTTCTTCCTCTTTAACAGGAACACAGTTAGGAACCTTCTTTCCATTTTTCATCTTCATGCCAACTGCGGTATAACCTTTCCAGCATGCATCTTTTAGGTCACCACTCGCTTTAGCGACTTCGTCTAATTCAGTTTCTTCTGGAAGTTTAGTATATAACTCTTCCATAAATTGTTTGTAAGATTTCATTTCTACTCCTTCTTTCTTCATTCTGTCTGCTTGTAATTTTGCTGCGATTGCCATTTGGCGACGCTTCTCTTTACTCTTACCTGCAAACTGAGGAGCATCTGATTTTTGGAAGTCTTTAATAACATCACCCATGTCAGCCTTAGACATGTTCATCTTTTCATCTAGTTCAGATTCTTCTTTACGCATCTTTGAAAGAACCTCACCAGCCTTCTTTTGTTTTTGCGCTTGGTATTCTTTTTCTTTCTTGATTACATTTTTTACTATACCAACTGCACCGACAACAGCGCTTCCGATACCTTCATCTATCTCAACTTCTTCATTCTGAGACTTAGGTAAGGTGGAAGTTACTTTAAACTTGTGTAGTTTACCATCGCCAAGTTCTTTGTGCGCTTGAATGTGAACTTCCTTACCGTCGTTCTTCTTAACAACACCATGCATCTTGTCGCCAGTCTTGCTTGCGTAGAAGTCAACACCCTTACCACTAACTTTATGAATATCCATCTTAGCGTGATCTGGATGCATCACACCTTGCGAAGCATACTCACGACCATTGATAAACTTCTCATCTAAACCAGTTTCTTCTTTTAGATCACTATGGTTAACAACAGTTTTTCCACCATTGTTTGCTCCATGAAGATGAACTTTGTCGCCCATTCGTTTAGCTGTCCAGTGACGACCAGTCTCATCTTTGAACTTATGTTCTTGATTGTCTTTTAATTTAGCAATTGCTTGATGGTGTTCTGGATGTAGAGGAACTGAAAATTCAGAACCATGGTGAACAGTTTTCATCGTTCCCCATGAATACTTTTTAGTTTCGACTTTACCCTCACCCTTATGCATTGCTTCTTTTATATTATGTGGCTTATCTTTATAGACTGTCCCTAGATGCTTAGCACCTGCGCTTCGTAAAGAGTTACGACCACTAGAATTCATTGTATGATTTACATCATATCCACCAGATTTGTGCTTATAAATTTCGATTCCATCATCAGGATCTCTATGCGTTTTAACCTTTCCACTAGCGTAATCAGTAGCAGATTTTAGATCTTTAAATGGAGCAGCTTCATAAACTGTCTCTTCCATAGTAACTGAATTACACTTTGGGCAACCACAGCCACAACCTGTTTCGGTTTCTTCTTTTTTCATTTTACGAAGAAGTTTAAAGTCGTGGGAATCAACCTTCCCATTCTTATTTGCGTCAATCTTATGTTGATTGCCTTTAAGCATCTCTGAAAATCTTTTCATTTTATTCCCCTGATCCCTTTAAATGTGCTCTAATCATCCAAGCATGTTTCTTATGAGTATCTATTCTTCCAGCAACAAAGTCAGCAATACCATGCTCTTTTTGCGCTTCTGCTATCTCGAACAACTTATTTAGACTATCAATTACTTTGTCGTTTGCTTCTGCTAAGTTTGAGAGCATCTCTCTACAGCTCGCAGGTTTCGTTGAGTCTTCATCAATAAGTTTGTAATTATACAGTTCCATTAAACTTACTGGAGCATATGCGCCAATAATTCTAACTCTTTCTGCAATCTCATCAACTGAGCCATGAACATCTGCATAGATATCACCGAAGAAGTCATGTAACATAGCGAAACGATCGCTCTCTACATTCCAATGATAGGAATGCGCTTTAAAATACATAACGAACTTGTTCGCTAGTACAATTCTTAATGCCATTAATAATTCATTCATATTAACTTCCCACTGCGTTAGGGTTATCGTATGCACCAAACTGCGCTTCTTCTAGTTTAGATGCCCATCCTTCTTTTCTTAATCTTATAATACAATGTCCTGGTCCATCAAAGATTACTCTAATATCTTTATTGGCATAAACACGGTCTGAGAAATCAGCACCACCAAAGTCATGGTACCCTGCTCCAACAAAATAGTAATGATTATGTAATGTTGGTACAGCTGGATCTATAATTCTTGTAAGGTCTAATTGTTTATTATTCTTCAATCCCCACCAGATTCCAGTAATCATAACTCTAGAACCAGTATAGTCGAAGAAACCACCACCAGTTTCATTCGGTACAGATGTTGGGGCTACATACGCCTGAGATGCAGATTTAGTGCAGTCATTCTGAACACTAATATCAATAGATCCACCGTCAGAAGTTGTTGTATAACACTTAAAGATTATTTCATAATCAGTGTTTTTTAAGATGTGTTTTAGCGCCATGATTAGCAGTCCCAAGCTCTACGAGACCAGTAATTAGCACTAGTCTTGTCGTTTAAATTTCCTTGACCAGAAGATCTAGCGCAATAACTTCTTTTTCTTGCTGGTATATTTTTCTTTATTGAAAGATTTTTGTCGCCGAAGTTTACCTTCTGCGCCTTACCGTCACCATCTGGATCAACATATACTTTTGACTTCTTAACATCACCCTTCATTGGTTTGTTAAGAGGAACAGTCTTTCCCTGATATGTTGCTTCATCAAGATCTAGTTCCTCATGCATCATACCAACATGTTCAGAACCATGAACCTTGTAACCCTTCTTTCTAAAGTGGGCTTCACCACGCTTCTTGGCTTCTTCTTCACTATCATTGTGATGAGTAACACGAACAAATTTCTCTTTAGTCTCATCACGCTTAGAAACCATTGGATGGTCTGGCTCAGAAACTGTTACAGAAATGCGATGAACTTTTGGGGCTGGTGCAACTGGAGCCTGTTCCTCAACAGTTGACACCCAATCTGTAAATGAAATCATTTTCTAATCCTATCTCTTTCTAGTCTGCGAACTCTAGGAGCCATACGCATAGCAATTCTATTCAAGACTGGCTTCATTCTTTGGATTCTTTGCTCTAGTCTTTCTTTCTCAGCAACCGAAAGTTTATTTAGTGGCTTCTTAGCAAGTCTTTGCTTAATGGTTTTAATAGCCATTCTTCTTGCTCTGTTATTGATAGTCTTAGTGTCAGAAGTTTTTCTTAGGGCAATTTGTAATCTGCGCTCACGTTTTGCTTCTGTTCTTTTGAATCTAGCTTTTGCTTTAATTCTCTCGATACGAGATAAGACTTCCATAAGATTGGATTCTTTAACTGGGTCTAGATTATTTTCGTCATCGATCTCGATCTCTTCACCAGTGTCAGCATCAACAACTGCTAGTTCTTCATCGTCATAACCATGCTCTAAGATATCCTCATCAGTCATGCTGTTAACAATAGCATCAATTTCCTCATCAGTCATTTCCTCGAAATCCTCAGATCCTTCTGGAAACTGCGCATCAGCATGCAGTGGTAGAGCTTCTTTATTAATCTCTTCTTCGTCAATAACTCTTTGCGCCCACATCTCTTCGTTCTCAAGAACTGGAATATCTAAGTCTTCATTTGTTTTAGTTACTACTTTAGCAGTTCCTACCATCTGATCTTTTGGTTCAATTGGTTTATAATTTTTCTCTTGCTCTTTACGCTTCATCATAGCGTTATATGCAACACTGCCTTTACGTGGCTTCTTAGCGCCATAAGAAAAAGGACCTGCTTCTTGAATCTCAGTTTCTTCTTTATTCAATTCCTCGCCAACTTTGATTCTATGCGCACGAACCTTTTTACCAGAAGGAGACAACTTATAATCAGAAGTATCCATTTCGCCCTCACCTAATTGGTAATTGCGCTTCATCTTTCTTAGATGATCCTTCTTGTGAAACTCTCTGAATTTTAGAATATTTTGCATAGCTTCTTCTTCTTGTAGTTTAGACTGTAAAAGTTTTTCATCGTAATCAATACCAACGTCATCGGCTAAGTCGAGCATTCTCTTGACGATAGCAACTGAGTCGGGATTAAGTGTTCTGCTCTTTAGTTTTCTTAAACCAGCGTCAACTAATAAGTCAGGATCAGACATTGATTCTGGATTCTCAACACCAAGCATAGCTGCGATAACTCTAGCAACTTTAATCTTATCGGTTGGTTTAATTGTTTTACTTGTTAGTGGCTGATCTTCTTCGCTTAGTATTGCGCCTCTAACACCTTTAGAGAAATCGTATTCGTCTTGCATCTCGCCCTTACCAAGTTCTTTAAAGTTGCTTAGCATATCTTGCAGTTCATGTAAATGCATATGCCAGTAATCTTGATGATGAACAAATTCGTTCAGTCCTTCAAGAAGCATTCTTGCTCTTTCGTGAGCAAGAATCCACATTTCTAGTTCTTCTGGATTTGGCTTCTTATCGGTGTCAATATGAACATCGTTAAGACCCATATAAGTGTCTGTTGCTTTTATTGCTTCAAGAACTTCTTGCGGATGAGTGTTACCAGATCTTTGAATTGTCATCTCAAACGCTTTTGAGACATAGTCGTGGTGATGGAAGTTCTTTGTTGTATAACCGCCAAAGGTAATTTCAGTTGGAGTATAACCAACCTGAACATCTTCAACGAACTGAACTTCATGAATCCACTTTGAATGTAATGAACCATCTTCAGCTTTCACTAGAAGATGGTTAGAACCTCTTTTAACAATAGAGAATGTTTCTTCGTTACATGTAACCGTGTCGCCTACATTAAAGATCTCTCCTCTAAAATACTTTTCTCTAAGTTCATCAACAACAATGTTTAGGGATTCTTTAACTGGCTGTAGACCTGACGCTTTTCTAAGTTCGTTCATTAAACGACGAGCATCTAGATCAGTAATCGTATGCGGTAGTCCTGTTTTGAATAGCTTGAAGTCGCCTTTCTTAGCAGCTTCGCGCATCTTAGTTCCTGACATTCCTGAAGCATCATCAGCATCTGGATCACGTTCGCCAGCGGAGACAACTTCAATGGAATCGAAGTTAAAATCTTTGCCGTTATATGTGGTTAGAAGTTTCTTGTATTCAGCAATACGATCGCTACCAGCGACCATTACAATATGCTTATACTTTTTGTTTAGAGCAGCAGCAACTTCCATGAAAGTTCTTTGCTGGTCTGTAGCAGGAGCGAAGTTCATACCTGGAAACATGCGCTTCAGGTAATATATTTTTCTTTCTACTGCTAGGGGATTCTTTTTGGCGTCTTGAGTTTTAGACGCATAGATGACATGGTCAGCTGTTGTTCCAGCTATCTTTTTGACTGTCTTTACTAGAAGTTCGTGACCTATCGTTGGTGGCTGGAAGCGACCAAAGGCAAACACTATCTTTTTAGGAGGTAGCCCCTCCATTAACTGTTTAAACTTTTTCATCTTTACCCATCTACAAAACTTACATTTACATCTATTTATATGTTTTTTATCTTTGCCAACCCTTTATAACGTCGGCTGAGAAGTTCGCCTTGGAGAACTCCATACGATTAACTATCTTTACAGCACCACCTGTTAGATGGTCGATAGCAACGAATCCCTCAACTCCAGTTACCTTAAACCCATTAGAGGTCTTAATGAAGGTAGAGATATGACCAGCTTGGTTCATCTTAGAAACAATCTGGTTCTTAATATCCGTAAGCATATTTGCTATGTCGAATATCTTCACGATTTCTCTCTTATCGTGGTTGGCGAAAAAAGCCATAATCTTCTTACGCTTGTCTTCCTGAGCAGACTTACCCTTCTCGGTTTTCTTAGAGTCTATCTCTTTTTGGTATTTATCGTGAATATAGTTGAATAATCCAGTAACATGGGCATTGGTGTCAGAGATTAACTGCCCAGCCCTGATCTTTGTATTGTTGTATGTCTTAACCAGAGTTAGAAGATCATCGTCATTGGATATAGCATTTAATGTGATGGAATCCATTGACTTGAACAGCGCACCAACATTGGAAAGTTGAGATGTTACATGATCAGTTTCTGCCTTTGTAAAGGTGGCAGTTCCAGAATAATCTTTGTAGTTTGCGTCATCCATCCAGACAGTTGGTGGGTGGCTAAACTTAGAAACGATTGGTTGCCCAAATGAAGCAGTCATCGTATCAAAAGATTTTCCAGTGTAGGTTGTATGCCAGACGACTCCAATTTTAGCACTGCGTATTTTACGACCAAGATCGCTATCATAAGGAACAGCATAGACAATAGTATTAGGATGAAAGGTTATATACTTTTCGCCATCAATAGTTTCGACTTTCGTGTCATCAGTGAACATTAAGTCGCCTTGATAGACTCCCGATTTGATTCCAAACTTCTTAAATTCCTGGAGAGCAATCTTTAGCTTAGTTGCTAGTTCGCCAGTTGTATCAGCATCTATTTCAGCTGGCGTCTTATAAACCTTTGGGTCTTTATTAAAGACACCCTTCTTTGCTACAAAAAATTTACCATCACGTGGATCAACGCCAGCAAACACAGCTGGTGCGCCATCCCACTTAACAGTCGTAGTAATCTTACTTGTAGAATGACCAGCGAGCATATCACGCAGGTCTCTTAAGAAATTAATCGCTTTACGTGTCCCAGCTACACCTTCATTGAAGACCAAATCTTCAAGGTGTTCCATATGGACATTCTTTTCTTCTTTAATAAAGTCTTTTAATTTTTTCATCTTATTGTCTTAATTTTCCCATCAGGATAAGCGAAGTATGCTTCAAACTTAACATCAGGGAATTCAGTTTTTAACTTTAGAAATTCTTTTAGGTTGCTCATTGCGTCATCAAACAATCTAACCTTAGAGAAGGTTCCAACTCTTAGATAGTTTCTAATGATAATTGCTTTCTTGAACGCAGGTATAAACTCACCACTGATATTTCCTGCACGTTCAACTCTAACCTTGTCGATATCAAATCCATGTTTGCGGAAAGTTGCTAAGAACTTTTCTTTATCGTCAAAGTTTGCTCTAGCAGTAACGATAACAACTTTACTTAGAGGATTCTTCTGAGCATTTTTTAGAATTATCTTCGCCTTCTCTAACATTCGGGCAATAGGTTTAGACTCAGTATAGAATTTATGAGCATCTCTAAATTCAGAAAAGTCGAAAGTTTCGCCAGCTTCCAACTTGTAAGTATTGAATTCATTGTTTGTTAACTTTTTAATAACATTTCCATTTTTGACAACAGCGATTTGTGCAGTTGTATGGAACAGGGTATCATCGATATCAAATATCGTCAGGCTACCCCTATTGTCTGTCTCTTCAGCTAGATATTCTTTAAACCTTATCATACCTTTATTATACCTTATTCTTGTATTAATGTCAAGGATACCCCTACCGCCAGTAGGGTTATTGTAGGATCGTGTAAAGGCAAGCGCCAGTGGTCAACTTCTTTGAACTGAAGTAACAGTAAGTCATGACCTCTTGGAACTGTTTTGCGTTCTTTGGCAAACCAACGATAGCATAAAGGTAAGATATGATATTAGCGAATCGATCTTTAGTCAAACTGTCTGCTTTCTTAAAAAGCAGTTCAGCATCTTTATATGTTCCGATTGTGTTAGATAGTCTTGGCTGTTTAGCGAACAATGTTTTGAGTTCAGCCATAGCAAGTTTCTGGTCGTTAGCTGTTACGCCTATTCCGCTTCTTAGATCATAACCAAACTTCTCTTTAATCCAAGGTCCAAAAGTTTTAGCATCAACAGCACCTAGCTGATAACCAGCACCAATAAACCTTCCTTCTAGAGACACGTTTAGTGTTGTAGCAGACGCTTTAAATCCGCAACGAACAGCGAATCCAGATTTAGTTTGAACAATGAAGTTAGCGAATGTGTCTGAGAGATCAACTTTCTCGAAGTTAAAATCGTATTCTAACTTCTGATTCATTTGCGATGATGCATCAATCACACTAAATGTTGACTCGGGTGAAGTGACTTGTTTTAGAGAGACAGGATAGACCTCTCCTTTTTTATAAGCATTAGCGATACTGTTGTTTAATTCGTCTAAAGAGTTAGCCCCAGTAATTTTAGTCATATTAAAAGTCTTTTTGATTAACCAGACATCAGCAGGATTCCAGTTATCGTTAGACTTCTTTGAGTACAGTCTACCTAGTTTATAGACTTCTTCAGTTTTATCTTTACCTTGACGTTCGTAGTGGAAGCCTTTAGATTTTATCTGCTTCTTCAACGCTTTTGTCTGTTTAAGAGCACTCTCATAATAGACAGTGTCGTAATACTTTTCTTTATCTTTACCGAGCTTATCTCTAATTTGATCTTCAGTTAGTGTTTTACCATTTTCAATAGCAGCTTCAAACATGTACATACTGATGAGTTCTTTAATCTCAGTTAGTAGACCAGTATTACTTTTTGAGTTTTCGCTGTAGTGATTGAAGATATTGTCTAGTGCGCTGGCAGATCCACTGAATAGAACAACCTTATTTTTGTTGTCCTTCATGTAGATGATATCATTACCAGCAGTAATTGCTATGCTCTTAGCAACCTTTATAGTCTTAAGATTGTTTCTTACAATGGAGAATATTGATTGCCCTGGAACATAGCCAGCTTTAGTTAATACGGATTTTGCTGTGGCTGACATCTTGCTACCTTCTTTTAAGATAACCTTATGTCCTTCTCCATATTTTGCTGAACCAACTATCGAAGCCATCAAACCTCCAAACAAATTAATGCTTCTTCGCCAGACAACTGGCGAAGTCGCCAGTTAACAATTACTCATAATCTTTCATAGACTTCTTAATTGCATCTGGGTGATGGTGCCCATGATCATGCAATCTCATAACAGGCGCACTTGATGCTCCTGGTTCAGAAGTGTGTAATAAAGTCGATGGCTTTCCCCTATGGGTTGTGTGCCAAACTTTATGATGAGCGCCATGTTCATCTTTCCACTCATGTGTTGGTTTATTCGTCGAAGCATGCTTTTGATGTTTGCTTTCTGCTTCATCAGATTCGCCAACGTCAACTTCTTCAACCAAAGACGGTTTTGTGTTTAGATAGTCTATTGTAGCTTCAATTAATTTACTCATAAGATCTCCTATTGAAAAATAGATTGTAACTCTATTTAGGTTTATAGTGTGCACGAATTTGTCGTTCGTACTTTCGCTCCCATTTCATAATTTGTGTAAACAATTTAGGGATAGCGTGGTTGTTTCTAGAATCGAAATTAAATGTCTTTAAGAAATAGCGAAGAGTCTGGGAGTCCCTCTTATACTTTGATCTTTGTACTAGCGTCTCTGTTGGAACTGTAGGAACATACTGTTTAAATTCTAAGAGAACGCAGTGCGCATATGCCTGTATCTCATCAAACTCAGAAAGGTATTTTCTTTCTTCGTTCTTCTTCTCTTGGCGCACCTTCTTATATGGAAGAACGTAATTAGACCACTCATCATTTCTTCTGTCAAACTGCATAAAGTGAATCAACTCATGCATAGTTACTTGAATTAAACGAAACTTAAATTTACTCCAAGTATCTTTTCTAAACTTAAATGTGTCAAAGTGGTCAGTGTATATGTGGATTGTAGACTGACGTAAGGTAGGATCGTACTCTCCACCACAAGCAACCTTAACATTGTATATGTTGGCTTTAGAAGGTTCCTTTCGGAACTCTATCTTTGTTCGCCATTTCTTAAAGTAATTAGATAAACCTTTGCTGTCGTTCTTGTAACTGTCTAAGTCCACCCACACTTTTGCTGGAATGAACTTGGCTCTGAATGGACGCTCATAGAAATTGAGCATCTCCATCCAGTCAAAGTTACATTTTTCTAGGAAGTTCATGGTATTATTATACTCCCTGAAATGACAAAAAGTCAAGACACCTGTTATTTAGGGTATCCTGACTTTTTTGTATTTTTCGTAATGCGAAATTAGCCAAAGAACGAGTCTAAGGTCGCCTCCTCAACTGGCTCAAAGTGGCTTTCCCACAGGTTATTGCCATTGGTAACTGCCCTTGGATCTCTGGTCAAAGAACCAGTGTCGTTCTCTGGATAATATCCAGCGTTCTTACCCATAGCCAAATCAACATACTGCTGGGCGATTATTCTTCTGTCGAACAGCTTGAGAACTTCATAGTTTCTCTGGACGATCTCTTGATACTTGTCCTCACTAATAGCCATGTAACAATTGATCATGTCGCCAAACTGTTTTGGCGTTGCGTCGTGAGGAATCATAAGATAGTTTTCATCAACCTTAAACAAGGTTCCGTTGCCATGCTCATGATCTGAAACTCCAAGATTTCTAGCAATAGGAACTACGCCAACTCGCATAGCATCTACGATAACACGATTAAAGTGTTCACCGTAAGTTGTAGTCCAAGAAGTGTCGATTAGAAACTTAGATTTCTTTAGAATACTATCACGCTTTTGCTCAGTGATGAATCCGATATAAGCCATATTTCCAGTAGCCATAGCATTATCCCAGATTTTCTTACCGATCATATCGTCAGTAGCATTAGGATCTTTTTCTTTGCTGCAGAAATATTCTGGCTTACACTTATCAGGAGAAGTCATATAAGCACGTTCCATACCATCACCAGCAACAATAATCTTACCGTTGATATAAGGAACAGCAGCAACAAGTTCATCAACACGCTTCCATCTCTTAAATGTTTGTAGAGATAGAATTACGTTTTCTCTTTTATCCCATGCTCCTGGTGTCGGCAGAACTGTTAGATCCTGCGGATTAAGAATCATGTTTCTAGGAACAGGCATAAAGTCAGCAGACTTATACGCAGCTGGGTGAACGCATGCGATACCAGAAAACTTATGAGAGAATTTATGGATCCAGCTGTATAGTTTCTTTAGATTACCGTCATGAATAATAACTACCTGTTTGGCAGTTAGTTCCTCAACCATTGGAATCCAGTCAGTAAACTTCTCAGTCTCTGAGTTCTTAAACCCGAAGATAGATTGCCAGATAACAATGTCATGCTTGTTAGCATCTTCAACAAACTTACGAATACTATTCTGGTTCTTAAGAGAATAGTATGGAGCAATCCAACCTTTACCTTGATGAACAGGAAATCCAGTTCCAGCACCAAACTCATAACCTTCTGGGCAAACAGTTGTATCTACTGGTCTAGGATCAGTTTGCGTTGGTTTAATATAAGCAAAAGTTACATCATGACCCAAGTCTTTCAGACCAGCAATCAATTGCTCATTATGATTAATGATACCTCCAAAATTATTGAAGGTATGCATGGGAATAAAAATCTTCATTCTGCTTTTACCCTTTGTCTCAGTTCTGTTGTAGAGAAAGTATGTTCACGCTTATTAAAGTATAACTCGATTCCTCTTTTAAGGCAAATTTCTTTCCCAGTAAAATCTTTGTTTTTGTATTCTTCACCAAGAATTCTAATATTGATGTCAAGAATCTTCAGCAAATCTTCTAAGTCTTTCTCGGTTTGATAAACAATAATTTCATCAACCCATCTTACTGCCTTTAATTGTATGTAGCGTTCAACAATACTCTGAACAGGTTTGTTCTTGGTGTCTGGTCTGTCAATTGTTGGATCTGTTTGTAATCCAACAATCAACTTATCACAATGCTTCGCTGCCTCAGCCAGCATAAGAATATGACCAGCATGAAGCAAATCAAATGTTGAGCAAGTAAATCCCTTCTTCATGCGAAGAATTCCTCTAGTGAAGTTTTCTGCGACTCAGGATGATACTTAACGAGAGTATCCTGACCTAGTTTACTTCCAAGATAATCGTACCATTCCTGGCTAGACCACATTCCTGGAGAAACACCATTCCACAGTTTGCGCCATTCAGGATGCTCTTTGTTTGTTCTCCTACCCTCAACAAACTCATAACGAGCATCTTCATACTCTTTGCTACCAAGTTCAAGCATATTCTCACGAAGATATACAACAAGAGACACACGCTCTGAGCCTTCTTCACAAACGATAGGTGTATTACCATGAATAATCTCATGATTATTAACAAGAAGCAAATCGCCTGGACGAACATTAACTGCTACTCTAATCTCTGGGAAGATAAGATAACCACCACTGTATCTACCATCATTAGATAAGGTCAACAGATTAGACATACCCTTGGTAAAGTCACCAGCATCTCTGTGCGCTGCTGTTCTGAAAGTTTTATTAACAGTAACAGTAGTAAATGGAGTTTTAGGAATAACAAATCTAGAATCAATACTGTCAGTTGCTGCTTTCTGAGCAGCATATCTTTCAGGTAGCAGTTCTTTGAAACCTTTAGCAAGATGTTGTAAGAATGGATATGCCATCTTAAACTTGTCAAAGTTATCACGAGTGTAAGTTGTTGCTCGACCATAGGGGATACGAGGATAACGATCGAACCAGCCAGCAATACCAGAGTCAACTGGATTGCCATAAGAAGTTTCAGAAACCATCTTCATAGTTTCTTCAGTAGCCTTTGCTCGCTCTTCACGATTCAATGGCTTGATAGAATCAACCCACTCATCAAAGTTAAACTTGCCACGGAAGCGAGAGATAACCCAAACATTATTCTTACCTGAACCCAATGCCTTCAGACGAGATTCTTCAGTAGGATATTTCGCACGCAGAACATCAATAATATCTTCGTTTACGATAGCAGCATCTCTAGCATCAAGCAATCCCTGTAGAAGTTCTTCTTGATAATTAGTTACCCACTCACGACCTTCGCCATTGACTGAAGTTCCTGCTTTAATACCTGAAGCAAGACCACGATTTTCAGTTCTGACTGCGGCATCTCGAAGTCCAGCATATGCTGCGTCTTGTTCTTCTTTGCCGAAGAAGTTCTTTCTAAACTTGAAAGCAATTCTAGATTCATCAACAACTGAATCAGCACCGAATGATGCTGGAAGATAACAATCCATATCTTCTTCAACTAGAATGTCATAATGTTGCTCATCAAGAAACAAGCCAAGCAAATGCTCGCTCTCATAATATTTTGGTGCTACGTATACCTTTACCATTTTATTCTCCGTTAAAATTGAAACCCTGACGCATCTATAGAGCTTCGTTTACCAAACTTACTTTTGTCGAATAATGGCGTATCATCTTGCTCACCAGAGTCAGCGATATCTTCCTGCGCTGACATCTCGACATTATATAACTTCATCTTAGACCTGTCAATACCAACAATGAATCTCTTATAATAATTTGGGTCACTATAACGATTCTTCAACTGCTTGACCATAATCTGATTAAGTTGTTCCATTTCCTCAGTACTAATCAACGCAAACATAAAGTCAACTGTCGCTGGTAGACCAAACGATTCAGAAGTATCTTCAAGTCCAGGATCACTGCTTGTGAAACCAGAACGAGTTGTTTGAGTTGCGCTGAGAATCGGAACATTATATTCAACCGCCAATCCTCGAATCTCTTCTGCGATGCTCTTGATATATGTATATGAATTAACATTTGACCCCTGACGAAGTCTTTGAGAAGCACAGATATTAAGATAGTCAATGACTACCAAATCTGGAACAAACTCTCTCTTCATCTTGAGTTCTTCAAGCAAAGCACGGAAGTGACCAGAGTGCGCAGTTGCTGTTGGATATTCCTTGATGATAAGTTTACCTTTGGTCTTACTCGCAAGTTTAGCGACACGATTATCAAAGATATCTTTATCAATTGCTTTCAATTCATCCATGCTTAGGTTCAGCAAGTTACAATCAATCCTCTCAGCGATGCGTTCTTCAGCCATCTCCATAGTTATGTATAGAACATTCAAATTCTGAAGTAACGCTTGAGCAGAAACGTGACACATAAACAAAGATTTACCAACACCTGTACCTGCCAATGCGACATTCAAGGTTTTCTTTGAAAGACCGCCCTTAGTGATTTTATTAAGGAGATCAATATCGAATGGTATTTTCTCTTCAATCCTATGATAAAAATCATAGCGTTCATCTGAATTCTCAATATAGTCGTGACCGATATGATTATCAAATGAAACGGCAAGAGCATCAGAAAGAATAGATGGTATAGCATCTTTTGTGTGTGCAACATCACGACCCTCAATAATTTTGATTGAATCCATAATCGCCAGATACACCGCACGATCTTTACAGAATTTTTCAGTGTGTTCAATTAACCAATCTTTATTGATTTCTTTCTGCTCTATCTCATGGATTGTTACCTGAAGATCAGCGTGCTCTTTATCCGTGATATCAGTTCTGTTAGAAACTTCGATACCAAGGATTTCTTTAGTAAGAGGTTTATTGAACTTGGAGAAGAACTGAACAATCGTTGAAATGATTATTCTTTCTTTCTTCTCCGCAAAGTATTGATCTTTTAAAAACGGTATAACTTTTCTGCAGTACTCTTCATCAAAAATCAAATTACTAATAATAGACTGCTCAATTCTCATTCAGTTCCACCTGTAAAGATAAGTTCTTTATGTTCGATTGCTTTCCGTATAACTTCAACGAGGATGTTTCCGATAGTGGTTTCGTATTCTTTCTTGGAATCTTCACCACCGCTATCGCCTTCTAAATGATTGTATTCAAAAGAAAGGATAGGTTCATTCTCATTAGGGAATTCTACCTTACCGAAGTTAAAAAGGCAACCATTGAATTTGCCAGACAAGATTTTTATTTTGTAAAAACCATCTTCAGTCGCTTCTGGCAAAACTTCGTAGTCTTCAAACTCCTTCTGGCTCATCTTCAAGTTCCTCATCTGTTACAACAACATCACTACCAAACTTGTATTTGACAGCACAATATTCATCAATGCGCTTCATAATATCTTCAGTGAAATATGTTGTTGGGTTTTCATTAATGTTCTTACCGAATAGTTTTTTACCATCTTCTAATTCAATACGACCACCTTGAGATTTCCAGATACCAGCTTCAACAGCAAGATCAAGCAATCCATGATAACGATCTAGACCTGTACTAAAAGAAAGTTTAGTTTCAACCATAGATTGTTCTTTAGTGAACCTAGACTTCTCAAGTTTGCACTTGATAATGTTACCAATCACCTCAGTGCCATCCTTATCTTTAGATTTAGACAGGAACACGATAGTGGATGCTGCATACTTCAGACCATCACCACCGCCCATTGTCTTTGTTGGAACATATGCACCGACGACAGCGTAAGTATGGTTAGTAACAATCATTGCGATATCAAGTTTCGCCAACTTCAATGATAGAACACGGAACGCACCACGAACAAGTTGAGCACGAGTCATATCACGAGTCTCTTTACCCTCAGCGATATCTTCCATCTCTTTAGTAGTTGAAAGCATACCCAATGAGTCAAGACACATCAGTAATGGTGGGCGACTATCTTTCTTTTCTTTCTCATACGCATCAAGAATCTTAGTAGCTTGAGTTCTAAATTCTTGAACTGTTGACACAGGAACAATAACAAAACGGCGAGTGTCAATACCTCGCTCAGTTAACATATCCTTTGTTAACGCACCTTCAGTTTCAAAGTAAACAACACCTGCTTTTGGGTTACTGTTTAAGAAATGCTTACAGATACCAAGAGCATAGAAAGTTTTACCTGTTGATGATTCACCAGCAAGTGCTGTTACTTTGTTAGATGGCAAACCACCATGTATTGACCCTGAAAGCAGTGCATTAAAGGCATAACTACCAGTATCGATAAACCCAGCAGTGTCACCAACAACACCATCATCAGCAAGACCCGCATATTCATTATCTAATTCCTTGACGATTGTCTTTAAAAAATCCATAATATCCTCCAAATAATTTAATTATACCGCTGGGTTGTGTATTTGTCAATTGCACCAAGATGATTTTTTCTCTCCAAAGTATGGTCTTGCAAGACCAGCTGCAATTAACAACTCAGATAAACGCTTACCATCCAAGATTACATCACCCAAAACTCTACCACCAAACTTGTCATGCTCTTTTAGTTCGATTTGAATTTTCTTTGCTTCGGCAACTTGTTTCTTTGTAAAGGCAGTTGCCATTGCGCCCATCTTTGCTTCTTGCTCACACTGCGCACGTCCACCTTTTTCTGGTGTATCAACACCAAGAACACGAATAACCAATGTTGGTTTTAGTGGTGGTGGCATAAACTTTGCTTCGAACTCAACAGTGTCGCCATCAAGAACACGTGTTACTTTATAGTCATATGGGTTTGCCTTTGCTGGTAGAGTTAACACCAAGAAAAGAAATCCAACTGCTGCATAAAATTTATTCATACCTACTCCTATTCGAAAAATGATTCAAGGGTGACTTGTTCTTCGACATGCCAACCCAAAGGTTCTATTACGTTTGACAGAGGATCAAGGAAAACCTTTTCAAACTGTTTATCGTAATCAATATACTTATGTAAATTTAGATCACGAGGTAAAGTTCCCAAGAAAGAAATAACATCTTCATTGATTGGGTTTGGTGTTTTCAAATAAACAAACTTAATCTTCTCTCCGTCTTTAATAAGCTGGTGTATGTGTGTAAGTTTCTTCTGTTTAATATAATGATTATAAAGCAACGCTCCCCTCACATGAATCGGTGTTGACTTAGCATAGACAGAGCTGGTTCCTGCATATGTTTTAATTCCATTCACACCACGTGGGAAAGCAATCTCTTCAACAGACATATTATTAAACTCTTCTCGGAAATCCATAACATACTTATGTAGTATAGATTCATCACCAGCAAGAATAACTTTAATAGAGTCTTTTAATTTATCACGAATAACAGCTGGGGTTGAAGATTTAACCATCTCAAGTCCCATGACTTTAATCTTCGGCTCAGCATATTGAACACCCTCAGAGTTATGCACATTCAATATGTAGCGTTTCTTTGCAGTCCAGATACCTTTATCCGCAAGAACTTCACGCTTCATCTGCATCTTCTGCGAATAAGCATTCATCATAGATGCTAGTTCATTATAACATCCATCAATAAATGGTTGAACCTTGTCTTCACAGAAACGATCCATAAAACTAATCGTCTTATCGACAGGATGATCTGGGTAATATGTGTCAACAAGTTTCTCAAATGTGACATAGATAGAATCGGTGTCAACTGCAATAATATAATCAGCATCTTTAGTCTTTAGAACTTTGTTCATAAACGCATTCATCTTGTCATGAATCCAGCGAATAGACAGCTGTCCCGAAGTCGTAATACCTTCAGCCATGCGAATATCAAAGTAGCGAAAATATTGGTTACCCATCGCACCATAAGCGGAGTTCAACGCAATCTTCATAGCCATCTGCAGATTATTCAGACGAGAGATTTCTTTCAGCAAAGATTTCTCTTTGGTCTTCTCATACTCTTGCTGAACTTTCAACATCTGTTTCTTAAACTTGCTTCGGTTAGCATACATTTCTTCCATCAATGCTGGCATAAAACCTTGCTTGCTCTTATCATAGCAAACACCATTAGCAGTCATTGTTAGATCGCGATCGATAAGCATCTGAGTATCAACAGTACCAGCAAGAAGTCGCTCAACATTAGTTTGAACTCTGCCAGGTTTGAGAGTCTCAGGCGAAATGTTATACTGCATAATCAAGTGCGGATATAGCGAGTTCAAGTCAAAAGACACGACCCACTTATGTAGACCAAGCAAAGGATCTTTAACATACGCACCTTCAAACGCAGAGTCTTTCTTATTACCACTGTTAGGTGGGATAACAATGTTCTTATCACGCAAATGATTATAGATGATTGCGTCCCACATACGAACCTGACTGAAGACATCTACGTAATTGATCTTAGCGTTATACGCCATAGTCAATTGAAGTTCAATCAAGCGCATCTTATCTTCTAGTTTGTCAACTAGACGAACGTCATGAATGTTATATTCTACGAACTCATTCCAGTAATTTGTGTAGAAATCTTTGAAGGAATCGCCAGGATTTTCTTTCTTCTTCTCGCCGAGTTCAATGTATGCGATATGATCAAGTTTATATGATTCTTGAGCAGAGTAAGTATATTTGCGATAGAGGTCAAGATAGTCAAGAGAACTGATGCCAGCGATGTCGTAGCTAATTTCTTCAACACCCTTAACAACAATTCTGCGTTCATTGATAAGTCCCCAAGGAGAAATCTTTTTAGCCTGCGCTTCTCCTAGAACATTAATAATTCTGCGGATGAGATAAGGAACGTCAAAGAACTCGATGTTCCAACCAGTGATAACATCAGGTGGACTTAGACGCCAGAAAGAAAGGAACTCCCTCAGTAGATGTTCCTCGCTCTTACACTGAATATATTTAATCTTATGATCAAGACCAAGTACAGGTCCAACACCGAAGGTTGTTATTTCTTTTGTGTTATTATCTTGAACAGTAATTAGAAGAAGTTCTTCATTGGCTGTTTCCATGTTAGGAAAGCCATCTTCAGTTTTAGTTTCAATGTCAATAGAATAGATCTTGATTAGTTCACGATCCCATCTAACTTCACCCTGATGCGTGTCGCTGATATATTGTGCGACATAGTTTGTGTTTCCGTAGATTGGGAAACCTTCAATGTCTTTATATTGATCAATAAAATCTCTGGTGTCTCTGATAGATCCAGGTTTGACTGGATAAACAAGAGTTCCCTCAAGAGTTTTATGTGGTGACTGCTTTTCCTTAGAGGAAGTTACAAACACTGTTGGTTGAAAGTCAACCTTGAAAGAAACAGGGTTGTTACCATCGTACCCACGAACGAGTAGATTATTTCCCTGCATGTAAACATTAGTATAGAAATCCAAATTAAACTCCGTACATAAGCATCATAGCATCATAGGCGCAATCATGAATAGGATTGTGCTTGATTACATTGTGTCGTTTGAATGTTGGGTGA